GACGGTGCCCTCGTCTCCTCCACGAACGGACCCTCACCCTACCCTTGCCCAGAAGTCCACGCAGAAGCCCGACTATGCAACAAACTAACCCCCGGCTCAACAGTCTGGGTCGCACGCGTCCGACACGACGGAACTCTAGGAATGGCTCGCCCGTGCCACACCTGCCAAAAACGCCTCCGCTCGGCCGGCGTCACCAAGGTCATCTACACGATCTCTGACGTAGAACACGGCGTCCTCGACCTCGGGCGCGACATCGAACGCGTCAGGCCCTCACGCGGGGCCCGTTTCAACAGAGCCATGGCCTAGCACGGGCCCCCCATCCACACGGCCCAAACAGGCCCCTAAAAGGGCCCCCTTTCGGGCCCCTAAAATGGGGCCGGGGCCCCGCCCCCTGGAGAGCAACTTGTGTGGGGCCTTTTAGGGCACCTGGGGGCGCTATACCCTTCCGCGCATCTCGAGAACTTTTAGGATCGAAACGGACCTTCTCCTGACTCGCCATAAAGCTTTGTGCCCTTGTTGAGCGACATGATCGGTCGCTTTTTGCTCGTGAAGAAATACTTTTTGTCATGAATTCGCAAAAAATCAATAGGGTCATCAGAGAAAGCATCCGTCGAGCAGTGAAGAGAGAGCTACGCCGTGAATTGAGTCGAATGAGAATCATCGTGGGAACCGCACATGACGAAGAGTTGATCGATGACATTGAAGAATCTCGCGACACAGAGCCGAATCTCATTAGGGATCCCACCGATTCCTGGAGCGACGAAAATTCCTGAAGCCGCTGTTGGCTCTCGAGAATCTCGGGAAAATTTTCGCATCGAAACGGCCGCGGTTCTATGTGTCTCAGATAATTCCAGATATATCGATGAAGTTTCCAGCATCTGATTAATTAAAACATTTTTATGAATGCATCTTGTATGATCGTAGGTGGAATGGTGACATGAAGTTGATTGAAGGCGTCGACTATTACATCGATCATGAGACCGGGAGGCTCGTGTGGACAGAGCGCCGCTTGTTGTTACGAGGATATTGTTGCCATTCCAGGTGTCGACATTGTCCATGGGGGTGTGGGCCCGAAGATGCATTGAACACGTCGAAAAAAGAATCATATAATGATGATTCAGGTAGGAGAGATTAGTGTGATTCCGATAAGTTCCATTGTAGACCAGGGTGTGACGAAGTTTGTCGATGATTTTGTTCGAACTTTTCGAAAAGACCACGAGACAGTTCTCGCAGTGCGAGACGACAGTCGCCATGATCCTCGAGGGCTTCAGGCGATAGTCGATCTACCGATTCCTTGGGCGATGAAGGATCCCCTGTGGAAGATCGCTCCCGTACCGACGGACTTGATCGACCGTAGAGTCGAGATCACCGGGCCGGCCATCGATCCGAAGATGGCGATCAATGCTCTGAACAGCGGGGCGTCTGGGTACATGGTCGACGGAGAAGACTCCTTGTCGCCGACGTGGGAGAACGTGCTGCGCACCCATTCTACATTAACAGGAATTTCTAGACGAACCCTTGAGTTTAACGTCGGAGGAAGCGTGCATCGAATGGCCAAGAAGACCGCGGTCCTTCATTACCGTCCTCGAGGGCTTCATATGTTTGAGAAGCACTGGCTCGTTGATGGGCAGCCTGCCCCTGCGGCTCTCGTCGATGCCGGATTGTTCCTGTATTGGAATGCCGGTGAATTGTTGTCGCGTGGAACGGGGCCATATATGTACCTTCCGAAGCTTGAGACGGAATTTGATGCCAGGTTCTGGTCCAGGGCTTTGAAGTGGGCAGAGACAGCATTGGGGATTCCTGAAAATTCCGTGCGGGTGACGGTGTTGATCGAGACGTTGCCGGCTTTGATTCGAGCAGAGAGCATCCTGTGGTCATTACGTGAGCGCGTGACTGGATTGAACGTTGGTCGATGGGATTACGTGTTGTCGTTGATTCGCAACATGCACGCAGATCATGAGTACGTATTGCCGGATCGATCAGCCATGTCGATGGATGAGTCTCAGTTGGCTGAGTATGCTCGATGGGTTGTGAGAACGGCGCATCGCCGCGGTGCACATGCGATCGGCGGAATGGCCGCCCAAGTTCCGAGCAGGAAAGATCCTGTTGCAGCGCAACGTGCGATCGATGCAGTGAGACGAGACAAATTGCGCGAGGTGGCGGCGGGGCACGATGGCACGTGGGTCGCTCATCCGGATCTTGTGCCTGTTGCGATGGATGTTTTTGATGTTGAGCTCGATGGTGCCCTCGAGCAGAGATGGAGCATCCATGGCTCGACAGAGTTGAATTTGAATTTGATCGTTGTTCCGATGTCAGGGCCTCGAACGGAGAGTGGATTGCGTGACGCCGTGAGGGTGACGTTGGTGTACGTTGATGCATGGTTGAGGGGAAACGGTTGCGTAGCGATGGATGGAAAGATGGAGGACGCTGCGACGGCAGAGATTAGTCGGGCATTGTTGTGGCAGTGGGTGGCTCGAGGGGCATTATTGGATGATGGAACGAGGGTTGACGCAAATCGAGTGATAGGGGTGATACGGGGTGAGGCAGCAGCGCTTGCCGCTGCGGGAACCGAGCCCCGGGTAGAGACGATTGGATTATTAGAGAGATCAATTCTTGTTAAGCGATTGCCTGATCACATTTTGACTTCGGCATACGAAATTTTAGTGAATAAAAATTTTAGATAAATTCTCCGATAATTATCCATCGTAATTTCCGATGGATAAAGACGACACCGTCAAGCCTGGAGATATAGTGATTTTAGATGAGACGAAGCTTCCTGGCGACGTCGAGGCTATTCCTGTTTGGAATTTAATTCACAACAATTTAATTGACCGTAAAGATCCAGCGTACATTCAAGTTGATTATGTCTTTTATAAAGACATCGTTTTAGTTTTATCTCATCCTTTGAAAGATGGATCTGTCAACGTCTTAACTAGTCGAGGAAAGATCGGTATTTCATGGTTCGGTCATTTGCGAAAGTTTTTTTGATAAGTTCATCTGTGATATAATTATTCTTAGGTGATATGAGAAAAACTCCGCACAATATTGGAAGAGGCGGGTTGATTGGCATAGCATTGGCGACTGTTTTGGGTGCCTGTGCTGCCGCCGCGACCCTTTTGGATGCAGAAAAATCAGAGACAAATCTTTATGATTTGACGGATAGTGGCTCTGGAAAATCTTGTGTAGAATCCGTCGCGTCGAAGGTTTCTTCATCACGCCCTGTTGATATTATCTTCGTGATTGACAATTCTGGGTCGATGGTCGAAGAGCTCGATGCGATAAGAAACAATATCAACGATAATTTCGCCAACGTGATGAACGCCGCTGGTTTGGATTATCGCGTGATCATGATTGTAAAACATGGTCCGCCCGGCACGTATTATGGAACGACGTGTATAGAAGCTCCATTAAGCACTATCCCCAAAGGAGGATGCGCGACGATAGGAGATTCGCCGCCCGGGAACAATCCTGGAAAGTTTTATCACTATAGCTATGACGTTCAAAGTAATGATTCTCCTTGCGTTATTTTAGATACGCTGTTTAATGTTAACTATCGTCCAGATGAATATGGACTTGCGCCTGATGGGTGGATCAAATGGTTGAGACCATCTGCGTTTAAGGTATTCATCGAAGTCACTGATGACGCGCCCGGCTGTTGGTGGTATCCTGATCAAAATGATACTTCAAAGAAGAAAATATTGAATGATTTTCAATCTTCTTTAGGCGGTCAAGTTTTTGCGATGGAGTTTGATAAGTTGTTGACGAAGCTAGCTCCTGAGCAATTTGGAATCCAAGAGGACAGAAATTACGTTTTTTATAGCATTACTGGATTGAAAGAAAAGCCTGCTGCAGTTGATGAAGATTTTGGGGCTTTGATCGATCCGAATGGAAAACCTGATGATCCTTTCTACCCTGGAGAAGAGGTTGTTAGTAACATTTGTTCAACAGCTGTTACTGCAGGACATGGTTATCAATCATTGAGTAAACTCACCGGTGGATTGCGTTTCCCTATCTGCCAAGCAGAGAAATTTGACGTAATTTTTGAGAAGATTGCAGAATCTATCGATTCGATAACAACGACGATCTGCACGCTTGAGATTCCCGACGCAGGTGATGAAGGCCTCGTCGATATTTCAACTGTGAAATTAAGAGTTGATGATGTCGGGGTTGATTCAAGTTACTTTACTATCGTAGAAGATGAAAAATCCTGTTCAGGAGCATCAAATGAATATTATATTGATCAAGTAGGTAATTATGTTATTCTATGTCCTGAAACGTGCAAGGCGGTTAAATCAGATTCAGATGACGTAAAGTTAACTGCTGGTTGTTTACCTCACACAAAATGATCTAATGAATTTAAAAGATAAAAAAAATCTCGTTTCAGAGCTTTCATTAAAATCTAGTGAGATTCACGTTTTTGATTTTGATGACACGATCGTGAAGACTGGATCTATGATTCATGTGACGGCTGCAGATGGAGAAAAGTTTTCTTTGACTCCGCGGCAGTATGCCATGTACGCTCCTGATCCTGGAGATTTGTTCGATTTTTCTGATTTTGAAGGATTGATTGATCCTCAACCTGTCAACAACACGTTATTAAAGCTTAAGATGGCAGTTCGTGACGTCGGTGTTCAAAATGTTTTTATATTAACTGCTCGTGGGAATCCTGTTCCGGTGAGAGATTTTTTACTCGATCAAGGTGTACCTAACATAAGAATATTTGCTGTTGGTTCTAGTAATCCTCAAGCTAAAGCTGACGTGATTGAAGATGAAGTTTTATCTCGAAAGATCAAACGAGTTTATTTCTATGACGATTCAGTGAAGAACATAATGGCTGTTCGAGCATTGAGACAAGATTTGCCTAACGTAGAAATTGTTGCTGTAAAAGTTGGATAATCTCGTTTAATAAAAATTGCATTACATTGAGTGCAAAGTTTTTATTTTTAGTTGTAGAGTATGAAACATGTCCTTAGGTATTTGTTGTCATTGGCTTGACGAACGTACGATACAGAGAACAGGCAGAGTTGAAGTGTACAATGCAATGGATGAGCGTACTTTGCAGCTCGGTCGTTACAGAACAGGAAAGTATTCCTCTGAGTTGATCGCTTCTACTTATGAACACAATGTTGAGGCCCTCGTAAAAATGTTGCCTCGGATTGTGAAATCCGGCATCAAATTGTTCAGAATTTCTTCTGCAATGTTTCCATTGGCTGATCAAGTTGATGTTTCATTGTGGAAAGGAAATGAAAATCTCTCGAGAATTCTTGCCCGTGCCGGGCAAATCATCAAGGAAAATGGTTTGCGCGTGACGACGCATCCTGGACAATTTTGTGTGTTGTCTTCTGACTCTGAATCAGTTGTGAAAAAAGCGATAACTGAACTTGAAATTCATGCATGGATGTTCGATACAATGGGTCTTGAAAGTTCTGCAAGATATGCCATCAACATTCATGGTGGAAAATCAGATCGATCAGAACAATTGGCCCGCCGGATCGATGAACTTCCTGACAACATTCGATGCAGATTGACTCTTGAAAATGATGAAACCGCATACTCTGTCGTGGATCTACTTCGGGTGCATCAAATGACGGGCGTGCCTGTCGTGTTCGACACTCATCATCATGTTTTCAATGAAGATTCTTTGTCAATGGAAGAAGCCATGCATGCAACGATGGAAACGTGGCGCAATGGTGTTTTGCCTCTTCAACACATCAGCAACACGGAACCTCATTTGGTGAACGGAAATTTTGTTGATCGAAGAAAACACAGCAATATGATTCATTACGTTCCAGATTGCCAACTGAAATTTCTTCGTGAAAAAATTATTGATGTTGAAGTAGAAGCGAAGCAGAAGAACATCGCTGTCTTTGACATGTCAAAAAAGTTTGATATTCCTTTGTGAATAAAAAATTTTCGTGCAGAGCAAAGAAAAAAGAAAGTTTGATAAAACATTAGAAGGAGGCCGAAAGGCAAAAAACAATATGGGTAAGAACAAGAAGAAGAATAAGAAGAGCGACGTTGAGATGATTGACAATGAAGTTGAAATGTTTGCTGATGTCGGGTATGAGGATGAAAGTCCTGTTCCTTATCCCGAAAAGTTTGATAAGGAAGTTTTGATTTCATTGAATGATGATGAGCTTCACAAGCTTGGTCGATCTCTGGACGATTCTATCTTGAGAGTATCTAAGATGAATCTTAATCCTTATCCATGGGAGATTGAGTTGTGTTATGTCCAACAAGAGATGCAACTTCGTTCAACGAGGCGCGCGGCTCACGCAGATTGGATCAGCAAGCTTCCTCCTGTGGAGATGGAGTGAGATGGAATCAACCACAGTTCAGCAGACAAAGCCATTAAAGTTTAAAAAGTCTTCACTAGGTGAAGATCATAATGGTATGTCAAATTATTTGACATCTTTGAAGAAATATCCTCAACTGTCTCATGAAGACATGATGGAGTTATTCAAACAATATGAGCTTGGAGGTGGTAAAGCAATTAGTGCGAAGAAGAAGCTTGTTGAATCCAATCTTCGATTGGTCGTTTATATTGCAAAACAATACAAGGGATATAACATTCCGCTTGAAGACTTGATTCAAGAGGGAAATCTTGGTTTGATGAAGTCAATCGAAAAGTTTGACTGGACCAAAGGATTTCGTTTCTCTACTTATGCTACTTGGTGGGTGAAGCAAGCCATCGGGCAGTATATTCTAAAACGTAAGAGAATCATCCGTATGTCGGCTCATGCAGTTACCGCGCAGAAAAAAATGGCTGCGGCTGCAGAAGAATACAGGCAGATGATGGGTTGTGATCCGACTGCTGAAGAACTGAAAGAAATGACAGGAACTTCAGACGCGGTATATAATGCAACCACGTTTGCGGGTCGAAACATTATTTCTCTTGATCAACCCATGTCGTCAGAGCCAGGAGGAGATACGCTTGAAGACAAGCTTGTCGACGACAAGAATGTTTCACCATTAGAGAAAATTTCATCTGAGCAATTGATGCTTATTGCAAGATCTGTGTTGGAACAATTGTCTCCAAAAGAAGCTGCAATTTTGAGGCTTCGATTCGGATTGGTTGATGACGTTTTAGAAGACCCTTCATATGATATTACGAACGAAGATGTTGGAATGATTGCATCTGGGTGCGGTTTAAAATGATGATTAAAATCCTTTTAGGATTATCAGTGGCACAAATTATTCTTAATTTTTTGCAATATCTTTCAATTAAAAGATTAGTTTTAGAACTAGAAGAAGATTCTTCAAATGAAGATGAATCAAATCAAAATGAAATGGTTCAAATAGAAAGTAATTTGAACACGAGATTGAGAGAAATTCAAACGACACAATTTTCGCCGCGAGTGTCTAGAATTCCAATTCGTTTGGTAAAACCACAAGGAGATGATTGAAATGATGAGAAAAGGAAAAAAGTTTGAATCTGGATATGCTACAGTCGATGATGGCGTAAATTATAGAGATATTGCCGATACAATGACTGAAATTGGATATACAATGAATCATTCCTCTGCAAGGAACTATGTTTTGCGTGTGATGAAAAAATTTGCAGAAGCCATTGTAGATCAATATGGGATCAAGATGTCAGAAGAAGGATTGGATAGAGTAGCAAAATCTCCAATGTTTCAAAGCGGTATTGCAGAGGTTCTTCAAGACATTGAGTACGCAAGGAAGTTTTGAAATGAAGGCCACAAAATATCAGATTAAATCTCAAATTAGGTTAGAAGACCTTCTTCGTCGAAGAAAGACGAACTTGAATCAATTCATTAAGGATCGAGGAATTACAACGTATGAAGGCCTTGATTCCCTTTGTAAGAGATTAGGCGTTTTGACGCCGAATCAAGATTCTTTTTTTCAGTGCATTGAAAAATACGTTTCTAATCCATCTTCTGGTGTTGTCGTAATTCCTCCGCCTCTTGTAATTCATGAATCGACCGGAGAACCTGAACTTGTAGAAGAAGATTCTTTTGAAGATTTCAAACCTCAAATTTCAGTAACAGATGAAGCTGAAGGCGGGGAAATTTCGGTAGTTTTAAAAGAAGCTGCGATCAACACAAGTAAGCAGTTGACAAAGAAACAAAAGAAACAATTTAAAAAGCAGCAACAAGAAACTAACTGAGTATTAGGAGGGGAAATGAAGAGAGTCATTGTTTATGATGTAGAGCAAAAAAAACCTGAGAGTGCAACAAAACATTCTGAAAAAATTCAAGCGAATAACACGAAGCAGGAATCTTGGGAAAAAGAAAAGCGCATCAGGGCAATGAAAACAATAGAGAATGCTTCAGTTTTAAGTGGAATTGTTAAATCGATTGAAACGCTTAAGTTAAATGATCCCAACGAAGATGGGCAAGTTATTAAAGAAGCAGTAGAGAAAATTTCTTCTATTGTTGAAGAGATGAGAAAAGATTTTAAAAAAGACTATTGGGACTGATTCTTTTCATCTCTCTATTTTGGAAGTAGTCTGACGTTGTCTTCTTTTTTCTCTTCAAGCAATGATTTTAGATCTTCTTCAACAAGATCTGCATGATTTTTTGCGCTAGCTCTAATCCCCCAAAAAGCAACATTGGATTGATATATTTCTTGGTAAGCTACAGATGGTCGTATTAGAAACCCTCTTCCAGACTTAAATTCTTCATATAGCATGGTGTCAACTGGCATTATGCAGCATGAAAAGATTGATAATAGTCTTGCAGCGTGGACAGGATTGACTAGGTAAGCATGGGCTCCATAAGGAACCCAATCAATTTTGTTATATAACTTGTAAGATTCATGTTCTAATTTTGGTCGTTCTTTACTATATGAGCCCAAAGAAATGATGCTCCAATCGGAAGGAGCGTTTAATAAAGCCCACATAACCGCAAGTCTTGGGTTGAAAAGAAACCTGCAATCGTCTTCAATGATTAACCACGCTTTACAATTCATGTATTGTTTATTACTGGTTAACATCATGTATCTGATTGCTGCTGCATGAGAAAGAGAACATGATATCTCTGCGGTTGACATGCTCGTCGCGGGTAAAGAGATGTTCTCTACTGCATGAAGTTTTACGTGATGTATGTTCCACGCAGATAAATGTGTGATTAAATCTTCATATCGAGCTTGATCTTTTTCAAGATTGATGATAACCGCCGGCGGGACTAGAAAGTTTCCCTCGCGCAGAGGAGAAGTAGCCTCGAGCATATTACGCTCTAAATTTTTTAATTCTGACATGTCTTTGTTGAATATACGTTTCGATTAAAATATTGTTAATTTTCATTTGTTCTTAGTGCAAGTTTGTCATTGCTTGTGGTAGATTATATCCATGCAAACAGTCATCGACATTTTGGAGAGGCTTGAGTCCGACAACTCTCGTTTGTTCAAGGAAGAACTTCTCGAATCGCAAGTTGACAACGGTCTTCTTAAGAGAGTTTTTGTCGCCGTAGGAGATCCGTACCTTAACTTCTACGTGAACAAATTCAAGATGCCTTCCGCGGAAGGCATGGGTCACGATGACATGGTATTGCAACAATTCCTTGATGAAGTCTACGAAAATCTGCCGACGCGAAAGAAAACAGGCAACTCCGCTAAAGAATTCGTAGAATATCTTTTTAAGGGTATGACGCATCTGCAACAGAAGTGGTGTCAGCGAATCCTTCTCAAAAACCTTCGTTGCGGTGTACAGGCAACGACAGTCAACAAGATTTGGCCGGGAGCAATTACGGGATTTTCTGTTCAGCTCGCCGAATCTTTGAAAACTCATTATGAAAACGGAAGCGGAATCATCATAGATGATGATGTCAGCTATCCTATCAGAATTGAACCAAAGCTCGATGGTCTAAGATGCGTTGCGGTGAAACACAACGGTGAAGTGACGATGTTCACGAGGAATGGCACTGTTCTAGAGACCTTACCTCGGATCAAGTTGCTGCTCGAGTCGGCTCCTTGGGATAACTTCGTCCTCGATGGCGAAATCATGGGTGCAGACTGGAACGAGTCTGCGTCGGTCGTCATGTCGCACAAGAAAAATAAGGATGATTCTAACATGATCTTTCACGTCTTCGATGCCATGTGTTTTGAAGACTGGCGTGACCAAGAGAATTTCCTTCCCTTGAAAGATCGAGTAGAACTTGTTCAAGAGTTGGTGTCTCAGGTTTCAAGTTCTTCCATTGTTCAAGTTCAAGGTAGAACTGTTAATGATCAGGAAGAGCTTCTTGCAATGTATCTTCGTGACACTGACGACGGGTATGAAGGTGTCATGATCAAGGATCTAGATGCTCATTATGTCTTTAAGAGGACTTCGAATATTCGGAAAATGAAACCAGTGGCGACATATGAAGGAGTTATCGTGGGTCATTATGAAGGGCGTCGAGGTTCGAAACGAGAGGGGTTATGGGGCGGGTTCGATGTTGTTCTACCAAATGGTGTGACGACCCGCGTTGGGAGCGGTTTCACAGACAAGCTGAAGGCAGAGATCAACTTGAATCCTGATTCATGGATCGGTAAGATTGTTGAAATGGAAGGCCAACCTGATCCGCTGACTGGTGATGGTCTGACGAAAGACGGAAAGGTTCGATTTCCTGTTTATATTCGTGAAAGAGATCCAAGAGATGTTGACCTCCGTGTCGTCGAAAGTTTCGAAAAATTAAAGAACCAATGAATTGTAATATTTTGTAAATTTGCAGTACAAATTGCTTGATCATGTATATTTTATGATCGAGTAATCTTAGTGATTACATTTGGTTACATTAACGGAGAAAAAAAATGAAAAATTTTGCATTACTTTTAGTTGCCGCTTGTTTCGTTGCTGGATGCCCTGGAAAAGATCCTGTCGCAGCTGACGCATCAGCTTCCGCCGTCGTGACAGCATCAGCAGCACCTTCAACTGTTCCATCAGCAGTAGAGACAGCTGCACCTGCAGTTTCAGCATCAGCAGCAGTTGAAGCAGCACCTGCAAAGAAGTGAAAACTAATTAATCACAAATTAGGTCCTGTGGTTTAAAGGAACACCTTGTGTATCAAGGAGGAATAAGCTTCGATGCTTATCAGGACCACCATGAAGAGATTTCAATATTAAGATCTTACAATTTTACCATTCTCTTCTTCAATTACGTCGTTTTCATTCAATTTATATTTTAAGTAAATTCGTAACGTCGTGTTTTCAAGACTCAATTTTGCAATTTGAGTTTGAAGACTTAGCGTTTGAATTACGTTTTTTTGTGAAGTAATTACTTTCAAATCTTCTTTTGAAATGTATTCTTCAATTACATTTCTATTTAAAATAGAATTATCTTCATCGTTTTTTTCTATTGGTTTCATACGATTTTAATCGTAATTTATTTTTTGTATTGTCAGTAGTAAATTTGTTAACTCTCAACAAACTATAAACTTTATCTTCAACGTTCCATTCAACGCGTTCGTTGCGTGAGAATTATAAATTCTGATGTTGAATGAACCATTAGTAATAGAATCTACGTAAATTAAAGGGACTCCGTTCGTATCATATGTTCCGCTATAATCACCCATCGATGCAATTACAGCAGACGAAGATCTAACAGCACTGTTGGTTACAGTAAATGATGATGATGAACCTGCTGTAATTGTTGCAGATACAGTCGTAATAACACCTGAAGTTGAGTTTATAGTAACTCCATTCGTAATGCCTGTTTGTTGCGTAATAGATGCTTGTCCGAGGTTAGCAGAGCTGCCTTGAGCTATCGTGAAGTTACCTGTGTTCAAGGAACCACTTATGAATACATCACCACCAAAGATAGACTTTTTAGCTGATGTTCCCGAAACTCCAATCGTTCCGCTGACATACATGCTGGTTTCATTTGGCAACGATGAGACGCCGATTACGACCGAAGACGTAGTGTAAGTATAATAATTTAGTGGACCAGTTGTCGTAGTTTGATAAGTCACCAACACGAAACCATTACCGCCGCCTGCAACAAAATTGCTTCCAGTGCCGACTCCTGTCACGTAATATATGCTATTTGTTTGAGCAGGCAAAGTAGGAGAACCGCTCAATCCGTCAGATCCTGTTTGTAAAGATCCACCAGAGACTTTAGAAGGATGATAATAACCTGAACCTCCACCGCCTCCTGAACCGTCAGAAGCCCCTCCACCGCCGCCAAAGTATCCTGAGCCACCGCCTCCACCATCATTAGTGCCTGACGTTGTATTATCATCTTGTCCTGTTCCACCTGCATTACCACCTGTTAATGCACTTCCTGCCCTGGGAGGAGATGTATCACCATTTCCGGCAGTTCCGCCGGCTAATTGAGTACCTCCTTGTCCTGGGTTACCGCCGTTACCTCCCGTGTTGCCAGTGGACCCCCCGCCGCCTCCGCCACCTTTATATCCTGTACCGCCGCCGCCGCCACCAGCGATTAATAACGCATTTACTTGTTGAGGAGTGCTACTACCGCTAAAAATGCCTGAATAACCGCCACCACCACCACCTGATGCATCTCCGCGAGTTCCAAATCCTGCATTTGGCCATCCTCCCAGACCACCGTTACCTGCAGTTGATGCGGCATCGCTTCCGCCTCCACCGACAACGATATACAAAGTATCACCTGGTGTGACAGATATTGAACCAGATGCAAAACCGCCTGCACCACCTCTGAAACTAGAATACCCACCCGTTCCGCCGCCGGCGGCCCAAACGTATGCATTTACGCTAGTAACGCCAGCTGGTACTGTGAAGCTTTGTACTGTTCCACTGATATAAGAGAAAGATGTAGAAGCAGCAGTTATAATGTCTGAGCCTTGGCTGCTTGATAGAGTCCAACCCGTGTTAACTGTCGCTCCACCTGATGCCGTAGAAGAAATTGTCACAGCCCCATTCGACGCGGAGGTAATTGTTACGTTCGATCCAGCAATGAGGTATGAAGTTCCATCAGTTAGTCGAGTAAGAGAACCTGACAGTCCATTCAACGCATGAATGGTACCTGATGCTATTAAGTCACCACCGAAGGTAGAAACTTTTCCTGTTGCAGTTCCTTTATCACCTATAGTACCTGAAACATAGAAGCTAGTATCTGCTCCGACGTTTACATTAAAGAAAGAAGAACCAATTCTTACACCGGACGGCGACAACAATCTAACGAGGTTATTCTCATTGATATCAATACCCCCACCATTTGCAGATATGTTTAAGAATGTCTTTGCATCGAGGTAAGTGACAACGCCCGGGATTGATGCAACTTCAAGTCCGTTATTTCCAACCTTTAATGTGCCTGAAACTACGAGGTTTCCACCGAAGACCGAGTCATTGATACCGGTTGCTCCTAGGCTACCCCTAGAACCTGAAACAAAGAAGAAAACGTTTGAGCCCACGTCGGTCGGGGCATCAATGCTGTTGTCTGTTCCTCTGAAGGCAGCTGATCCTGTAGTAAAAATTGCACCATTGGTTGTGCTATCAAAGAAGTCGTCAATAGCGGATATATTTGCGCTAATCGTAACAGCCCCGTTTGATGCAGAAGTTATTGCAACGTTGTTACCAGCGATGAGGTAAGAAGTTCCGTCAGTCAGCTTGGTGAGAGATCCACTCAGGCCGGCACTATGCTTAGTGACACCGGTAAACATCGTACCGCTGACGGTAGCAACAACAGAGTCATTAATGTTGAGTGTTACGTCACCTGATGTTCCCCCACCTGACAAACCAGTTCCAGCAGTGACGGCGGTGATGTCGCCTGCTCCGCCGGCAGCTAATAAATCGGTTCCTACACCGGCAGAACATGCTGTTAAATCGATGTACGCTCCTCTGGCCGTTCCACCTTGCTCAAAGATTCGAAGTTTATTTCGATAGGAGTCAATTGTGATACCAACGCCAACAAGCGTTGTGTTCGTTACTGCTTTTGCTAATAATATTTCGCCGCCTTCATCACCTGAAGAGTTGTCGGACCTAAGTTTGCTGCCTGCTGCAATATCTACCCCTGCCGCAGTGGAAACTTCTCCTGTGAATCTAGAACCGCTGATTGTAGCGACAACAGAATCATTAATTGATAATGTAACGTCTCCCGAAGAACCCCCTCCGGTCAAGCCAGTGCCAGCTGTAACTGAAGTTATATCGCCAGCTTGACCGCTGATCGTCACCGCGCCATTGGATGCGGATGTTATCGTTATGTTGCTTCCCGCTATCAGATACGAAGTTCCGTCAGTTAACTTGGTAAGCGAACCGCTTAATCCTGCATTATGTTTAGTTATTCCAGTAAACGTTGTCCCACTAACTGTTGCAACGACTCCATCATTGATTGCTAAAGTTACAGCCCCTGATGTTCCTCCACCGGTTAATCCTGTTCCAGCAGTGACAGATGTTATGTCTCCAACTGTTCCATCATTAGTAATTGTGATAGCACCGGATGAACCTGTTACGATAGAGATACCACTTCCTGCGATGAGGTATGAAGTTCCGTCGGATAGCTTTGTATGAGAACCTGAAAGCCCTTGAGAGAACTTGGTCTGCCCAGAAACCGTATTTGTTCCAGATGAGTTACCGATGTTTAATGCCGTTGATGCTCCACCTGCAAAATTCACAGTCGTTGCACCGGTGTTAAAAAGAGTAGCAGAAGCACCTGATGTTGAAACTAACCCGCTATCTCCTATTGAAACATCGCCTATCGTAAGGATGTTTGTAGTTTTGTTGTATGTAAATTCTGCATCACCACCAAAGGTCGATCCACCATCGTTAAACTGAACGTACGTGTCTAAGCCTCCCGGAGTTGTGGTGCCTGCGCCGCCACCGCCACCAGCACTAACGATGTTACGAAATAAACCGCCTTGAACAAATCTTGCTTGTGCTGTGTTTGAAAGATCAGTGGCATTTCCTTTTACAGCAACAACTCCGACGAATATTGCTGAAGTCCTTGTGTTGTCTCCTTCAGTAAACGTCTCTGATGATATCCCAGTTTCTGCAGCATCTAAGGTATTATATGTTTGATTTCCATAATATACGTAAAGTGCTCTATCAACAGAATTAGGGAACCAGTAGACCCTTTGGTTAGTATATTGTCCTGCAGCAACAGCTGCTAGAGTGCCGTTGTTATTATACTGTGATGGGTCTATGACAGTATATCCTGCACCGGCAACTCCGATGTCGATGCGGTATGTCGAACCGCTGACATATTCTCTATAGATCTTTGATGTTGTTACAGCAGAATCAGACGTGGAAGAAACATAGTTTGGATCATCAGGATCCGTTCTGTAGTTTCTACCTTCGGCATATGAATCACCGGATGTCTTTGTCAGACCCAATGTCGATCCGCTGTGTGTCAGTGTGTGGCCGGAAATTTTTAAAGGACCGAATGCCCTTATGAAGTGACCATACTGTTGGGAAACTCCATATGATGTGACTGGATTTGTTACCGCTGCGTTGGTGATAGAACCAGACTGATGCAGAATTCTTCCTATGGATAGGTAATCTAGATAATCTCCATTTGAAAAAGGAGTGGTTCTTTGTATCAATCCGCCCGAAGGATTGATTCCAATATATGTTATCTGCGAAGATGTTACGTAAGTCAATGACTGACTGACATATGTCGGCCAATTAACGAATGCAACCGTTGGATATGGATCCGAGGTTGTCGTAGCGTTTTGAGACACAATCAGGCCAGAACCTGATGTTAGTGAGAATGTTGTCGATCCAGCGGCCGTAGATAAAACTCCACCGTGAAGAAGGCCAGTAGACAACGTGGATTCCAACCAACGAAGACGTGTCGTGTTGGTGTAACCAGTTCCAGGTTCATACTGAGTAAAATACAAGTCGTTGGTAGAACCGGAGGTGTAGATGTATGAAGCAGAGACATCAGTAGGAATTCTAAGATTACCCACCGGTTTCATCTGGATGTAATCGGAAACTCCGAATGCACCGGAGATGAATGTATCTCCCTTAAGGATTATTGATGGGTTATTTGCTCCTGTAGAGGTATTGCTACCTGAGACGAAGAATGTTACCGTTGGGTTTGGAAAGTCAGGAAAGGAAGAACCAGGGTTGTTTGCGAATATTACACTTCCGGTTATTCCTATCTTTGAAGAATTACTCGCAGACCCAGAAATATTATTTGCAATTAACGCCATGGTTCTTCCTTCCTGTTTCTTTTGATTTAAATAACTGTCATCAGAACTTTAGAGTTGGTGATTCATCAAGTTCTGGCACTGCTTCGAGAAGGAACTTATAACGTTTACCTGTTTTATTGAATCGAATCGTTAACATGTCCTCTTCTTCAATCAAGGTATAGTCACCGCGGTCGTTTTTGAGATGTAAGTCGCCTGTATATACGTTAGCCCAACGTTGAGTTGCTGAACCTAGATCTACTGAGTTATCAACAAGCGGAAGAACGCTGGTATCAACTCTTGCAGTAAAAGACACTGTGTCCGTAGTTGCGTTTCCAAGATCAACGTCTCCGTTGAAAGTAGCAGTGCTGCTAACGCCCAACGTTGTGGTTTGAGTTCCGCCGTTTAAGAGTGCTGATCCAGCTATCGTGAGGGTCGATGAACCTGTGATGCTTTGTGTGACGTTTAGCGTACCTGTTGTAGAAACGTTGCCAGTCGTATCGGCGACCTGGAATACACCTGAATCAGCAATTATTCCACCATTGAGAAGTGCTGCACCGGCGATGGTAAGAGTTGATGAACCTGTGATGCTTTGTAATACTTGCAAAGTACCGATTGTCAAAATGTTACCAGTTGCATCTGCAACTGTGAATGCGTTAGTATCAACAGCTATGCCGCCATTTGCATTCAATAAACCTGCAACCGTTAAAGCGTCTGTAGTTTTATTATATGTTAAACCTGAGTCGCCTCCGAAAGTTGAACCTCCATCATTAAATTGAACTTGAGTGTCTGTTCCTCCTGGAGTTCCGCTGCCGCTAGTTGACGATATTGTAATTGCACCATTTGAAGCTGATGTGATGGTGACGTTGCTTCCAGCGATAAGATAAGAAGTTCCATCCATTAATTTTGTTAAAGAACCTGAGAAACCCAAGCTTGCTGAAACTATGTTACCTTGAATGTTATTTGCATGCAAATTAGAATAGTTTGAAATTGTCAAGCTTCCCGTTGCGCTTGAAGTCGTTGTGGCGAACGCAAACTCAGAGTTTGTGTTGTCCCATTTTGACATGACATTAACTCCGCCAGTTGCAAGACCACCAATCCACCCACGATCGCCATTGGTTTGTTGAATGGTACCTGAAGCGAAGCCTAGCCCGATGACAGAATCTTTAACTTCAAGATTTGTAGTGTTGACGGTCGTCATTGCACCATTGACTGTAACGTCACCAGTAACAGTTAGATTACCTCCAACTGTTGCATTTCCTGTCACACCGACTGATGCTAATGTCGTGGCTCCTTGAACGCCTAATGTACCCCCGACGGTTGTATTACCTGATGCGGCGGTAACTGAGAATGTTGGGGTCCCGGTTGCACCTTTAACTGTTACGCTTCCTGAAGATACAAGCGTAGATTTAAAAAGGCTCGCTTCATCAACTAAAAAGTTAATCCCAGAATCTAAAGATGGGAATGTTGCCGCAGGTTTTGAAGCGATAACGACAGAACCTGTGATGCCTATTGCAGAATTTGATAATGCACTACCTGATATGTGTCCAACTAAAGCCATGAATATTTACTCCCGTTATGGTTAATGTAAATATTCAATAGAGAATTAATCCAGCGGTTGAAGCATCATTTTGTACTTTTTACCTGTGATATTGTTTACAACGCACAGATAATCTTTTTCTTCTACGATGGTCCAATCCCCTCTTTCATTTCGAAGATGAAGATCTCCCGTGTAAATGTGTGCCCAACGTTTGTCTGGGGTTCCTAACGTATACGTTGAATCTAAATCGGGGGTTATACTTCCTTGTATTCCAAACGAGCCTGTTAAAGATAATGTATTGGTTGAAGAATTAAAATTAAGATTTGCTGAGGCCCCGAAAGATCCGCCGTTATTAAATTGTATTTGTTGATCACTTCCAGCAGGAGTTCCTGAACCTCCAGTTGATGAAATTGTTACTGCACCATTTGAAGCTGATGTGATGGTAACATTGCTTCCAGCGATAAGATAAGACGTGCCATCGACAAGTTTCGTAAGAGAACCGCTCAATCCGTCGTTGAAAACAGCCGCACCATTTGCGATAATTTTCCCAGTACCAGCATTTAATGTAAGAGATGATGCGCCTGTTGTCTGACCCAATGTTACTGTCTGCGCAGTCGAAGCTACACCCGCAAGGTTGATTATCGTGTCTGTAAATTGGGCAATTTGATTGTCATTGTTGCTTATTATTACTGAGGTACCCGTAGGAGCATTTAAACTTGTTGTGCCTCCTGCCGATTGATAAAGCGCGTAGTTACCTGAATTTCCAGCGCCGACGTGCGAGAGAGAAGAATTACCAAACATCGCAGCATTTGTCCACCACGGATGAGTACCGACTGCAGCTTTTCCTAAGAAAGAATCTGGGCTTGCGGCACTTCCACCGGCCGCTATTAAAATTCCCGTAAATGTTGAACCAGTTATCGTAGCGACAACAGAATCATTTATAGCTAACGTGTAATTTCCGTTTGCTCCACTATCTGTGGCTTTTAATCCTGTGCTCGGAATAAATACTCTTTCATTAGGTAATGAAGAAGTTAAAGCTAGAACTAGATAAGAAGCTCTTTCATCGGCGCCTCCTGCCCCACCTCCGCCCCCTGAAGCATAAACCGGTTGCTGTCTGAAGAATGAATATGTTTTTCTTAATCTGTTTTTATCGTCGGCCATTTTTATGACAGCTCATGAGATTGTATTACGTATTGAGTAAAATTATATACTACTGAGTAAAATTATTTAGCTTAAAGCATTAATCATCCGTTTTTGTGTCAACATAATAGAAAAAAGCATATTTATATTCATTAGAAATGAACGCTGTCAAGCATTATTGGGGTATGCTTGTTAAACATCAACAAGATGATCCTGATTACCTAAAAAATATTTTTCAAAAAGAATTTAATGGTAAAATAGTAGGATTTAATAAAAAAAATAGGGTTGAGTTTCTTTCAAATTTTTATCCTTCTACCATATCTTTTGAGAACGATTTATATCCCACGGTAGAGCATGCGTATCAATCTTCTAAAACGACAAATCAACAATCAAGGTTGTTGATTAAAAAAGCTAAAACTCCTTATGATGCAAAAAAGCTTGGTAGATCTCTAGTTTTGCATGAAAAGTGGAATGATATGAAAATTGATATCATGAGAAGCTTAATACGAGAAAAATTTAAAAATCCGTTTTTAAGGCATTTATTGTCATTGACAAATGATAACCAGCTTATTAACGAAAACAAATGGAATGATAAGTTTTGGGGTATGACGAATGGCGTTGGAGAAAATTGGCTAGGTAAAATCTTAGAGGAGGTGAGAAAAGAAATTATTGTTGAAGATTCTTTAGATTTTTAATAGAGAGGAACGGATATGTCTTCATTAAAGCAAGCCATAGTAATTAGAAAAGATTTAAATTTTAATAAAAGACAAGTTGCGCAACAAGTTGCAAAAGCTTCATTAAAATTCATTATAGAAAATAATGAAGCAGAAAGAGGAGGAAAACTTGTCGTTAGTTTGTCCAATGATGAGGTTGCATGGTTAACAGGTTCATTTTCGCAGGACATACTAGGGGTAAAAAATAAAGATCAATTGGACGATATTATGTTCCGCGCCCAAATTCTTGGCATTGAAGCATATCCTGTTTTTACAAAAGGAGAAGATGAGACAGAAACTTCTTGTATAGCATTAGGACCAGATGAGTCTGGTGTCATAAATAAGCTTATTCATGGATTAAAACCATTTTAAATTTAAACTGTTAAACAGTTATAGATTATAAAAAATACATAAATGAAAAAGTGTAAGATAACGCTGGAACCTCGAGCTAAGCAAAAATGTTTTTATTTAGCTCCAAACGCTGAAATGTTATATTTGGTTTCTGCTGTTTCTACAAATAAAACGTTGATAAAAAATTTAAGGTCTAATCCAGACATAGAAGTAATTTCATTAGAACATGATCAATGGATAGAAGCAGAATGGAATGGATGCCAAAATATTAGAGACGATTTTGAAACAGTAAGAATGAATTTTGTCAGGTTAATAAGAGTTGCAAAATTAACTTCAGGAAAAGATTCTGATGCTTTAATTTCACTTCACTTTGGATGGATTTTGGGAAATCATTTGAAATTTAATAACCACAAAAAAAGTGGTATGAAAGTCACATTGTTGTCCAAAGACGATGAGCAATATAATTTTTCTGAATTATTTCAAGACAATGACACGCATGAAGAAATAACCAAAAAACTAAAAATAGAAAATTTGTGTTAAAATTTTTTATTTATTATTGAAGATTATTCTATTTTCTATTGATTTTTTTATACTATCAATCCGTAATTCCTAAGAGCTGTATAAAGATTTGCTAACGTGTCACTCGCAACTGATTGTTTAGCAACTGGTGCAGTTCCAAAAAAACCTATTCCTGTCGAATCAGTCTCTATTCTAGTTGACGTTGACATGGGACCAACATACTGTAATTGAATCGAATCGGTCGAATTTAATTCGATATCCCCCGTTCCTGATTGTATAACGACTGATGAGGCTCCATTAGTATTGCCTATTGTAATTACTGATTTTCCTGTTCCTGCAGGTGAACCGGAACCAATATTTATCGTCTGCGTATTTCCTGTCGACGTATTTGCGTTACCAATGTTTATCGTATTTGAAACTGTAGACTGTCCTAAAGTTATTGTTCCTGCACCTGATGCACTCCCCATTGTGTAAGACGTACTCGTAGAGCCGGAAAAAATCATGTCACTTTTGGATTCTAATAACATTCCTGCTGATCCTGCAAAAACATGCGTGTATGAGCTTCCTGACAAACTTCCAAGAGCAGTTAAACATGTGTCAGGGGTCGTACCTATTCTGACGCTATGAACCCCTCCTGGATCAACTACGGCTCCTTCGCTGATTATTCTAACTTCGTGTCCGGTCGACGAAGTTCCATCACAAACTGCTACATAGTTACCAGTCAAAACAGCTTTTGCTCCGATGTAAATGCTCTGCTTGTAGGCTGATGAAATATCAATGTTCGAACCAATCATGATTCTTCTAGCAGAGTTTGTGCAACCTATTCTAATGTCGCCAGTTCCGGAATTAAGAAACAGTTCAGAAGCTCCTGTTCCACTTCCTAATGTTACATATTGAGTCGCGGTACCTGTGGCAATATTACAAGTCCTTTGAGATGCAGTTGTAGCAATTTCAAGAGCCCCTGTCCCACAATCTATTTGCATGCTAGAGGTTCCGGTAGAACTACCTAATGTGACGTTTGTTTGCATCGAGGGTGTGGATCCAATTTTTACTAGCCTTGTTCCTGCAAACGCTCCTGTGGTTCCTATTTGAATGTAACCAGTTCCGGATTCAATGTTGATATTTTCGCTTCCGCTTCGTATATTGACCTCAGAACTATTAGAACTGCTGCCAATATTAACAACCTGTGTCGCAGCGCCTGTTCCTAAGTTGACTGTTCTTGCAGCAGCAGTAGTACCCATATTGAGAGTTGAGGCGCCATTCGACAAATTAAATGTTGATGATGTCGTTGTTATGTCGCCACCATTGACTGCAATGTCGCCATCAAACGTTGTTGTTACAGACGAACCAACAAAAGTCGTCGTTCCGTTTGCTGTAATTGTATCTGCAGATGAATCTCCAAGCGTCACATTGCCATCAACCGTCAGTGCGTTGTTGATTGAGGTTGTTCCAGTTGCTGCTCCTATTTCTATCGTGGTCGCTGCTCCACCAATATTAAGAGTAGTCACTGTAGAATTTAAGAGATTAAATGTAGTTGCCGTAGAAGTAATCTTGTTCGTTGAAGAAGCAGCAGTACCATTGACAGCTAAACTGCCAGCTACCGTAGTGGTATCTGTTGCTGCATTACCCAGCGTCGAATTACCATCAACCGTCAGTGCGTTATTGATTGAGGTTGTTCCAGTCACTGCTCCTATTTCTATTGTGGTCGCTGCGCCGCCTACGTTAAGGGCAGTCACTGTAGAATTTAAGAGATTAAATGTAGTTGCTGTAGAAGTAATATCTCCGCCATCTACCTCAAGATTTCCAGGAGTTGTTATGTCATCTGAATCGCTAATCAATACTCCTGAATTTTGTATTAATTTTCCTGTAGTTAAATCAAATCTAACAATCGCATTATCAGTAGACGATGAAGGGCCTACAACATCTCCGCTTCCGCCTCCACCGCCGATGGCTGAAATTGTTACAGTTGATCCAGCACCTCCATCTGAAATAGAAATTCCTGATCCGGCCGTCAATACTCTTTCATTTGTTAAAGTACCATTTATACCTAAAACAACGTAAGATGCATCTGCCGGGGCTCCTCCGCCACCACCGCTGATCGATGAAGTAGAAACTGAGAACCATGATGTTCCATTCCAAGATAATTGAATACACCCGTAATTTATTGAAATAGATTGATAGTTTGATCCGTCTATCGTCCCACCATTTGAGCCATATATCCTTATGGGATATGTTCCTGATGTACCAGAAAAATCTTTAACAATTACTAATTGTCCGACACGAGGACTTTTTGGTAATGTTATTGAAACATAACCTGATGGTGGTGCAGATGTATTTGATATGTTGGCAATTGTTATATGTTCATCAACTGTAGAAGACCATGAATTTCCAGCATTAACGAAATAATCTTTTTCAGATAAAGACACTTTACCTTTTAGTACAAAATCAGCTGGTTGTGAATTTAATCCAACTTGAAAAGCTTTAGGTGACACGACAAGTTGAACATCATTAGTTGTATTATCACGAACAAATAAGAGCGTTGATTCGTCAACTTGCTGTTGTGTTTTTCCTGTCGCCATGATTATATTGTTACATTTCCATCTCCATCTACAGAGATGCTAATAAGAGTTAAATTTGAAGTAGAGGATCCTTGAGTAATTGGATCAACATTTCTTTGTTCTAAATCAAAATATGGTAGAGATGAAGTTGCATATTCACTCAAATTTTGAGATAAAGTGTTTTCAGGAGGTGTACGGACGTTGTTTTTATCAAAAAACTTAACTGTAACCGGTGCATCATTTGTGTCATTTTCTGATACGATTGTTTTTGTCACGTCATCATAAAGAAATTTAGTATACAAACGCTGCTCTAGCATGTCCCTGTATTGACCGTACCTACCTTGCCTATAATAAGCCGAACTGTAATCAGCCAATCCACTATGCAATCCGTATTTCCATCCTCTGATTACTGGACCTATCACGAAGAAGCTGCCTGTTATTGCTTGATATCCGATTGCAAGTTTAGGGATTTTTTTTTCTCGAAATTCTACTAAATTGTTCGTTCCTCTAGATAAAAATCCCGTAGGGCTGTTAGAATCTTGAATTTGTCGATCAAAAAAAACAGACTTTGCGTCTCCAAACCCGAATAAAACTTTTATCAAATCTTGATTTCCAGCAGAACCAGTTTCAAAAGTTCCGGATTTTGTAGAACAATCTGAAAAAACGTAATGATACCATGTAGCGTTTGAAACAGTAATAGCATTTAACTCATGTCTATTAACTTTGGAAGTTCCAAAAAAGCCGACGTAGAGACCAGCTTTTTTTACTCTTGTTCTATTTGTAGTCGATGCATTTGGGGTAGTAAAATTAAGTACATTTAAAACTTCTAAGTTGTTAAAATATATTGTTTTTAATCTTTGCACTTGAGAATATCTAGGTTCAAAAGGATATGATTTTGTCCAATGTCTGTCTATTCCTACGTTTAGATATGATCCTACGTTCGAACCACTCGTAACGTACCCATCCAACATAATAATGGCATTTTTAACGTAATTTATTCCATTTGGCGACCCACCTCCAGGTCCATCATTTCTAAAAGGAGAAAAAATGTCTGCACCATTTTGTTTAAAACATGCTAATGGATTTGGGACAAGAGTATCAAATATTCTTTCATCGAAACAAATATGCTTTGCTGCCCTACAATTTCCTGCTTTTTCTTTATAGGGTTGTAACGAATAAGACGTAGAATCATATGAATCGAATATTGTGGATCCTGGTGTTGGCGCTTGATTACTATTGATTAATCCGTAAACAACACCTCTATTTCCTGGCTTCAATACTTTATTGCTATATCTGTCTTTTTCTTCAGTCAGCATTTTACCCATTACGACTTGGTCATAAGTTCCTGAAGTGTATGTTTCTTTATATTCAACTTCATATTGATCTAGAACAGTTATCATGTGTTTGTACCCCCAATAACAACTTCATGAATTGCATCAGAAGATAAAGGTTGATTTAAGGTATCGTGAAATTCTCTTCCATTTGCGACGAGGCTGCCATATAAAGTGATATTAATGCTTCCTGTTGTTAATTTAATGTCATGTTGAATTTGATTCATCGTAAAAGGGCTAAGAGCTTCTGTGGATAAGAAAAATGGTCTTGACTTTGAAATTGAAAGAATTAATCTATCATTCGGAAGCAACAAATATGGTGAAGGAGTGTTGTTTTGCTTTTGAGCTACAGAAATGGCTATGGCAGCCTGCGCTCCTCCGCCACCGGCTCCTAATTCTGGTATTGCTTCCGTGACAAGATCTTTTGGAGATTCTGAAATTGGTCCAGTTGTCATGTGATCTAATTTTACAATAGAATCTCTGTATAAATAGAAAGGATTTTCATATTCATTTGTTTTCCTTGAAGTCGTATATTCTTTTCCTAATACAGACCTTCCAGATGGCTCAAATCCAGACATGGAACGTCCCATGTTATTCACATTCGTCAAAATTGTTTCTCTGCTTCCATACCCAATAGTATTAGAACTTGTAAAACCTGGAATGCTATTAAAAGGTAGAGCTTCACCGCTCCCGGGTAATTTAAGTTTTTGAGAATTAAACAAGATTTCTAATGACCCGGTCGCGTAATCATAGTATGAAACTCTGTCTTGATCTATGAAAAAAGTATCTCTTATCAAGACACCATTTGAAATAGACGCTTGACATTTAAATTTTGCACTTCCAGTAAAGAAATAATTACTTCCGCTGATTATCCCTGAGGGAGTTGCATATGCTAAAAATCCTCTTGGGACTATTTGATAAACATCACCAGTTACTATAGGATAGTCATAATGCGAAGTTCCATAAACTGGTTGGAAATAAGCTATTTTTGCAGAATTATCCTCTTGGTGAGTTACTACACCACTAAGAATTAGATCTCTAACATACTTGTTTGGACCAACCTTTATTTGATTGAATAGTCCGAATGTTAAACCTGGTCCTCCGATATCAAATGTAACTCCATCTCCTGCAGATGCGTTCAAAGGTTTTGGAGAATTAAGCGCAGTAGGCATAACACACTGCGTTCTATCATAGAACCATCCCGGTCCTGCTTCGATCGGTATTTCAATAACAGCTTTTTCTAATAAGAAAGGTTGATTGATAGGTATCGTTATGCTTTCATCATCATTCGCATTATATTCTTGATTTAATGTTATACTTTTTTCAAACTTAGTTGTTAGAAGTTGAATTTCAGATTCTCTATTAAAATAATTATTAAAATATGCATTTGTTGAAAATGGAAACGTTGAACGGTCTGAAGATCCAGAGGCTATATTAAATCCAATTGCATTAAACCCTCTATCAACTTCCATCAACCTTCCGCTTGGAGAAGCTCCTGGATCCATAAAGGGTTCTGCTATATCAAATTTCCCACCAGCAAATGAAGCTGTTGGATATTGCCATCTTCCCGTTCTTTTATTAAAGTAATAAATACTTGATGAAGCACCAAACATTGTGGTTTTGTGATCAACTCTATAAGATAATCTAATTTGAGTTTTTGATCTTAAAGGTTGTGAAAATCCTTCCCCTACATCTTTGATGCTGGATCCTGTCATGAAGAAGCTATCCGCTGTCGCTGTGGGATCATTTTCAAACAACTTGTATTCTGAAAATGGAGCTATGTATTTCTTTTCATTATCTTCTAGATATTCTTGAACGTTAGAAGAGATTACGCTGCCTGTCAAAACAAAATCTTCTAAAAATAAATCTTGGTTTCTTGAAACGTCGATTAACGAAGATGCGTAAAACCTAGGTAGAGTTGTTGGGTAATTTACTGAAGAATTTGTTCCATATGCTATTGATTTTCTATCATCAAAATAAACCCCATCTGAACCTGACCTATCTTTATCTCCAGTTCTAGATACGGTGGGTAATGTAATTCTTGAATCTTTTTCTCTCAAAGACAATCTTGGTAAAACTTTTCTTCTATTAAGAGGTGGTTGAAATGTAAAAATTGCTCCCGATGTTCTTTGTCCGGGCCAATATGTTGCTGCATTTAAATGAATTCCGTAAGGAACAGTAAAAGGAAATTCTTGTTCTGAATAAGATCCTGAAACCGTTCCTCCTAGTCCGTATTTTGACCTTGCGTCTCTAGCATATCCTAATTCATAAGAAAAATCCCTAAATCTCCATGATCCATTGGGCATAAAGACGCCGATGGTTGCAGACTCATATACGCTTGTAATTGAAGAAAAGCTATCGTTTCTGGGACAATATCTATATTCAATTTTTCCGTTTTCATAAAGAACAAATTCAAATGTTAATATGCTTGTCGACAATGGATCGATATAACTAGATATAGAATGCCATCTGATGATTAATCTTCTTCCTTCGTTAGAAAGATTATCGTTGTAATATTGAATTCCATATTTTCTTGGATTAAGTCTTTTTTCAGGTTGAGATAATCCCTTTTCGTATGCATCTATTTGTTTTTGATCAACAATAAGACCGCTGGTCGATGAATATAAACTGCGTATGTCATCAAACCAAACTGCACATAAAACGTGGTTTGCTGAAAATGTTTCTTTTATTGATTCATTTTGATTAGAACTATCCATAACTTCGGACACAGTAGTATTAGCATCCGCTGTTGATCCAGGAGCAACTAATATTACCCATCCATTAGTACATACTCTGAATTTAGTATGATTTCTACCATCAAAAGAAAAAGTAAATCCGATATCTAAAGCATCGCTTACTACATCATCTTGTCCACCTTGTCCGGCAGTTCCTGGAATTTGTAAAAATTTTTCTTGCGGTGTTTTTGTTAGTCCTACGTTTGGTCCAACAGACAACGTTAAAATGTAATTTTCAAACGTTCTTGGAGGTGCAGCTCGCAATGATTTAGGAGATGGCATCAGTAACCCAAGCCTCCGAATGCTATAGAGTCTGTTCCTGTTAGTGTTACATCATCATACATCCATCCACAAGCTGCTGAAACTTCATTTTCAGAAATATAATTTTCTGTAGATCCAATAAGTTTTAAAACTTCATCTGTCATATCTAATGGTAAATTTGTTGATAATTGTACTTTGGTTGAAGTATCATTAAACGGATTAACATAAGTTTTATCGTCATTAAAAAACGCCATGGTTGGAACCTTTTTTGCAGTTCCGACCATATCAACTAAATCCATCCATGGAGGAATTGAGTAATTTTCTACCTTAGGTTTTAAACTTAATATTCTGCTGTTTGACATTGTTATATCAGAATTTCCATCCATCATCATTCCTTTTACTGAATGAGCCTCGAATGGAACATCTATGCTATAAAGCGCTGCAACAGCTCTGATCGTGAGAGGTTCAATTACGCCGTTAAAATTATAATTTTCAGTTTCATCACTATCGTGAGTAATAATCGGATATGTAAAAATACTTTCGTTTTGAATATATTTTAAACTATTAAAATACTCTAAATCTTTAAATTCATTTTGCTTTAAAAAATTTCTATCAGCTCCATAAAAATTTTTACGTAAAACATGTCCTGGTTCACCGGCATGAATTTTTGTTGAATTTCCTGCATAAAAATGTTTTTCTTGGGTTATTTCTACGCCCTGTCTATACCCATCAATTAAAGTTGTGTCGATTGATCCTGTTATCAAATATTGACTTACAGTTGAAGCTTTAATTCTTTCATTTAAGTTATCATAATCATTAAGAGAATCATTAAAAAACGTCTTGTCTTTTTTTGGCAAATAATGATAAAAAAATAAAGTTTCTTTATCAGGTTTTGAGTTTATCATTTTTATAGAACCTTTACTTAATATTCATTATATTAAATCTATTTTGATATTTTAGAATCAATAGAATTGATGTTTGAAGGTTTATTTTTTTCTTTTTTCTTAATGTCTTTAGTCATATTTGTAGAAAACTCATAATTATTAACAGATTTATATTCGTATTTGTGTCTTTCTAGAACATGAGACTCTACTAAAAAGTTTGATCCTTTAAATACTGTTTTTCTAGGTACTAGTTGTTCAATAAATGTGCTTATGGATGAATCAAACCATGAATAAAACTCAAAAAAAGCTTTAAAATTTAACTTACTTTTTAATCTGTTGAAGTAAACATTTCTTAACGTTTCTAATTCTGGATAGTTTGTAGAAAATAGTAATTCTGGTTTTCCGATATAGTTTTGTAATGAATCGAATGAAGAAAAGATATTAATTATATCTTTGTTTAATGCATCGACTAATGAAAAATCTATGGAAAACCTAGCGTCATCTATAGGAGATTCTGATCTTACAATTTCGTATACAGGAGTTTTTTGAGCCCATCTATTTTTATCAATCAAATCTTCATTTTTGTATCCTCTAACTCTTATTTTTTCGTTTGATATTGATTCATCAAAATATGGTGATAAATGAGAATATCTAACTATTTCAGGAGTTATGCAGTTTCTATCGACGGGAAATCCGATCCCTGATAAATGCATTTCATTCTCGCTGAAGTCTAAAAATTTAATTTTTTCATTAGAATCCGCGATAGAGATAGTTTGTTTTGCTAAAGAATCTAATCTTAATCTTTCAAATGATCCAGTTGCAATTTTTTCATAATTGTAATTAGTTAAAGGATTATCTACTCCCAATGATTGATAGTTTTTTATGTGTTCGATCCACTCATTTTCTTCAAATGATTTAGACCAAAACCTGAGTTTCATGGCTTTTCCATCAAAAGCAGTTTGCCTTGTATCATCAGCACAGTTTAATGTGTTATTTAAAAATCTATAAGACGTAGAAGAACCAGCCGGTATCGTTTGATTAGATCCTAAACAAATAAATGATCCGGACGCATTTGTCGAGTGGGTTAAATCAACTTGTCTAAATGCATTACAATTTAAAGGCGATGATGATCCTGTAAGTTCATAAAAATAAGAAGATGTATGTAATAGATAACTTATTTCTCCTTCATTCTGTAATCCTGCTCTCAAAAAATAAGAAGATGACAAAACTGAATTTATAGAATCGTTTCTTTGGCATCCAAATGAAATATTCCATATATCTCCGTTAAAGATTGCATCTTTAGGCAAATCTAATGATAGGTTTAATAGAGGAGCAGAAAAGTCGTTACCCGGTCTTAAAAACAATGATATTTTTGGAGAAATTTCATCGTAATAACAAACAAGATTTGTTATAAGTCCTGGATTTTGTATTCCTGATCCTGTTACACAAAATCTTGCTAGGCTTTGAGTTAATGAACTTAATTTGACGGTTTTTAAATTATATTTGTAAGAACATTCAAAAGTCCACGAACCTGAAGTTAATAACCCATCGTTTATAGAATTTGATATACCATGAGGAGAATATACACTTTTTTGAACGAAATTACCCGATGGGTATGGGAATCCTATCTCTATTCTAGAGCCTGATAAAAACGGCGAAACAATTAATGATCCAGTTGAAAAATTCACCATTCCAACAGTATCTGTCTTTTGTTCACGAGAATTTAGAATGTTTTTATAAGTTGCACCGCCGTATTCTCTAAATCTCATGCTAGAATCTGGTTCGATTCCGATAGAACGAATGAAGGCTTTTATGCTGTGTTGTGTTCCTTTGGATTTAATTACAGCAGGTAAATTAATCAATATTCTTCTTAATATTTCATGTTGTACTGATTGAAGAGATAACGATTCATTCCCTTTCGTCAAAGGATCAATATTTTCTGCTGAAATATATTGTTCAACAGTAGAGGAAGTAAAAAGAGGAGGCAAGAAAAAGCCATAATGTTTTGCGATATCAAACAAAAAATTGTTAGGAATGCTTTTGTTTAGGTCGTAATCTACTGTTTTTAAAGTACTGAATGTATCTAAAAATAATTTAATTTCATCAAAAAATTTCGCCCAAATGTAGAGCAAAGACAACATAATTTGAGAATTATTTAATTGACCTTGTCCCGGGATGCCTTGTCCTCCGTATACATCTCCATCTTGAGTTTCTGATTGTAGGCCGGCATCTGCTGCTCCTTGGACAAGATAATGTTGAGGTACAAGCCTTGTAATGACATTCGGATTAATAGAATCGTAGCTTGAAGCGCTTGTTAGTAATTCTAAATTTAATAAGATAACATCTTCTTGAGCTGGAAAAAGAACAGGACAAAAACTGTTCTTTTCATAAATCATATTGCTTGTTTCATCTTCTAAGGCATTTTGCCTTAGACTGCCAGTAAAATTTGAAATATAAGCATGTAAAGAATTTCCAGAGCTATCTAAAACTACAGAATTAATTAAATCATTTGTGATAGGAGAAAGTGGAGGAGGAGGCTCGTTAAATTTATAGTAAAGTTTTAAATCAGGAGTTTGATAAATCGACTTACTCGAGTAAGATGTTTGTTGATCTAACGTTCTTACGGAATGAAAAATTCTTAATTCATCCATACTTCCAGACAAAGTTTGTTGAGGAGCAACTGTAGAACCATTTAAGATATAAGATGACCCGCTTCCTATTAGCAAATCAGCATAATCTATATTCAAGTCTTTAATATTTGTGACAGAAGTAGTTTGCGCGACAAGCGATTCTTTATTGTAAATTTTTAAGTTATGTAATCCAGAATCTTTATCTAAAACGAAACATAAGTGATTGAATATTCCTTTATCTATGTTTGAAGAAACAGACATAGATGATGATCCGGAAAAAACATCGAATGTTGTATTAACTATAGAAGTTGATACTGTGGGAGATAACCTAATGCAAAACCCATGATTGTCATTAGAATTAATCTTTTGTAATATTACTTGTGTTCCATCGGTCTGAATTTCAGGAATTTTTAATTGCATTTCTATGCTTAAAGATCTGCCGTTTTTTGGATTAATAACAGATGCTTCAGCATTTGTGTTTGTACTTAGGCTGGGGAATAAAGAGCCAGGTAAATCTTTTACTTCGATGTATGTCCCCTTAGTTGGAGACGTTTCTGACATTTGCGTTCCAGAAAAATGAAGTTGTCCTCGAAATTTTGGAAATCTATCAAAAACCCATTTATCAAATCCTGTTAAGTTAGAAAAAAAATCTTCGACTTCTTTTCTATTTCCATCAAACGGAAATCCGTTAATGATTTGTTCAAATGCTAAATTAACTTTAGCTTCAGCTGACATGAAAAAAGTATGATTTTCAAATTTTGACCAGTCAACGTTTAATTGTTGGGTTGACTTCAATCCAGTTCCTTGTACAGAATAACCGAATGAATTTTCATTATTGATGTTTGATCCAGAAACGTCTGCAAACGATAATGAAATTGATCTACCACCTGAAGAAGCAGCGCGCAAAAATGATGGGATATAAGGTGAAGATTTATAGTTTGACATTTTTTGATTGCCTATACATCATTAATTTTAAACGCTGGTGATATGTCTTTAAATACTTTTTTCGTTTTACCGATGATTAACATTACGTCTATAGTATAACTTCTTTCTTTCATCAAATTTGCACAATCAATAACAAAATACATCCCACTTGCATCGCTGCTGATTCTAGTCGATCCATTTATCTCATCAAACGCAAGGATTATTTCATTAGTTAAAATATCTCTTATTTGATAATAAGCTTTACGAAGAACGATACCAGATAATTCTACTGGTTTTCTTACAAGCTTAATGTATGGAGATGTATGATCAAAAATGTTGACTCTAACGAAAACATTTTCATCTGACTTGTGCGAATCTTGCAATCCTGAAGTCGTTACAACATAATTTTTAAAATCTATCGCAGAGTTCGAACGTTGCGGCGGATAAACAATTATTTTACTGCCAGTGAAATATGCAACAGATTCATCTAAAGACAACCAAATAGGCGTGAAAGTGACAGATCCAGAATAAGCAAGCTCTTTATATAAAGTTTGATTTGTTTGCTGGATTGTGAAAGAAGCTGAGTATAATCCCGTAGAATAATTTAATCCATCTGAGTGTTGAGATCCAGTAAATATTAAAGAATAATTTCCATTTCCTGAGACAGCTGTAACCAATTTTAATAGTAAGCTATTGGATCCAGTTATAGACGTCGCGCTTGATCCGCTTGTTATATTCGCCAATTCACCATGAGAATAATTTCTTAAAAATATTGTTGAGTTTTGATCAAAACGAAGATTTTGAGTATCATCTTGTATTGAATCGTCGTATTTTATAATCAACCTTGGATGTTTTGTAACATCATATGCAGCTCTACTTGAAAACCTTTTTACGAAGTAAGAATATTGATCTTGCTCTTGAGAAGATTTTAATGATAATCTGAATCCGCTATCTGGTAATACTCCTGCTAACGTTGCAGAAACTATTTTTGTTACGTTTACGATCAAGTCTTCTTCGCCTGTCGTGAAATGTTGAGTGGCTTCTAGGTTTGATCCTCCAAGCAACGCAGAAGAAGTGATATAATCACAAATTTCTTCTGCGCCGCCGCCTTTTCCAGATCCTGATAATTCCCAAGCGCTCAATGATGATGCAGACATGAAATTGCAAACATCATAATCAGAATAATAAACGACATCTCTTCCTATTCCTTCATCAAAAGATTTTGACAACGGAAATACTGAAACGTCAAAATTTGTTGGAGTCGTTTGACCTCCATATACGTCAAAAAGTTTCAATGTGCAGTTAAATGTGTTGTGATTAATGTTGATAGAATTAGAAAAAATTAAATCTTTTAATGGCTGTAAGTCAAAGTGTAATAGTAATCTGCTTAATTCAAGATTTGGAAGCGAAGAATCATTATTAGTAAATGTTGTTCCATACAATTTAAATAAATCTAACGTTCCAGCTGCTCCGACGTTTGAACCAGTATGAAATGAACCAGAATTAGCGATTTTTAAAAATCTATTTGTTATATAAGCGTCTTTATCTGCTTTTAAAATTTTATACATATCAGAAAGCAGTCCTTCCTATAATGTCAAATTCTGGATATTTAAATTCAAATATTCCGCCTGCTGGAGGATATAAAATTCCTCTTCTTGTGTTATTTTTAATGTCTAGGCTAACGTCACTATACATTCTTCCATTAACTTTTCCAGACATATTTCTAAACTCTATTTTATTTACAGATATGACTCCTTGAGCCGCGTAAATTAAACTTTGTATTTCAGATAAGACAATGGGTTGATCAATATAAAATCTTGTAGTTTGGAATTGAGTTACTAAAGAATTAATAATAGTTTGCAAGACTATTTGTTGGTTTAACGAAGGATCGATAACTACGTCAAATTGAAATGACAAATTAACTATTTTTGAATCTAAAATGTCTATCGCGTCTGTTATTAAACGATACGGAGCTAAATATTTTCTTATATTTTCTTTTAGCGTATCTGGTGCATGAATTAGTCTAGATGAAGAATTTCTACAAATCAAGAACAATTGCGTCGATAAGGGATTATCTGGATTTGGTCTTACTGCTACCCTAAATGGCCGTCCGAAGTTTGATGGAATCGAATAAACTCTTGAAAGTAAATCTTCTCTTGTAACTATTCTTTCTTGAGAATTTCTTATTGACGGTATCAAAGCTTTTAATTCATTTACAGAAAGTGCGTCTTCACCTCCAGCAGCAGATGTTGAGTTGTCACAAGCAAAACTTTTTCTTACAAAATTTATTGTTTCAACATTGGGATTTAATGGAAACTCTAACGTTAATCTAGTCACTGTTGTTAAAGAATTAGGAGGAATATTGTGACGTAATCCCCCGCCATGTCTATATGTGACGCTTAAAACAGAGTTAGGAGCATAAATTCCTAAAGTTTTTGAATTTAATAATCTAAGGGGATTTACTGATACTCTCGAAAATGTTTTTGAGTAAGGAAATGAAATTGCAAAGTCTGAAGGGTCCGGCACTGCATCGTCATCTATGCTCGTATCATCTCCTCCTCCTAAAATTATTCTTGTAGAACGTGTTGCAAGATCAACAGACGTAATAAATCTATACGCAGCAGGAACGACCTTTAATGCATCAGATACTTCATTTGAGTCATCTGCCGTATTAAGAACATTTCTATAAACAACATCATCAGTTAACGATGTAACTTCATAATATGAATTTCCGAAATTATCATCTACTGATAAAACATCTGTAACATTAGGCTGCGATAATGAAATCGATTTGAAAGGAACGAACGCTCCTAAATTAAATTTTTCAGTAACTTGCATACCAGAGATGCATAATCCATTTCTGGCCATCGTGAAAGTATTTGGAGAACCATTTTGATTTATTTTTCCAACTTTTATTTCTGCAACATAATTTCCAGATGCATCTTTTAAAGCAAAATCTACATCTGCTAATAACATAAAATCTATCCCGGTTATTGAAGTAAAAACAGAATTTGCTTTTACGATTGGAAGAGAACCAGGACTAGGAATATACTGGTTGTTTGATAATATCGCTGGAACTTCTATAAAAAAAGTTGCTTCTACAGTTGCTGGTGATGCGCCTGATATAGGGACGCCGGCAGATCTTATTAATCTCTCAATGTTGTCTGTTTCAATAGCAGTGTCTGGGTCTAGTTCGTTATACTGATGATCCATATAGAAAGACATTACGTCTCCCGTATATGCCGCCATATCTAGTAACAATCCGCCTAAAGAAGCTTCTGAAAAATCTTGAATTTTATCAGGATAGTATAATCTCGCGTATTGTACTAAATTTGCGCGCAATGCATCGAAATCTTTTGCAAGATAGCTTCTATTTCTAAACTGTTTTAATGCTGCTTTTGACATTTTTTAATCTTTATGTGACGTACATTGATATTTCAAGAGCTTTTTCTCTTATTGCCGCAGATGGAACGTCATAAGTTATTTTTATTTTTACAATACCTACTTCTTCATTTTCTTGTCTATCAATAGAAGATGAAAAATTTTTCAAACTTACGAAAGGCATCCATTTTGAAACAGAATTTCTTATTCTTGCAATCGCTTCTTCATCAAATGAGTCAATGTTCGTAAATTCAGAAGTTAATTCCTTTAGATTTGCTCCAAATTCATAAAATCCTAATCTATCACCCCAGTTTGTTAGAAGTAAATTTTTTAAATTATCTTGAATTTGATCGCCTAGATCATAATGCATCGCAAAGATGTTTTTATCATCTAATCTTAAAGGAGTTTTAATTCCAATAGGCAGTTGAAATGGAGGTATAAGCTCTTCTTGAATAGTAGAAGCAGTTTTTCCTACACTTTTAAACTTATAAACAGACATGGTATCATCGGTAAATATAACATGAATGTTTCTTCATGACCGTAAATTAATATGTATGAATTTTTTGTTGGTCAGCTTCCGTTGGCGGGCGCAGGACTTTTCGGTGTAGCATATTTGCCTGTACCAGTTGCTTTTTCGTATGCGTCTTGTTCCTTAGGGGTGCGCTTTATTTTTCCATCATTAAAAACTTTAAAAGCAAAGTTTTTTCTTATTGAAGGAATGTTTAAATAAACTCTAAATACATCGTTTACTATCGTTTCATCGATATACTTTTTAAGCAAATCAGAAAAAGGACTTTTGTTTTCTGCATAATTACAAAAGTTGTTCGTTTTAAAAATCCCTATAATTCTTCTTGATCCTGGATGCAGCCCTACACTCGTTCCAGACTTAATCGTTTGTATATTTTTTTCTGGTTTTGTTCTTGATAATACCGTACAACCCAAAAAGAATCCTACACCATATTCGTTATTTAAAAATGTATCGCTTGCTTTATAAAACTTCATGTCGTCGTCGTTATGAGATATTGTTCCAGCATAACCTAGATCATTGTTTGACTTTACTATCGCTGTAGGAGAGGGAGTTTCAATGTCTCCTTGTATTCTAAATTTACCTTTTTCTACGTCCCAACCAATTAGTTTTTCTCCGGTGTCAAATGCGTTTATTATAGCATTCTTTGTACCTTCGTCAATTTTACCGTTAAATTTAAAGTTCTTTGCATCGCCACGCGGAGGGTTTTCTGCTGCGGCAGTAAGAAGCGCGACGAGCTGGTCCCTATTCTGAATAACATACTTTTGCGGTACCATTTCCATGTTATGATCATCTAAAGAGCCGCCTTCAACCCCACGTATAGGATTTTCTAATTTAAATGAGTTAGGTTTTTTATTTTCGCTAACTTTAAATCCTGCAGGTCGTTTTGACTCTACCAATAAAATGTGTTCACCTCCTGGTTCCCAATCTATTATTTTCGCCGTCTTTTTTTCTTTAACTTTAATCACTAAAATTGCATCTCCTTGATCAAGAGCAGGAAATAAGTTTTCAGGATCTTTGAGCATTCTCCCGATGTCGAAACCAAAAAAAAAGGCTCGTTCTTCTTCAGGCTTTAAATACGGTGACAAAAATGTCAAATTTTCCGATGGCATCATTTTTTTTTGCTTACGATCAATTTGAAGAGACCAATCACCTGAAAATTGTGTAGTGGCTTCTCCGAATGCATTCTTTTTTTCTTTTTGTTGGGCTGAATTTGCTTGTGTAATTGCTTCATTTATAATTCTATCGTAAATTTGTTTGTAACGAGTGTTATCGCCGATAAATCCAGCGTTGGTTCCATCACCAAATAATTTTTTTCTAAGATCTCCAACAGTATGCGAAGTTGAACCACCCGGCGGAGAGGGGAGATTAGGCAATATAATGCCTAAAAGAGTTTCATCTGGTCGTGGGGTCGGCGGGGTCCATTCGCCTTGTTCATTTTTTGTAATTTCAAAAAGATCATTTAAAATTGCTCTTTTCCCATCAGGGGGATTTGCTAGATCATATTGATCCCACTTTTCAGACACCCATCTATAATTTCGAATGAATCCTATGTTTTGAATCATTTGAATTGCCTGTCCTAGAGGATAAAAATCAAGAAAAAAGTCATTATACGCACCGGCGGCGGCGTAGCATGATCTAACAAGCATTCCACAAGAAGATAGTTTTCCTGCAGTTAGTGGATTAGAAACTACTTCAAAAAATCCGGGTGGATAATCTATTGGAGTAGCTTTTAATTTTTCTTCTATTCCTGTTGCTACAAGCTCTTGATCAGCTTGTTCATTAAAATTTAACGGTTCACCCTGTTCAACTAATCTACCATAAACGTTTAAAGTTTCTGGACGATATCCTGCTAACAAAGATTCTTTATAAAATAGACCTTCAAGATATCTTGTTCGGGTGTTACTATTTCCATATGAGCTTCCTTGAGGTCCTGCCGCCAATGATGATCCTCGTTGATATGCTTTTTCACCAGGGGTTAACACCTTCGGTTTTGTAACTTTTTTTCTTTTTGGCGCTAGATATTTAAATTCTTGCCTAGGGCTGCTGGTTACTTGCGTTATACCGACAGTTGCGCATCCAGGGGCGGAGCCCATTGTACTAGCATATGCTGCAACAAGTTTCATTTCTGCAATTTTTATAGACAACACTGCTTGAGCAGCTTTTTCTAGATAAGATGTCTCTTTAGGCTTTGGACCAAGCATCCCAGAATCTTTAACTATTTTTGCAACTTCTCCAATCATTTCCCCAGGATTTGAAATTTTTGAAAGAAAACTAGGTATTTTTGACACGACGTCAGCCAAAGCTTTTGGTAAATTTTGAACAGCAGAAAATTCTTTTTCTGATAAAGCGGAAAGTTTAACTTCAGGAGGCTTCGGAAGGTTTGCAATAGCTTGTTCAGGAGATAAAGAAAAATTAAATTGTGCACTTTGTGATGGGTCTGGAGATGGTAAAGAGAACCCTGGCGGGGGAGGAGGAGGAGTTATGACCGGAGGAGCAGGAGATGGTGGAGAAGGAGGAGAAACTAATTTTGATAATTCTGTAACAATCGTTACAGGTCCAGCTGGAGAAAGAAATTTAGCTTTAGTGTTATCATCTCCTGACTCGACCAAATCTCCAATCAGTTTTAAAGGAAGCGCACCTGTGAAATATGAAGCGAATCCATCAGGGAAAGTTGGAGATTCTATTTCTGCTTTAAAACCTGCGCCGGCAACTGCTATTGGGTCAGCTAACATCGGCAATAAGCTAAAGTTTGGTTTAACGTTTAAGTCTCTAGCTAACTTTTCATATCTTCCTATCCAGTTTTTGTGAAAAGCTGCAAATTTTTGTTTGTCTCTTAAATATGATGGATTGTTCTTAACGTTTTTAAATGTTGGATCTGGTTCCAATTTTTCTGGAAATGGTACTTTGGGTTTATCGTCTTCTGGTATGTTTTCAGTTCCGTATTCTAAAACAACCAAAACCATGTGAATGAAATTGTTTTTTGCTTGTTCAGTGAGATTCCCATTTGCATCTAAAATTCCTACATCTTGTTGCGCAGACATTCGTCACCTATTTAATTAAAACCTTGTTAGCGTAAGTTCCTAAATCTAAAGTTTTATCTTGAGGAAGAGCTGGTATATTTCCTGTAGGCGAAGGATTTGATGATCCTGCCATTTGTCCTCCGTCAGTTGTTAATAAAGGACTTCCAGCAACTCCTCCATTTGAAGTAACGACGGGTTGTGTCGTACAAACTATTCCTCTATTAGCATCTTCTCCGCCTAATTTTATGTACCCCATATCGGAAGGTTGAAACACTATGTCTCCATTAGATTTAATCGTTATGGATGCCCACTTTTTTGAATCTCGATTTTCAGTTTTGATTTTATTGTCGCTTATAAGTTGATCAAAGTTTTCGATATCATCAATTTCATATTCGCCTGTTTGATATGTTACGCTTTCATCTTGATACCCAGTTACTAATATTTGAACGTCTGATCTAGCAAAAATTCTAACTTTATCTGATTTGATTATGATTCCAGCATCTCCTTCGGGAGAGTCTTTTATTGCAGGTCGTCTAGACTCATTTGATCCTGTTAGTTCAAGCGAAGAATCAATCAACGTGTTTTGGGAAACATAAATTCTGCTTCTGTCATTTATAAAATCAGGATTTCCCTCATCAGGAAATTCATTATAAGATTTTTTATCTTTTGCTAATTCTTCATTTTGAAGATGATTGATAACTTTTTTTCCACCAGTCTGTGGTCTTTGTCCTCTACCTGCGACTATGTCTATTGAACCAGCATTTTTCTTTTTTATTTGAGGATTAGAAGGGTTGTTTTTAACTTGAGAAAAGCTTATAGTTTCTGAAATTTCTCCACCTGCTATTTCTAAAACTTCATTTATAGTTTCATATTCAGCGATATTTCCAGTTCTATCTCTTCCTAAAACGATTAGAGCGTTATTACTTCCTTCTAGGGCTATATCTCCAGGTCTTTTTTTAAATCTTGGAACAGATTCATATACTGAAATTCTTCCTGCATCAGATTCTTTAATAATAGTAGAGTATTGATCTTCTCCTCCTTGTATGTAATAAGTTTGAGGGAAAATGAAAGATACTTCTTCCTCACCAGGCTCTTTATCAAGATCTGAAACTTCAGTAAAAATTCCATTTTTAAAATGGTATCTAGGTTTTTTTATCTTTCCTTGATGCTTTGTACCGGCGTCGACATTTTCTTCCGTCGCCAAAAACGTTTTTTCAAATTCTCTCGGCGAATGGACATGATTTACATCATCGATATGTCCTGGTCCAACGATTGAACACACCCAATATCCTAGATTTTGTCTTTGTGTTAAAGATTCAAACATTACCCATACGTGCTCTCCTGATTTACAGGGCATAGACAATGAAGAAGGAAACATGGGAAATAAAAACATCAAATTGATGTTTGCATCTGTTTCATTTCCTTGTCTTGAGCTGTATATGGGTCTAGCTAATATTGAATTTCTTGGTAATGTCGTTTTTATAGCGTGCTGTACATTTAAAATTTTTCCGTGAATTGTTTGTAACTGGGCAATTTTGTTTTCGTCTATAATTGATGGATCAAATATTGTTTCTAAAACAACCCATCTTTGGAAAACAGGAGGTAGATTTAAATTATTCTTTTTTAAAGAATTGTAGATAGAATCTAAGTAGTTATCTCTATTAAAGTATCCTTCTGCAATTCTTGTAGATTCTGAAGTTGTCATGTTAATTCTTGATCTTGTCGAATAAATCCTCTGGATTTATTGATTCAGCAGCTATTTCTGCTCTAGCAACTAACTCTGCAAGTTTGATCAATTGATCGTTCGCTTTACTCATTCTTTCGATATAAGATGAAATTGCTCTACCATGAACAGCATGTTCTGTGCTCTTATCTTGAACTATCATTACTAATTTTGTGAACATTATGTAAGCATTTTGACGATCACAAATTGCATTTTCATAAATTTCTTTCCATAATTGTTTCTTTTTATCGTTGATAGATTCAATTTGATTTAAAAGACCGCTAAAGTCCTTTATTCTTTCCTTTATGCTTCTATCAGATACTTCAACAAGTTCTAGTTGCGCGATGTCTGAATCTGTGTCTGACATGTTATTAGTTCCTCACACTTTATCTTTAAAAATTATTTAATAACTAGAATTTTGTTCCACTTTCAACTTATTATAATGTTTTTTAACAGCCTGCATGGATGTAGTTAATTGTTTTGGACTTAATCCTGATAGTTCTCTTATGTAGAGAAGAATTGCGCTTTTATTTAGAATGTCAATGTCATTAATATTTTCAAAAATTGTTATGACGGAATTGATGCATAAAAGTTCATTTTCAACTTTAACTCTAGAACGTATTTCGTACATCATCTTCAATATTCCAGCAACATTCTCTGCGTTTTCTAGAAAAAAATCTTGAGAAGGTACTGTTCTTTTTTCTTCTACAATTTGAATTTCAGAATTGCTTAATCCTTTTGGATCGTCTATGCTAACGTCTCTACGTCCTCTTTGAACTTTTTGCTTCGTTTTTATTATTAACCAATTCTTAGCTACAACGTTGAAATAAGAAAATGCGTTTGTTCCCATGTCAGGATTAAATTTGTGAATTGTTTCGAACAAGAAATTAACACAATCATTTTTCAAATCTTCATAAGTGTCATGAAGTCCGCTAAACTTATGGATATTGATTAAGTTTTCAACTAACTTTTCAAATGCTGGCAATATCTTACCAACATAAAGTTTTTCTCTAACTTTGCGATCCAAAGATTTTTGAAACTCTACAATTGCATCTTGAGTTTCATTGGTAAAATAAAATTTAGGATTTTGCGGATCTGATTTTATTTCTTCATTTTTAGCTTTTCTTCTTGTTCTTTTTACTTTTTCTGTCACAACTGTTATTTCCTATCTTTTTCTTCTTGTTTTCCAAATGGAATTACAATTTTATTTGCAATTAATAGCATAGCTTCTCTAGCATTTTTTACATCTTTTATCATCATTGTAACTACAGGATCATCAAATAAAACTGGTGATTTTAAATGTTTTGATACATCTTGATAAGATTCATCAATCATATCTAAAGACTCTTCGACTTGAGCTCCAATTTCATCAATTTTCTCCATTAACTTTAATGATTTTTTCGTCATTATAAACAAAGCGAATAAAGAAATGATGTTCGTTATTGTTAAAATGTATATCATGCAGTTAGATATCTAGAGAGTTTTTCATCATATATTTTTGAAATTTCCGAATGTCTAAATTGCTCAATTATCTTTTTTGATCCTTCTTGAGCCCATTCTTTTGGAGCAGTAGACGCGCTTCTAAACTTTAATATTTTTTTCTTGAAATCTGATTCAATTACTTCTGCCCATTTTGAGTTTTTCATAAAAATCTTATCATCTACTCTACTGGGATGAATTTCTTTTAATTCATAATCGACGCCGATGAACTTTGTATGCTTCATAAACTCAAGATGACCAGACCAATTAGTCGCGACGACTGGTAAAGCTGATGCAGCGGCTTCTAATATCGGTAATCCGTAACCTTCTCCTCGGGTCAAAGAAACCAAAGCTTTTATTTTAGGGTGTCGATATAAAGAAGCGACGTCTTCGTCACTCATATCTCCATGAAGTAAATAAAACTTTGGGAATTGTGTTTTTCTTACTTCTTTTAAAAGAGTTTGTAGGTTTTTTAAGACGATATTTCTATCAATCTTGGTGTTTCTTCCAGAATTAGTTTTTATAATGATTCCAACTTCTTCGTCTTTAGAAAAAGATTCGCACAACCATTTAATCGTAAAAAGTAAATTTTTTCTGTCGTTGTATGGATTGTTTCCCGTTAATTGTCCAAACAACAAAAAATTAAACGATGTTTCTACTTCGGGTAAATCAATTTCTTTTTTTGTTGTGATTATTTCTTCGCAAAATGACTCTGGTATCACATAAGCTGGTACGTCTAAGCTAGCAGCATTTTGTAAACTTGAAAGAGCGTGTGATGAAGGAACAACGACGCATGACATCTTGTTACAAGCTGAAACCCAAGAAACGTTAGCTACATCTGTTTCTACTGAGGCTGTAATTCCTATGTTTGTTTTGCAAAGGTTCGGATCCCATTCATTTGGAAGTTGCAGTTGAACAGAAACATCTGCCTTATAATCAGGACTGACTGTTCGCTCCATGATTTTTGAAATCAATCCTTCATCTTTACTTTTATCTAAAATCCAAGGAGTATCTCCCCATGGCGTTAATAAAAACTTGACGTCAATATCGTTTCTAGATAAAAGCCATTTTGCAACTTGCCGACTATGAACGCCGTATCCTGATTGAGTTAAAGCTGGTCCTCTGAAAATAACTTTTTTCATTTTTCCTCAAATCTTTGTGATTCCCCAACCTTTGTAGTTGTTCTTCCAATTTTCTGATAGATCAGTTAATGTTCTATCCCATTCTGAAATAACATTTTCCAGATTATAGTTTTTTCTTGCGTGTTGAAGAGCTCTTTCTCCAACTTGTTTTCTTTTTTCTGGTCCCCATTCATACATTTTCATAAATGCGTTAGTTAAAGACTCATGAGTTACATAGTCTTCATAAATGTAAGGGACCATTTGATTTCCTACCAACGAGCTTGCGTCTGGATTTAATCCTATTCCAAATTGCTCTCCAGTTTCATGATCCTCTACTTGTCTTGTAAGGCCACCAGTTTTTATTGCGATGATCGGTTTTGCACACATCATTGCCTCTAATGTAGAAAGACCAAACCCTTCATTACAGCTACGATTGATAACCGTGTCGACGCAGTTATAAAGTTTATTCATGTCTTGAAATTCAATTCTATTTTTTGAAAACACGACTGAGTCTTTTATGTTTAGCATATCAACGACATGATAAAGATTAGGACCTTCTTGATCCAAAGGCTCTGTGTGCATTATTAAAGTCGCTTTTGAGTGACCATGCTTTTCTTTTAATTGATCCATGAATTTTTTCCATGAAACTAATATGTCAGAAGGCATTTTTCTTCTAGCATTTCTGGAAACGAACATAGCAGTAAAATGATCTGTTTTGTTTTGTCCTAATAAAGATGCCTTATATTTTTTTTGTTCGTCTTCAGGTAGGGGATGGTAGACGTCAGTGGGAATTGCGTGAGGAATATAATTTGTTTTTTCAGGAAACCTCTGCTTTACCATGTCGTACGTTGGCCAATTAATACAGTTGATTAAATCTGTTGATTCATATAGAACTTTGTTAAAGTCTGGCCAAGGGTAATTGTCCCATAAATGATTATATGCTATGGGACATACTTGATGAATTTCATCCTCCATTTCCCAAGCCCAAATGAAAAACCGTGGATCTGTGAACAGAAGTAGAACATCAGGATTTTCTGTTGCAAGAACCTGACGTAACATATTTCTATCACCAAACCCATCAGTCGGTTTGATAATAAAGTCTTCATTTACTACAACTGTCCTGTAGTCATCATGCCGAACGGCCCCACCGAAACACTTAAACTTCCATTTGCCAGTTGCAATTAATCCGTGAATTAACCATCTAGCTTGAGTTCCAACTCCAGAACTGGACAGTGGGTGGTCTGAAAGTAATAATATTGTTTTTTTCTGCATCAGTCGATATATTACCAACTTTTAAGAAATTTGTAATAAATTAAGTGCAATGCTCACTATTTTTAAATTCACAATAAGTGCAAGAATCTCTATTTTTCAATGAAATTCCTCTTTTAACTGACGTCAACATATTACTCACTACTTTGAGAGATCTTTTAATTGGTACTTCTCCTAAAGAAACAGAAAATAATTCACAATGTTCGCCAGGTTTTGCAGACTTTTTCAAAAGAACAAATCCACAACGGACATCTTTCATTGGAACTTGCGGATTTTTTTGGCACCAATAATTCTTATAAAGAGCTAATTGAGCTTTGACCATGTCATCAGAACGTTTTTCTCTGAACCACCCTCTAGCTGTAGTTTTCCAATCTAAAATCCAATAAATAGTTTCTCCACGTTTTCCCCTTGCTTTAATGACTCCATCGATGAAACCCTTGAAAGCTTGCGAATGATTTTCTACTGCTTCGTAGAGCTGATGTTCTGCATCAACGACTTCCCATTCAGGAAATGTTTCATCAAGAAACTTTGGTACTTCTTTTAAAATCAGCTCTGCTTCTGTTTTGGCTTTTTCAAGCGATTGAGATGTAAAATCTGGATTACCTTCGTGAGAAGCCCACGCTTTTTCCATGTGGTTATAGGCAACTTCTAAATCCATCTCACGGGTCAAAAGATATTTTTCGCAAGAAGCATGAACCGCTGTGCCAAAATCTAATACTGGCGATGGTTTAGAAAGATCAATTTTTTTTACATGAATCAAATTGTGGCGGTACGAACATTCTTTCCAGAGTTTCACTTCTGAAAAAGAAATGTGCGGCTTTCCTGTAGGTAAAATTTCAAAAGTGGATGTTACTTCTTGCATTTATTGATGGTAACATCCACTTCTTATTTAGTTCAACCATTTGATTTCTTAGAAATTGCTCGACCGACAAGCTTCTCCCAATCTCTTTGTGGCCTGACTTCCATGTTCTTGTGCCATGCACCGTTCATAACTTTTGGATCAATACCCAAAGTTTTTGCAATTGAAATAAGTGCATTAATGTCCTTAACAAAACAACTCCCGCCGAACCCAAATGCAGGTTCTCCAGTGTCGTCTGCAGGCATTGGACCAGGAACTTTCCAATGAGAATTACCGAGACGTTTATCAAGCGTCGCATACTCAACGACCTTATCATAATCAATGTTTGCGCCTGTTTTGTCAAGAGCCGTGCATATCTGATAAAACTCGTTTGCTAGCGCCACCTTGACTGCAAGATGCACGTTAGTGACATATTTCACCATCTCTGCGGTTGTACTAGATGTTTTGATAATTGGCACATTTGGGAATGCGGCTTCAAAGACTTGCTTCACTTTATTGATCCATGGACGAGGTCCACCGAGGATGATGCGATTTTGATTTCGCATGTCATCCACCGCGTTCGCTTCTGTCAAAAACTCAGGATTAAAAACAACGCGGAGACCGGTCTCTGAGAACTTCTTGTTCCACATCTCCACAGATCCAGGTGGGACCGTAGATTTAACAACCGCAATTCTTTCTCCAGGAACAGCAGCCAATTCAGAAAGGGCACTTTCTACGATCGAAAGGTCAGCAGAGCCATCATCATACATGGGTGTAGGAAGGCACACGAAATAAACATTAGAAAACCCCGGTGTTCCACTTTCCTCATTATCTCCAATTAATTCTGCAATGGACCCAGGATATCCAGCAACGGAATCTCCATGAGATGGCAATGCACCTTTGGCATACTTACCCGCCTTATCATATGCATAGACGTTAAACCCTCTTTCAGAGAACACTGTCGTAAGCGAACCGCCTACAAAGCCTTGTCCAATAACTGCAATTGATCTATTTTTCATAAGTTTTTTATATTAACAATCTAACGAATGTTTCATTTTTTAAAAATAGAAAAACAAACAGGAGGCGTAAACGTTTCTGGAAAATATGTTAATGAATTTTCATTTCCTATTACTATTCTTTCAGGATGAGCTTCCGGGGGTAAATAATAAAACTGTTATGCTTTTTTAAGTTAGAAACTTGACACACCATATCTGAAAAATCTTTTGGAGAATAAACTCTTTGACCGTTAAGTTCAATTCTAGAAGTTATCGCTGTCGGAACTCCAGTTATTAAGAAACCATCATCCTTTAAAACCCTGCAAAATTCTTTAATTCCTTTTTGATCTCCGTAATAATCTAGAGTGTCTCCATATCTTCCTAATCCAAAATGTTCAATCGCATGTAATGAAGTTATAACATCAAAAGTTTCTTTTTCAAATGGAAGATTTTGAGCTTCTCCTGAAAATCCTTTCAAGTTACAAATGTTTTGTACATTTAAATTTAATCCTTCAAATCTTGGCTCTAGGTACGTTACTTCAAAGAAAGAAGCAGCAAACGAAATAAAAGAAAATTGACTTCCAACGTCTAACAGCTTATTAAGATTACTATTAGAAACTCTAATTTCTAATAAAACCTTTTGAGCAACTAAGTGCATCATTGCATAAGTCCAATCAATAGAGATTGAACTTGTAGAAAAAGAAACTTTCTTTTTTTCTATGTTTTCTTGAAATATATCATTGAATTTTTCATGATTTTTTTTAGTTTCAAGAAACTTTTCAAGATAATCATAATATTCGTCCTCGTTAAACATGGATGATATCATAGTTCAGTCCAATCTTCAGGTTTAGCGCTTTCTGGTCTAATCGGGTTCTTTAACCAATTTCCATTTGCATCAACTGGCTTTTTAAATCCTATCGGAGACGCAACTTCTTCGATCGGGTTTGGTTTGGTCGTGTCAAATTTATTTTGATTGATGTATTCATAATATTTCCACTTTGTTTCATCTTTAGCTTCCCAATATGACCCATATCTTCTGTTTCCTCTAACACGACCTTGCGTTCCTCTAGCGTCCGTATAAATTGCTATTGCTTGAGGAACTGCAGGTATTGCAGTTACATATCTTGGAAGCTTTCCTTGCGATATTAGCCCATTTATTCTGTGTCTCATTTCATTTTCTGAGTCCATTCCTCCTTCATGATTTAAGTTTCTTTCGTGCCAAGGAGAAACTTGTTCAATGACTTTTCTACTAAAAAAAGCGTCGCCCGCAAAACTGACTGGGTCTCTTGAAAGATCTGCAAAAAATTTATTTTGGCAGAACAAAGGAATTCTATCTTCAGGAAAAGGTTTGATTACATTTGCTTTATGAGTAATTTTTCTTTGTGCGTCCAAAGTAATACTACCGACGACGTCTAAATTTTTTTCATAAAAACTTATGACGTCGTCCACCCACCCATCTAAAACAAACTGCATGTCACCTTGCAACATGCATAGATAATCTCCAGTTGACTCAGAAACAATTGTGTTTAATCCTATTGCAAACTCATTAGCAAAATTTCTTTCTAATTTTCTAATGACTTTGATTCCTCTATTTTGTATTTCTTCAAGATATTCTTTTGTTCCAGGTTCAACAGAAGCATTATCAACAACAATTACTTCTTTATTGTCGTAGAGTTTTGTAGTGTCCAATAAAGATTCTAAACAACTTTTTAAATAGAAAAGACGATTACAATTGATTATTCCAAAAGTTACTTTCTTCATTTTGAAGATTCTATAATTTCATTTAAAATTGTTTTTAAATTTTTTGTTATTTTCCAGCTTGGATAATCAGATTTGAATTTACTCATATTTGAAATATAACAAATATGATCTCCTATTCTTGGTGAATCTGATAGCGTATAATTTAGAGTATGTCCCATGTCGTCTAGTTCTTTTATTATTTCTAGAATTGATGCGCTGTTTTGTCGACATCCTCCAATGTTGTAAACTTCTCCTGGTTTTGGAGATTTTAAGAATTCATGAAATGCAGTGCAAACGTCGTATGAATGAATCTGATCCCTAACTTGTTTTCCTTTATAGCCATAAATCGTATAATGCTTTTTTTGAACAGCACATTTTACAATATAAGATAAGAACCCATGCAATTCAACGCCTGCATGTTGAGGACCTGTCAGACATCCTCCGCGAAATATTCCAATTGGCATATTAAAATACCTAGCATATTCTTGTGCTAAAAGATCGCCTGCGGTTTTTGAAACTCCAAATAAAGAATGAGTCGTTTGATCGATCGACATTTTTTCATCAATTCCGTTTTCAAACGCTGAATCAGCATAGTCATATCTAAATTCTTTTTCTACAAGATTTAGCTTGTTGGGGGTATCCCCATAAACTTTGTTAGTGCTGACGTGAATGAACGGAGATTCTGGACATAATAATCTAGCAGCTTCTAATATGTTTAAAGTTCCTGTTGCATTAGTATGAAAATCATCATGAGGAATTCTTGCAGCTAGATCATGCGAAGGTTGTGCAGCAGTATGAACGATGAAAGATGGTTTATATTTTGAAAATATTTCTTTTATTTTTTCTAAATCTCTAATGTCACAAAATTCATGAACGTAGTTTTTATTTTCGCATAATTCTTTTGTAACATGAGAAGTATCTCCAGAAATTCCGAAGAATTGCTTTCTCATATTATTGTCTATTCCTATAACTTGATAATTTAATTTAAGAAAATGTTTTGAAACTTCAGAACCTATTAATCCAGATGAACCAGTAATTAAAACTTTTTTCATTTTTTTAAAACTTTTTTCATATCAATGTTTATTGTATTTTTGTTACTTCCCAATTGAGTATAAGAATTTTTAGACAATTCTTCAAATCCAAGTTTTTTGTATAGAGATATAGCTCTAACATTAAATTCTAAAACGCTTAAAAAAACAGTTTTTATATTTAATGTTAATAATTTTTCAAATAAAAGAGGATAAGCTATTTTCATATAGCCTTTTCCTCTATAGTCTTTGTGTAAATCTCCACCAACAAAACAGGAATTGTCAGTCCATTCTGAAGTTCTAAAATATCCAATTGGAGCGTTTTCTTTTTCTATTAAAAAAAACTTTGGCTTTGTGTCATTAAACCATTTTTTACAGCTGTCAATAGAAAATTCAGATGCATTATGTAAAAAATCTTTGCATTCGTTTCTTACTTCTACTAAAAAATTTAAATCTTTTTCTTGTAAATCTCGTAGAGTAATTGTCATTACCAACCCCTTTTAATACAATCAGCTATGTATTCTCTTTGTTCTTCAGAGATCCACCAACCTACAGGGATTGAGATTAAGCGTTGTTCAACATTATCTAACGTTGGTAAAAACTTTTTATATTCAGCAACGCAAGTATGCGTATCATTTCTAGCATGAACTTGAGACACTGTTATTCCTTTGTCTGACATGTATCTCATAAAATCAGATTTCTTTTCAACCAGCATGCTATAAATCCAGAAAGATGATTCAAATCCTTCTTGCCTTTTTAATAACTTTACGCCATTAACATTGGATAATTCATGATCATAAAATGATGCATTGTTTTGATGAGTTTTTATTATACCATCAACTTGTTTTAAGTTTTCAATTCCAATAGTAGCGCATACATCATTCATGTGAAATTTAAATCCCCATTCCTTGATGTCAGCTTCGCATCTAAAGTCTTTTCTATTTGAAGTCCTATCAATTCCGTACCATCTTATTAGTTTCCCCCTGTCATAAAAATCTTGATTAGGACAAACTAAAAGTCCACCATCAACTGTAGTTAAGTGTTTAATTGCTTGAAAACTAAATGTGCAAAAATTTCCATGAGATCCGATAGGAGTTTTTTTGTACTTTGACCCAAAAGCATGTGCACAGTCTTCAATGATTGCCGGTTCAAATCCGTATAAAACTTTTGTCTCTTTTTGTATTTTTTTTAATTCATCCAAATCAACAGGATAACCGCCCCAATGAACGACCATTATGACTTTCGTTTTTGATGTTATTTTTCTTCTTAAATCAGTTAAGTCTAGATTTAAGGTTTCTGGATCTACGTCCACCCATTTAATTGCTAAATTATTAGCCAATATTGGCCAATTTGTTGCAGTACATGTTAAAGCAGTCGTTAAAACTTCATCTCCATCTTCTAGCCCGGGCCATCCTAGGGTAGGATTTGGTTTTTTTAAAAGATGAAATGCTAAATGTTCTGCTGACGTGGCTGAATTAACCGTTAAAACATGATCTTTTTGCAATCTTTTTGATAGTAAAAGTTCAAACTCATCTACTTTTGGTCCTTGTCCGATAAATCCAGAGTTTAGCGTTTCAGCTACTTTTCCTGAAGCGGTTTCTGACATGAAGACTTTAAAAAGTGGTATCATAAGTAATGAATTCCTTTAGCTTTGTTCGCGTTGTATCTCAATATTGTATTACACATTTGTCAATATTGTTTATTTTTGTTTCAATTGCGTTTTTTGCTTTTTTTACTAAAGCTTCTAACGTTAATTCTTCTGTTATCTTTTTAACGTTCATTTCTATTTTTTTATAATTGTCATTTTCTAGTAAATAATCTATTTTTGATTCTAACCTTTCAAAATCTAAATCTTCACCTAAAGATGCATAATGTATGTCTTCTTCACAAGGCCAAGAAGTCAACTGTTGTTTGACTGAAACGACACATTTTCCTAAAACTAAACATTCATAAAATTTTCTTGATGACATACTTCCAGGTAAGTCGGGACAAATTTTTGAACGATTTAATAAATCATAAAATTGTTGTGATGATAATACGTCATCGAATAAAGCAAATTTTATATCCGGTCTTCTGCTTCTTATTTCTAATAATTTTTCATATCCTCTAGTAGCAGCACCGCATTGCCATTTTCTTATATCTCTATTTTTTGGCCATGCATAAGGACGTTTGTTAGTATGTTTAAACCCTCCAGCAAAAAAAACATCAATGTCTTTTGGTTTTTCTACCCACTTGTTTTTTACTTCAAAAATCCTGCGAGGATCATTGCTGAATATTCCAATAGGATAAATGTCTTCTTTAAAAGGATAAAATTGATTATACTCTTGATCTGAGTTTACTTGAGATTTTAAAATCATCATGTCATCTGGTCTATATGTTCGTTGAATATCAACCAATGTTGACCAAATGATTTTACAATCAGAAGGCGTTCCTCCGCAACCATCATCAGCATCTAAAATAACGAGAAGCTTTTTACCGTTTTTTTCGCAAATGAATGAAGATAGGTTTTTACCCAATCTATGGGTACACATTTTTTCATCAAATGTAGCATTTTGAGCATTTAAAGATTTTAATAAAAAATCCTGAAATATCAAAATGTGATCTCTGTCATTTTTTCCGAATGATGTAATCATTTTATTTCCTTCAACTTATGCCCAGTTTTGCTCATATCTAGCAACCCGATCCAGAATTCAGCAATGTATCTTTCTGGCTTTAAATCCAATCCTGACTTACTTTTCTTTGTTCGTCTCATTTCAACTAAGAAGTAAAAATCTTTTTTTGCATTATTTGGATGCGGAAGATTTCTAATATGTTTTGAAGTTGACCACCAAAAATTTCCTGAAAAATGCCACGGGAATTTTCCTTTTGCTTCATAAGGCATTGACAGCAATGTTCCTGCTGCATGGTATTCATTTAAACAAGATAAACACTCTTCATGTTTATCAACTACTACATCCAACATTTTGCTTCTCCACTCATTTCCTCCGCTAGTTAATCCTTTAAGATGAAGATACAAGACTGAAAAATTTTCATTAGTTGAATCACAATCTTCTTTCATTCTAGATAAAGTTGGAAATTCATAGTCATCAAATTTTTTATTCGTTTCTATTATTCTACATTTTTCGTATTTTATAACGTCAAATTCTTTTTTTTCATCAGTTCCACAAAGTACTATTCTAATTTCTTCAAGTTTATTGAACAACTTACTTTTGAAAATTCTATAATAAATCTCTTCAAAAATCTTAATAGAATTTTGAGAATTTTTATTATCAATCATGTAATGAATGTAACAATAACTTTTCATTTAATCTGTTTTTTAATCCAAGAGTATGTTTTTTCTAATCCGTCTTTTAAGCTTGTTGATGGTTTCCAACCAAGCTTTTCTAAAATTAAATTATTATCAGAATTTCTTCCTCTTACGCCGACAGGACCTTGAATGTTTTTTACGTTTATATTTTTGTTTGCAATGTTTGAAATAATTTCGACAAGTTGATTTATTTTTACCATTTCTTCGGACCCAATATTAACTGGTCCTTCAAATTCAGAATTCATCAAACGTCGAACCGCTTCAATACATTCATCAATGTACAAGAAAGATCTAGTTTGTTGACCATCTCCCCATACTTCGATTGTGCCGCCATTTTCACACTCTGCAATTTTTCTGCATAATGCAGCAGGCGCTTTTTCTTTTCCACCTTTCCATGTACCTTCTGGCCCAAAAATGTTGTGAAAGCGTGCTACACGGATTGACAACCCATAATTTCTAGCAAAAGAGAAATATAATCTTTCGCTGAATAACTTCTCCCATCCGTACTCACTATCTGGTGCTGCTGGGTAAGCAGAACTTTCTGCACACATGGGATTCTCTGGATCTTCTTGGTTGTATGCGGGATAAATGCAAGCTGAAGAAGAATAAAAAATTTTGGGTGGAGTTTTAAATTTTGAAGCAGTATGAGCAACATTCAGATTTATTGTTGCAGAATTATGCATGACGTCTGCGTCATGCTCTCCAGTAAAAATATATCCTGCACCACCCATATCTGCAGCAAGCTGATATACTTCATCAAATGTAGTAAAGTCTTTTAATGTAAGACTTTTTTTTACTGTTTCAACATCTCTTAAATCTCCTATTAAAAATTCATCAGCTTCTGTCTTAGAAAATTCAGGATGTTTTAAGTCAACGGCTCTAACCCAGTAACCTTCTGACTTAAGACGTTTAACTAAATGAGAACCAATAAACCCGCCTGCTCCACAAACTAATGCTTTTTTCATATTTGCTCCATTTAATAATTGTTCAGAGATATCATTGCAATGACTTTTTTTACTTTCTTAGCAAGAATATTAGTTGACCAACCTTTATAAATTTCCAATTCCTTCTAAACTTTTACAATCAGAATCTGTTGAAAAATAAGTCATATTAGATTTAACCTTTTAAATTCATTTATCCAAATATCAATAGTTTTATCATAACTTAAATGAATAAAGTCAGAAAAAAGATTCTCTTTTGTTTTTCCTTGTTCATCTACTAGACTATTATAAATGGAAATATATGGAATACAATCTTTATCACATAAAGATTTGTGAAAGTCATCCCAATGTTTTGATATTTTGTTTCTAATTTCAGAAGTTCCTGAAACATTGTATCGTTGTTCATCAATAGGCATTAATTTTTTTATTGATTCATCACATAAACTTGGCAAAGCGCCTATCACTCCAACATTTTTTACGTTATTCTTTAAATCAATGATTGATCTATGATATCTGCTAACACATTCTTCTACAACATTTTGATATGTTCTATCTTTTGAAACATACTTTGGTAAATGAACTCTACAATCAATTTCTCCAACAAACATTAGAATAAATGACTCATCATTAAAAAATGATGAGTGATCATTCATTAATGAATAAATTTTATGAAGATGATGTTCATAAAAGTTATAAGCAAGAACTGGGCCTAAAAACCAAGTTCTAAAAGGTAAATCTGGGTTTATGTCTGTAAATGATCTTCCTCTAGGCTTTTCTTTTTGTTTTGAAACCTTATTACCGCATGGCGGCGCGCCCGTTAACGTAGCTGCATGACTATTACCAAAAACTTCAAATATCATTTTGAATTAACCAAATATTTTGCGCTTTCTATACAGTTGGTCTTAGCATCGTGACCATAACAGTGATGATCAAACCATTCTTGCGTGTCCTTTATTGGAATTTTATGTTTATCTAATGTATAACAAACTGCCGTTTGTTCACTAGCATTCCAGGTTTTTGCTTTTAACCCCGGAGCTTCAGGGAACTTGCTGACTGAAGATATGTCAACATTCGCCAATTTATTACAAACTTCTGGAATATCTCTTAAGCATTCGATCCATTTTTGTGTGCAACCTAAAGTCCCTGCATTCCATATGGGAAAATCTGTTTTTCCTAGCGCGGTTTGAGCAGCGTATTTTTCACCCCAATAGTCTCTTCCATTATTACAATTTCTTTCAAACTTCCACATAAATGCTCCGTCATGTTGTAGGAGGTCATCTATTGGTTTTTTACAAGTTAAATCATTATCTAACTTTAGAAATCCGCAATCTTTATTGATGTAATGTTGGACAACTTCAACCAATGGCCAAAATCCATATTCATGTTTATTCATCCAAGATACAATCAAATCTTTATCTTGAATCAAGTTTAAATTTTCAAGCGAAACAGCATATTTTTTCATTTTTGAATATAGAAAATCTTTATCATCTGTCAAGATTTGATATTCTAAATTTGGATTATGGTGTAAAAATGTTGCAACTGATGCTGACGTATATTCAAATATAAAATTTTTATCTACATAGGCTTTTTTTGCCCAATGACGACCTGAAGTTTCAAGAGATTTAATGTTATAGTCGAAGACAAGGCTGAAAATATTAAAGTTTTTCATCTGATTCTTATGCCTCTTATCTTAGGGTTTATGTTGTAAGTTAAAAATAGATTTTTCATAATTTCTGGGTATTCGTCAACGTTCCATTGCCCTTTGTTAATAGCTGTGCAAACGTAAGGATAAACTTTAGAATCATAATGAGCTTTTCCTATTTTTGGTTCTCCATTATAAATTAAAGTTCCTTTTATTCCTATTTCTCTAGCACCAGAATTCCATGACTCTGACTCCAACCACTTTTGAGATTTTACATGCTCATAAAGTTTTTTTAATGATTGTTTTTTCCATAAAGTAACTTGCATGGAAAATGCATCCGCTGTGTTCATATGAACTTCATAAATGTCATCTTTAACATGCATGTCAAGAGGAGTTTGATATCCACATCTGATTAATCTAACATAATCATAACTGGATTCTTCAAGAAATTGTTGATATCTTTTTATTGACTCATAATCAATTTCTGAAAATAGAATGAAGTCTTCTTGGGAATAAATTACAAAATTTTCTTTAACCGATTCTAGACATCCCAAATATTGTTTCCAATAAGGATCTAAATTTGAATAAGTGATTAGTTCATGATCTTTATATGTCCAAACTGGAATTGACTCTTCATCTGAAAATGCATAACTTTTCATCTTCGAAGCATTAATGCTTAATTGACCGAAATGCATAGGCCAAACATCTGAATATTTTGATGTTGTGTATGTTATTATTGAAACGTCTTTCATAAAAAAATCATTTATTTGTAGTTAGGTTTTCTAGTCTTCCTATTTTTCTAAGTTCTCTTAAATCATCTAACCCATCATCATTATTAGGAAGCTTTTTATAAGAAGTTGATCTATATGGAATTTCATTTATATTAGGATGTTCAACATAATAGTAAGTTGCAAGAGAGATTCTATAATTGTTATCTGGGCACGATAATGGATGAGGGTGTCCATGATTTGAACCCATGTCTGTTCTAAAAATAACAGCTCTATTAAAAATCGGAGAAATTTTTTGGCACAAATTCTTCATGTCTTTATCCCATAATTCTAAGTGCCCGCCCCATTCTTCTTGCCAGTTTTCATTAAGATATAAAATTAAATTAACTTTTCTTAACATCATTAATTCTTTATGAATATTGTAATCTTCATGTACATCTAGCTTTCCTCCTTTTTTTATAAGATGTAATCCTCCTCCATTTAAGCTTGGGTCTGATTTTAATCTTTTTATTTTTGTTAATGAAGTTAACCAATTTAAAAATTCTTGAGAATTAACTAAAGAAAAATAATCAAAAAAGTTATCATTTAGCTCTTCAATTTTATTAAAAGCTAATTTTTTCTCCAACGGATTATCATACATCCACCACAATTTTTCATTGGGGCTAGGGAAATTTTGTCTTAATTTTTTTGCAAAATCATCAACTAAAAAATTATCAATTATAATGTGATCAAATGGCGAAGATGATACAAATTTAGCAGATAGATCTTCTACATTAAATTTGTTAATTAAATTTTTCACAAAAATCCTTTATTATTTGGTCATAATAATCTTTTATTTTTGATATGTGATATTTTTCTCCAACTTTTATTGATTCTTTTGATAACGAAGAATACGCATCTAGATCATTTTGAAGATCAATGATTGTTTGTTTTAAACTATCAAAATTTTCTACAAAAATACATTTATCTTCTCCAAATTGTTTATAACTTTCATATGGAAGACATATCGTTGGGACTCCATAACTTTGAAAATTAGTTAATTTTGTATTTGGTTTATACCTAATCGTTCTTTGATATACGCCTGAATTTATTGATTCTTTTTCAAAGAAAATAATTCCTATGTCTATTTTTTTAAAAACTGAGTCAAGTTCATAATGATTTTGCGGGTTATAAGATGTAAAAGTAAGGTTTTGCTTACTACAAAAATCTTGCAAGCTTTTTTCATTTAACGTATATTCAGGAACTCCTACATATCCTAAATTTATTGGTCGTTCTTTTAATTCATTTATTCTTTTTGAAAAATTACAATTATGATGAGGTATTACATAGATTTTTTTATCTGTTACTTTTGAAAGTTCTTCTTTACATATATCATTATTTACAATATAAAAATCGCAAAATTTACTTGTATATCTTGAAAAATCGTCCTCTTTTACTCTTCCGTAAAGATAGTCAGTTACTGGGTTATCTGCAATGTCAAACCCAACTATTAAATTATTTAATTTGCAGTATCTCGCGTAGTCTTCATTAAATTTTCTAACATGAATTACTATTTCATTTTTTGGATCTATGGGAAAATCAATATCAACAAAGTCAGAATGCGGAATGATTTCAGATATTTGTTGTCCTCTAATGATTCCTGAACTTCTTTTTGAAAACCCAGCAAATGTTATCATAATTTACTCATTCTTTCTATCACTGTTTTTGCTCTATTGATTGAAGTATGATATAGCAATCCATGCTGTTTTCCAGCTATCCCAATTTTTAGTGATAATTCTTTTTCTTTTAATAAGAAATTTAAATTATTTGAAAATGAACTCATATCATCATATGAAACAGCATGAACAAAATCTTCAAATTTATCTGGAAATTCTATTTGATATTTTTGATATAAGCAGCAAGCTCCTGCTCCAATTGCTTCATAAAATCTATCGCAATTGTCTCCACCACCCCATGCATCAATTACTATTCTAGATCTTGATAAAACTTCTCTATACTCTTTTTCATTTAAAGAATTTGAAACAACTATGTTGTAATTTGTTTTTTGTTTTAAATCATAACAATAATTTGTTATTTCTTTTCTCATTCCTGTACTATGTTGACCGAAGACACACATGACGTCGATGTCTTTTTTTTCATCATTTAATAAATGCCGAGGAGTCATTCCAAAAAGAAGAGGAATAATACCTAAGTCTAAATCCTGTTTGTAACATTCTCTTTTAAAATAAAGATCACAAAAATTTAGCATATCATGATTTATCCAAGGATGTCCTCTTCTTTTAGAAGGATCAACCAAAGAATTAATCATTTGGTCTTTCATCTGATATCCAGTGTAAGTCCACTCGCTTCCATCAATGTAAGCAATTTTAAATTTATTTTTTAAAGAATTTAAAAGGTAGTATTTTGGAGATTGATTATCCCTAACTTTTCCAAAAAATGCTAGAACAAAATTAGCGTCATTAACTTTTAATATTTCTTCATCACTGAATGATTTTGTTATTCCATTTCCTAAATCTGAAGCAATTATTTCAACGCCTAAATTCAAAAGACCATCAACTACTAATTCAGTAGTGTAATCTCTTTTTTTATTAGGAGTTATTGCTATGATTTTCAAAACAATTCAAAAATACTTCCATATATGATTTGTTTACATTAATATTGTCTAGTAAATCATAGTTAATTTTTGAAATTAAAGATTCTCTTCTTTCGTAAGCGTTAAAAATTTTTTCAACAACGTTAGTTGAATCATCCATTTGAATACCATGAGCTTGACATATTTCAGGTATAGCTCCACCGTCTTTGTGATAAACAATAGGTAATCCGCAAGATGAAGCTTCAATATGATGCATTCCGCAAGCTTCCCATCTTGCTGCAGTTAAATAAACATCATGTTTTCTAAGCTCATCTCCTAATTCTTTTCCATACAATGGAGAAATTAGTTTAGTGTTTTTAGGCACATATTCTTTGTAGTATCTACCGATGTAAGTAAATTCAATATTTTGATGCAAATTAAGCTTTTTATCTAACTCGATATAAGCATCAAATCCTTTATTATAGTTGTTCGACCAATGATGGGTTACAACTTTAATTTTTTCATTTTTTTCTTTTTGTTTTGAAGGATAAAACCATTGATGATTGCAGCCATTTCTAATAACATGACTTTGTTTATTAAATCCATGCTGCTCATAATGATTTTTTAACCAATCGCTTATAAAAATTGTTTTATCAGCTATTGCATAATTTGCTTTTATGTTTAAATTTACTAAAAAGTTAGTTCCTCGAGGGACATCAGAATCATTTATACGATGAATGACTTTAACGTTTTTATTTTTTGATTTTAAAAAAGTCTTGTATTGAATCAGCTGATTTATATCTCCAAACCCATCATCATCTCTCGGATCCATCATTAAAATGACATCGACATCATCTTCATAGCTAGTCGTGACTTTATGTCCGATTGATTCAGCGTAGTCAGTAAACCCTGTAGCAAAATGTATTCCACCGCCCCATGGATTTCTTCTAAGCTTTCTATTAATAAAAATCTTCATTTTCTCTTTAAGATTTTAGAATATTCTGGAAAATAAAGATAATCAATTCTAGTACCTAGGAAACACTTAATTGAATGAGAAACATCCTCGCATATTGGTTCTCTATCATTAAAGCTAGTGTTTAAAATGATAGGAACCCCAGACTTTTCTTTCCATTTTAGTAAGAAATTATGATACCATTGGTTGTCTTCTTTTCTAACGGTTTGAAGTCTTGCAGTACCATCTTGATGAACTACCGCTGGGACTAATGATTTCTTTTCTTCTTTAAAATTCAATACAAATTGCATGTATGGACTTTCTTGATAGTTTAAAAACCACTCATGAGCATCTTCTTCAAGAATAGAAGGAGCAAACGGTCTGAACCATTTACGATGCTTCACTTTTTCATTGATGATATCTTTCATATCTCCGCGGCGAGGGTCAGCAAGAATGCTTCTGTTTCCTAATGCTCTCCGACCTGATTCACTTTTTTCATTGAATACCGCAACGATGTTTCCGGCCGCTAAAAGATCTGTCATTTGATCTAGTGTGCAGCCTGAAACGTCAACAGGAAAATTTTTAACAACATTATTAAAATGTTCTTCTCCCCAAAGTTCTCCTAAATACGGAGTAAAATTGTGTTTCCATTGAATTCTGGGATTTCCTAAAATTTCATGCCAAAGTATTTGTGCTGCTCCGATAGGTAAACCTCCGTCATACGGAACTGGAGGTATATAAACATTTTCTATGTTATCTGGAAACCAAGATTTGATCTTTCCCATGGCAACAGAGTTTAATGCTACTCCGCCTGAAATGCATAAATTTTTTGATTTAATTGGACTAACATCTATTGCAAACTTTATAATTTGCTTCAACAATTCTTCAGTAGATGATTGTAGTCCTGCGGCAAGATCAAATTTATCTTGTTCTGATTTTCTTGCAATTGCTGCCCATGGTTCAAGATATGGATGTGAAGGATCAGCATCACTAGTTGCACCAGGAGGTTGATTATGAGGTTTCATGCTTGATGGCATAATATCGGTTGTCAACATTTTTAAAAAATCTTGGTGGTACTTTTTCGCATCACCAAATGCCGCCATAGCCATCACCGTACCTTCTTCACCTCCTAACGGCCATCCGTTTTGAAGTTTAAAAACATATCTAGTAATTCTTGTCCAGACACCTCCGATGTTAATTTCGTAAGGTTTAAAAGTCTTTAAGTTTTTCATGGTGCAATCTTTTGCATACCATATTGTGCAAGCTGTCTCTGCACCATGTTCATCTTCAGAACCGCCGCCGTCTATTGTTAGAACAATTGCATCATCAAAATTGCTGGAATAAAATGCGTTAGCTGCATGAGATCTATGATGAGAAAAGAAATGTATTCCTCCTCCATTTTTTTCTACTATACCTTTTATTTTTTCATATGAATCTTCGTATTGCTTTAGCTTCTTTGTCGGATAAGTTGTTGCAATATGAGAAATATCATCTACATTTTCTACTGTATCAAACATGAACTTTACTGAATCACCAGGAGGAGACTTTTCACGATTATAGCGTTCATATTCTGCGTGAATAGTTGGTTGACCATTTTCTAAAATGCAAAATGAACAATCATGTCCAGACCAAACTCCAGCGACTTTTATAGATTTCATTTTTTTTCTCTTTTTATGGCTGTTACTAAATTCTCATTCCATTATACACGGTTTTTTTAAATTTATCGTTATCATCATTAATAGATTCTATGATTTTAAAATCAAGATTATTATCAATTAATAACTTAGCAAAAGCTTTTGTGTCTTTAGGCAAACACATTCCTCCATAACCACGTAAAGAATCAGAAACGTCTAAGTACATGTCTAAAGCTTTTCCTGTTTTTATATAAGCATTTTTTATAGCATCATAATCGCAGTTTAGCTTTTTAGAAGCTTCAAAAAAAACATTGGCAAAAACTATTCTTAATGAAGCGTAAACGTTGTTGAAATATTTAAGTAATTCTGCTTCAGTAGGAGACAGTCTTACAGTTTGTTTGGGTAAAAAACCGTGAATACTTGAAATAGTTTCATAAACGTAATCGTTGTTAGTACCAATCGCTAGAACGTTATGGTTTTTTATAAAGTCTTCGACTGCGCACCTCTCTCTTAAAAACTCAGGAACAAAGCAGATAGAATTATTGCTGTATTTTTCTACCATTGTTTGTGTAAATCCAGGTACTGCTGTTGATCTTATCGCTATGATACCAGCATAGTTTAATTCATGCAAATCATGAATTACGCTTTCAAGAATTGAAGTATCACATCCACCATCTTCTAAACTTGGTGTTGGGACGCAAATAAATACAGCTGAAGTATTCAAGACATCTTCTAACTTTGTGTTTAATTTTATGTCATGAAAAGATACTTCATGATCTAAAGTTTCAAATCCTTTTTTATTAGCATTTCCAACGACACCAAGACCAATTATTCCTACTCGCATAATAATGATTCGACCGTTCTGCGGAGTCCTTCTTCAAGATCGATTATACTATCAACATTTACAAAATTATAAAGTTTTTTTGTATCAGGACATCTTCTTTTTGCGCTTCCAAGAGGACTTTTGCGTATTTCAAGCTTATCTGGATTGACTTCCATTATTTTCATTATTATTCTTGCGACGTCACTTATTTTTACTTCTTGCTGGTTCCCAACATTCACAATTTCATTTGTACAGTTTAAAACTAAATCATGTGTAAATTTAACTGCATCATCAATATAACAAAATGAACGTGTGTCATCCCCGTTTATGTAATACTCTCCAGTTAGTACTCTCTCTACAAACTCAGAGATAAAATGATCTTTTTGTCTTGGACCATATACGTTAAAATATCTAATGATTAACCAAGGTAATCCAGAATTTGAAACTAAATTTTCTCCTAATGCTTTTGGAATGCTATAACTCCATCTAGGATTTAAGATGTTATCAAACATAATTGGAACTTGTTCATCAGTAGGAATTTTATAAATTCCTTTATCTGTTGCACCATTAAAAATTTCGCATGTAGAAGTAAAAACAAATTTTGTTTTAGATCTTGAATATCTTTTTACTAGATTAAAAGTTGGAATCGTGTTGTTAAACGCAACCATCGTTGGAGATTCATAAAAAAGTCTAGTTCCATTAGTTGCAGCCATGTGAACTAAAACATCACATTCGGGTAAGTTATTAACTACAATTTCAGAGCAAAGATCTTTTCCATCAACTAAATCTGCGGTAAAAATTTCGTTTGAATGTTTAATAAAGTCGTAATAATGACTTCCTATAAACCCTTTATCTCCAGTTAATACTATTTTCATAATTTTAAAGTTGATTAAAAAGATCTCTATATGCTTTATATCCAAATGGCAATAATATCTCTTTTACGTTAGGTATTGCAGGAATTGCCTTTATTACATCGTCATGTATTGCAGAAGATGGTAAAACTGCTTCTGCCATTCCCATGCTTCTAGAAATCATTGAAACATCTAATAGTCCACACTCTATTAAAGATTGAGGACCCCCTTCATACCTAGAAGTAACTGGATACAAATCAAGAGTTTGATACAGCTCATTTACGATTTCTTGTGAAGGCAATTCTATGTACGTAAAAGGTATTGATAAATCGTTCAGTTTGCTAATGATATATTGCCTACGCCACCCAGATAAAACTACATGAATTGATGGAGATGTTTCTTTTAGTTTAGTTAAATATTCAGCTAATAAATCTGGTCCTTTTTCTAATTTTGGACTTTTTAAGTCGCTTCCTTCTGTGTCTCTCTGAAATGATCCTATAACTGTTGCATCAAGAGGAATGTTATATTTTTTTCTGAATTCTTCTTTCGTACCAGTCTTTTTCCATATTTTTTGATTTGCCCAATATGGGATCACTTTAATAGGTTTATTTGTATAACTTTCGATAAACTTTTTGGTGTGAATGCTTGGCGTGTGATAAATATGAGTAATTGAATCTCTTTCCTTAAAGTCATTAATTTGATCAATACCAAACTTTTCAGGCACGATGTGGTGGATTGTAGTTACTACTTTTTTTGTTTTTAAAAACTGTATTGGTAAATTTCTCCAGCACCAATCAGAAAACAACCAAATTACATCTGCTTGTCTACAATCAAAAACGCTAATATCGCTGTTGTCTTCATACCATTCTTTTGTAAATCTATCAATAATCCAGTTTTCTTTTGGAGGTAAAACGTAAACTTTATTCATGTAGATCACCTGAAGGTTTTAAATATTTTTAATTTTCTATTATTCGTTTAAAAAAATTGATGTAGTTTGATAAACAGTTTGTCATGCTGACATCAAATGGATTTTTTAATTCTTCTTTTTTTGGAAGTTTTTCAGTTATTTGAGTTATATCGATAGAAGGGGGATCATCATAGTTTGCTAATTCAAAATTATAATCGTTCTTTTCTTTAAGAATTATTCCATAACCTTGCACTAGCTCTTTTGTTCCACCATGTTCTGAACATATAACAGGAGTTTTTTGAGACAATGATTCAACAACAGTATTTGGACAATGATCTAGCCATGCTAGATGCAGCATCCAATTTGCTGCAGAAAATATTTCAAGACATACTTCATGCGGTTGCGAACCAGCGTAAAAAATGTGAGGATCTGCAATTTTTGTTGCATTTGATCCCAACACTATCAGCGCTGCCGATGAATAAAAATTTCTTAAATGTTTATATAATTCTACGTTTTCGTTTAAACGTTTTTGTGGATGCCAATTTGCAGAACAGACAAACAACATTTCGTATTGCTTTCTGATTTGTTCTAATGTCGGTATATGAAATTTTTTAATTTCAGGTGCATTAATACCGTTTCTAATTATTGAACCATTTTTATGATGACCCCACCACTTCGTAGTCATTCCTTTATCAAACTCAGATTGCCATATTACTGCATCTGAATTTTGATATAGATTTTTTATTGATGAATTTTTTGTTTCAAATTCTTCTGGTTTGAACCAGATTCCATCTAGTCTTTGAACTACTTTTTTTGCTAAAGGTCTTCCTGAAGGTTCGATAAAAACTATTGAAACATCAGCTTGTCTACCATCATACAATTCAACTTCGTGACCAGACTCTATCAATCCCATTGCCAATCTTTTTGCAAAGGAGTTTGGTCCAGTTGTTGAACTCATGTTAACATTGTCTAAATGTACTTTCATGATCTCTTTTTTACTTCTTGTATAAACGGAATTGCAAATGGAGTTTTATTAAACATCATAGCCATAAGAGCTAATTCTTTCGTGTTTATGTTTGAAAGATTAGCTCTTTGAGTAAAAATGTTTGGATCAAGCTCTTGTCCTCCATTAATTGTAACTGAATCATAGTACATTTGTGCAATAAAATTTACAGATTCATTGCTCAAAGGAATAGAAGATTCTTTGACAACTTCAGATAAAGAAAAGAATATATCCTGATAAATCTCAGAACAAGCTTGCGAAGTTAATTTTTCACCTTTTCTTCTTAATAGACGTTCTACTAATAATTTTGAAATTGAGTCGTGAAGAGCTTCGCCTTGTTGCATCATTTTACATACCCTCTATTTCTCATAAAAACTGCTTCATCTCTTTGAAAAAGAGCATCATTAGTTTGATAAGTTTCTGGAATATCATTTATTGTATAATGATACATTACTCTTGGTAAGAAAACTCTTTTTTTAGAGTGATGTAACGCTGGTAAATAAATTGCCTGATCGCCGGCTCTTCTTATATAATTTCCGTCTTCACCACGATAGTTTTCATCTTTGACGTCATTCAATAATTTTTTTCTAAAAGTTTTTAAATGACTTGTAACCCATGGATGTTTATAAGGGTCTGAATCTTGTGACATCGGACCGCTTATATTTTTATCGCTGAATCCCCACCTGTGAGCAGTCCACAAAATATCGCAATTGCTTTGTTGATAAACTGCATCGATGATGGATAAAGCATCTAATTCAGTTAACCAATCATCAGCATCAATTCTGCAAATGATATCGTCATCATTGCACATTGAAATTCCAGTTAAAACATTTGAAACTTCCCATTTTTTTTCTGAATTCCAAATATTAATAATCTTTTTTGAATACTCGCTGTTCAAAATAGATTTAAATTCATTACAAATTTTTTTTGATTCTTCTAAATGATCAGACGAAGAAACATCATCAATTAAAATCAATTTCCAGTTTTCATGAGATTGACCACAAATAGAATGAAGCATTCTTGACAACGTTTTAGAAGCGTTGTACATAGGAGAAATAAATACGAAGTTATTTTTTAACATATAAATCTTATTTCACTATAAGATAGAATCTTTATCACTTTCATTCCACAACATTTCATTTGCTTTTCTATAAGATTCTTGAGTTCCAGCATCAATCCATCCGCAATTGATATCAACGACTTTTCCATTTCTGTTTTTCACAAACCAGGAACTAACATCGCTAATTTCATACTCTCCTCTTGCCGAAGGTTTTAATGTGTCAATTACTTCAAATGCTTCGCTAGTGTAACAATATAATCCTACGATAGCTTTATCGCTGGGAGGATTTTTTGGTTTTTCAATTATGTCTATAACATTGCCTTTTTTGTCATATTCAGGAACTCCAAACCTATGAGGATCTGGTACTGATTTGGCAAATAATTTAAATGAATCATTAGAGGTTTTAAACTCTTTTATTTCTTTTGAAATAAGATCATGATCGCTAAAGATATTATCTCCAAGTAGCACGGAAAATTTTTCATCTCCACAAAATACTTTACAAAGATTAAGAGCTGCGGCTATTCCATTCGCTTTATCTTGGACTCTATAAGTCATAGAGCAATTTAAATGTTCACCTGAACCTAATGAAGATATGACTTGTCCAGCATGATCAGTTCCAGTAATAAGCATGATGTCTTGGATTCCAGAAGAAGTAAATAAATCAATCATTCTGTAAACCATAGGAACACCTGCTACTGGAAGCAAGCATTTATTGGTGGCTTTTGTTAAAGGATATAGCCGGCTTCCTACACCACCTGCAAGTATTATGCCTTTCATTCTTTTTCTCCTAACATGATTTTAGGCTGAGTTCTATTGATTTTCAAATGAGGAGTTAAAGTTTTTCCGTCCCATTTTCTATGCCAAATCCATCCACCTAATTTTTCTTTTAATTGTGATGCTTTTTCTGATATCATTTGATCTGTGACTTTAGACCATGGAACATCAAACATCATATTTGATTCTGCTGTATCTTCATAAGTTTTCCCTGATAAAGATTCCCAATGCTTCGTCCAATAATCTCTATACAGTTTTATTTTTCTTTCTAAATTATACCAGCTGTAATGGAAAACGCAAGGTAAACTATTAACTACGTTATTAAACCATGCATTATATTCTGTCAAAGCTTTTTCATTTCCTAACATTGCAGCATTTCTTGCTTGATCAGCTTCTGGAGAATAAAAGCTAACATGATTAATTCTTTCACCAGTATTTGAATCTATCATATCGCAGCCGTCACCGGCAATTGCATAAAGATTTCCTGATTCATCATACTTGCGAAGATCTTTTGGAATTCCATGAGTAATGTTTTGTTTATTCCTGCTTAATCTCCACTTCCATGGCATAATATCTGCTCGAACTTTTTCAGCGCTGCCCCAATACTCAATGACAGGAAGAGAGATTATATCAACGCCTTGTGGAAATTTTGAACATAAATCGATAATCTTTTGAGCATCATCTTCATGAACAATTTCATCAGAATCCATTTGCCAACAAAATGTTGATTTACACATCGAACGGGCTTCTGCTTTTTGCATTCCATCAAAAACTGCAAATCTAGGATGTGACCAATCTCTATGAACTTGTTTGATTTTAAGTTTTGATTCTTTTTCAGCTAGTGATTTTAGCTTTTCCCAAGTTCCATCAGTAGATCCTCCGTCGACGACACAAACTTCTTCGCAAAATGAAAACATTGATTGTATGCATTGTTCGAACGGATATTGTTGCTTAATGCAATTAAACACAGTAACATACCCGCTGACTGATGGACGGTAATCCATCATCTTTTTTATTCCATTCCAAAATACGTTTGGAGCGGTAAAAAGATATTCTTCTATCGAAGAAATATCGTCTGTCATGAACCATTCTTCTTTTGAATGTTGAACGTTATCATTTAAATGTAGCTTGCAGCCAAGAAGTTTTGCTTCGATGACCATTCTTGGACATGTATCTTTTCCTTTTGGAAGATAAACAAACCCTTCGGCATTAGAAAGCTTATCTAACATCGTTTCATAAGGAACATTCCACACAACTTCATGATTTTTAGAAGTTTCTTCACACCACTTTTTTGCTAAATCAGCACCTTTTACCCAAGAGTCTGATCCTAAAACTATCCAATTTTTTCTTTCAGACTTTGATGTTCTAACATGCTCTCTAAGTAACTTGATTGTTCCTAAAGTTTTTTTCGAAAAAACGCTGGATAAAACAACATTATCTTTTTCAGATAAAAATGGGAACATCCTGAGGTACCAATCTTTTTGAGCCTCTGACATCCACCACAATCCTCTGGACCCATAATAGAAAGCAGATATTAGTTTTCCATTCAACTGTTCTTGACAGTCACAAGGTTTTCCTGCGTTTGATTCATGTTTTTCTGGAGATCTATATCGGCAATATTTGTAATCGTATTCTAGGATGCTATATTTCAAATTTCCTATAATTGTAGGAATTAATTCTGGATTAAGTTGAGAAAAATTCCCAAAGATCCAAAATTTATCTACACCTTGACGCAAAACATCCAAATCGACGTCTTTGGCAAGAATTTTTACATGCGGCAAAGGACATTCCTCAATTAACGCCTCGGTCGTTAATTCCGCACCTCCAGTATAGTGTTCAGCAAATAAATCTGCTATGAAAATTACTTTAGAATTTTCTGGTAATGTAATTTTCGGCTTTTGGACATTAAAAATATTTTCGTTAAAGATGCTCAAGTTTTCCTCAAAAACTGTTGTTAAAGAATATTTAATAAAGATCTAATTTATAAGAAGTATTAATAAGAATTAGATCTAGATTATTAATAGATCTATTGTCTTTATAGATTATTTATAATAGCTAAATAAGTGAGGATGTATATGTCAAGGAAACAAAATTTTGAAAAAAATACATCTCTTAAAAAATTGGCTGGTCGTCCTAGAAAAGATGCAATGCAAGACGACTTACAACCTCTATCTACAAAAGCAATAGAGAAGATTGAGAATAACTATCGAATCATTTTAGAAATGCAAGATAAAATCTTATCTGCTCCTGCCATGAATGGTGGATTTACGACTTTAATGTACAAAGTTGAAAACATAGAAAAATCGCAAGGACAACTGGTAGAAAAAGTTGATCAAATTCATGGGGTTTTGTACGAGCCAGATAATGGGTTATATGCTAGACTAAAGAAAGTAGAAAATGATTGCGCTCCAAGTGAAGTATTAGATGATCTTGAAAAAGATGTTCAAGAAATAAAAATTTGGAAAAACTCTGAAGAAAAGCAATCTGAAAAAGAAGAAATTAAAGATTCTGAAAAAGACAAACTTTTGTCAGAACATGAAGCTGTTTTAAAAGATATACAAAAAAACATATCAAAATATAACGCTGCAGCAAAATGGATAGCTGTTTCTTTAGGTGGTGGATTATTGAGCATGCTCGGAAAATTGATTTATGAGTATGTGACAGGACACATAAAAATCGTTTAATCATTTAAACATTTAGAAAAAAACACATAATAAAGAAATTATGTCTGTTTTTTTTAATGAAGACGTGTCTTCAAGAATACTTTTTGTTTTAAATAAATCTTTAGAGATTATAGAAAATTCAAAGAATCACGTTATAAACTTTGAAAAAGATAGAATCTTGTCTAAAACAGATATTCAAACTTGCATCAATTACAAGTTTGAAGGAGAATTAGAAACTTCTATTCAAAAACTTTTAATTGAGCATGCTTTTAAAGCTGAAAAAATTTCTCCTGGTGGGTTTAAAAAAACGATAAAGTACTGTAATGATTTGTTTTTTAATAAAAAACATGATTTATTTGTGGAATCAGTTTTTTATCCTACCTTAGAGAATTTAAGGTGCATAATTAATTCATTTTGTGATGATGAGACTATTTCGAATTTATGTTTTGAAGCAATTCAATTGGCTGGATTTGGTGGGAAAATTTCTATAGAAAAAAGCCTAAATTCTTCCACATCTATAGAATTAGTTGATGGCTATTCATTTAAACATGATCCTATAGGATTACAGCCGATAAAATTAAAACAACCTAGAGTTGTTTGCATAGATGGATATATCGAATCTGTTTCAGAGGTCAATCTACTTTTTGAAGGAGCAGTTCAACTTAAGCATCCTTTAGTTTTAATCTCTAGAGGCATGCATGAAGATGTATTAAACACTATAAAAGTTAATCGTGACAGAGGCTCGATGTTTGTTTATCCAGTTAAAATTGCTTTTGATTTAAATGGAATAAATACGATAACTGATCTATCAACAATTTTAGGAAAACCTCCTGTTTCTTGCAATTTAGGAAATTTAATAAGTTCAACGTCAATTGAAGATTCAGTTGAAGTAAACGATATTATTATTTCTGGAAATAATTTAACCGTAAGAAATCCAAAAACTAGACATTCAGTTAACTTACACGTCAAATCATTAATAGAGAAAAGACAATCTAGCGAAGTAAATGATGTGGAAGATTTATTGTCTTCAAGAATTAAATCTCTTTCTGGAAATTGTGTTATCATTAGACTCCCAGATAACTCAAACTATGTAACAACTTCGCAAATAATAGATTATGTTTTAAGAGCTATTAAATCCATGTTGGATTACGGTGTCTTTTTTAAAGAAGAAAAAATTTATCTTTATGGAAGCTATAAATCTTCAAAAGAGATGTCAGATAAATTTTATTCTTTAATGAAACAAGTTTATGCGTATGTAGATTAAACTTTCTAATATTTCTTTATTTACTTTTTCTACATTATGCGTAACATATAAACATGTCGAATATAAATCTTGATAAAACGTCTTGGGAATTAGTTGAAGTCTTAAAGGACACAGCAAAAAAGAATCTTCTTAATGCTGTAAAAAACGAACAATTAAAGGTTGATCAAGAAGTTTTACCAAAATTATTTTCTTTAATTGATTCTTCAATGTCAGAAGGATATAACAAAAGTTATAAAGTTTTTTCAGAAAAGTTTTTACAAGCCAGTAAGCAGGTATCTTCGCAGGAACCTTTAAAAAAAAGAAAGTAAATTTTTTTAAATCTTTATGGCTATCTATGGTCAAAAACATTTGATAAAGTGTAGGTGTGTTTTACCTCAATTTAAAAATTCTTCAGATCCAGAAAAGAAACAACATCGATTTACGGTTTTTTCCGAAATCACTGATGATGTCGTAAAGCAAAAATTTGCGCAATGTAATAATTGCGGATTAGTACATAAAGTTACAGATATTTGTACTTCTGAAATAATGACTGGCAAAGAATCGATGGGATCAATTTTATCAATCGATGATATTAAACCTGGATTACATCCGTCTCTAGTTTCAATATTAGAAAGACATCAGTGCGATCTTCCTACATGGGAGCATGCACAACATATTGTAGAAAATAAAAAATGGGGAGATATTGTCATTTTAACTAGCGATCTTGAAGAAGACGTGAAAAATATCAAGTATGTTAGAATTTTGGGAGAAACGCTTTATAAAGTTGATTCTCATTCAAGAAAAGAATTAATCGGTGTATAAAATGCATTATGGGCAATTAACTTCAGAAAAGTTAGCAAAAGAAAACGAAGACTGTAGAAGAATAGTAAAAGAAATCCTAAATGTAGGAATGTCTCAAAGACAACATATGTTTCTTATTTATTTACTTTCTTTAGAGTTAGAAAACATTGAATACGTGCAAGCTTTGGCTGAGCTAATTAAAGAAATAGCTGGAGATCAAATTTTTATTTCAAAGAGAGAAGACAATGGGACGATCAGCTGAACCTCAAAATTCTAGACTAGCTCCGAGTAGAAAATCAAATTCTGATGATCACGATGCAGCGATACTAATGTCTCCAAGCGAAGATTCTAGAATCGTTGTTTTATATGGAGGGGTCAGCGAGCAATCAATTGCTGCAACAATAGTTCAGCTTTTATATCTTGCAAATCAAAATCATAAACCAATTCATCTAGTAGTTTCCACTTATGGTGGATCAGTAGATGAAATGTTCTCTCTTTATGACACTATTAAATTTTTACCATGTCCAGTTCATACAATTGCTTTAGGAAAAGTCATGTCCGCCGGCGTTCTTCTTCTTGCTTCCGGTGTTAAAGGAAAAAGAATGATAGGATCTTCTGCTAGGTTAATGATGCATCCTATTTCAGGTGGATTTTATGGAAATGTTTTTGAATCAGTCAACGAAACCAATGAACATAAAAGATTACATCATTTGATGACAACTGCTCTTCAAAATGAAACAAAGATGACAGTCGAACAAATCGAATCAATTATGAAATCAGGACACGACTATTATCTAACTCCTGAAGATGCTATTAAACTTGGAATCGTTGACAAAATTATCGGTAAATGATAGTGTAATGTTCACAAACTAAGATATACTTTTGTATGCATGCCTGCGTATGATTACAAAAAGTACTTTCCTTTTGAAAAAGTAAGGAAAGAACAAGCTTCTGCAATTGAATTTGCTATTGATGCTTATGAATCTGGAAAAAGATATGTAGTTCTAGAACTTGGAACCGGCGTAGGAAAATCTGCAATAGGAATTACAATTGCTAGGTATATGGAATCACATGCACCTGCAATGAGAAATGCAGATGGCGATTTAATGACAGGTGCTTATGTCATTACAACGCAAAAAATCTTACAAGAACAATACCTAAGAGATTTTGGAGGCGGACCGAACAAAACATGTTTGGTTAGATCCATCAAGTCTAGTTCAAACTATCAATGTTCTTTTTATCCTGATCAATCTTGCGCTGAATCGAGGCGAATTTTAAGCAGCCTATCAAAACAGCTAAGCGGAACAGAGTTTCAAAAGCAATGTAAGAATCAATGTCCATATGGATTGGAAAAGCAAGAATTTATTGATTCTCCAATTTCTGTCACAAACTTTTCTTATTTTCTTGCTGAGACGATGTATGCAGGAAAGCTTGAACCGCGAGCATTATTAATTGTTGATGAAGCTCATAATACAGAAACAGAGTTAGGAAAATTTATCGAAGTTACATTTTCTGAAAAGTTTGCAAAAGACGTGCTTAAGTGCAAACTTCCAAAGCTAATGGATCAAACTTCAGTTTATGATTGGATTTGTAAAGTTTATAAGAAATCAGTTTCAAAATATATTAAAGAACTTGAAAAAAATCTTGTAAAACTAAGCGGTGATATTGAAGGTTATGGAACTTTTTCAAAACAGTATGAAATGTTAGATAAACACATCTGCAAAATTAATAGGTTCATCGAAGTCTATAAACCTAGCAATTGGATCATGAATGTTTCTTACCCTTCTCCTGACAACAAGAAGGCCGGTAAAAAATTTGAATTTAAACCGATTGATGTTTCACCATATAGTAATGATGTATTTTTTAAACATGGTGCAAGAGTTCTTATGATGTCAGCTACCATAGTTGATAAAGATATTTTTTGTGAATCATTAGGAATTAAAAAAGAAGATATAGCATTTTTAAACATATCTTCTCCATTTCCAATTGAGAATAGACCGATTCACTTCATTCCAGTAGGATCAATGTCAAAAAATAACATTGATAAAACCTTACCAGTAATGGCTGAAACAGTCAGGATGTTGTTAGAAAAACATTCAAAAGAAAAAGGAATAATTCATTGTGCAAATTATAAAGTTGCAAAATTTATTAATGATCAACTAAATGATCCTCGTCTGCTAATGCATGATTCTACTAATAGAGACCAAATGTTGAAATTTCATGTTGAATCAAAAGATCCTACTATTCTATTGAGCCCTTCTATGATGGAAGGTGTAGATTTAAAAGACGATCATAGTAGATTTCAAATTATTTGTAAAGTTCCTTTTCCTTACTTAGGAGATCTTGTTATTCAAAAAAGAATGGAAAAAAACCAATTTTGGTATCCTTATATGACCGCAAAGTCTGTCATACAATCGTTAGGTCGTTCAATAAGAAATGAAAATGATTTTGCGATATCATACATTCTTGATTCGGATTGGGAACGTTTCTATAAAATGAATCGATCAATGTTTCCAAAAGATTTTTTGGTATCATAATTTTACTCCTGATTCGTGATGCCTATATTTTCGCAAGGAGGATAATCCAATATGTCAGAAAATGAAGTTTTAGCAAAGTGGTCAGATCTTAAGTCTCTTGTTGAGTCTCTTGAGCATGATGTTGCAAAGAATGCCAAAGGAACAGCAGCTGCAGGCGTCAGAGTTCGTAAAGGACTGCGCGACCTTAAGACAAAAGCTGGTGAGCTTGTGAAGCTTACTCTTACCTTAGACAAGACAAAGAAGAAAGACTGATTACCAAAATTGGTTGTTGTTTTTAATGGGATACATATATTAACATGTGTATCCCTTTTTTATTTAAAAAAGCAAAATTATGACGAGGTATAAATGCCAGCACCAAGAAGAGCAATTTTAGCTGATATTAGTGAACAAAAGTTAGATCCAAATCAAGTTTATACACAAACTAACAAATCAGGAAAGTTTGTTGTATCTTCAGATGAAGTTGTTCAATATAAAAAGAAAGAAACTAAGTCTAGTTCAAAAGTTTTAGAACAAAAGTTATCTGTAGAAAAAACTTTAAAAAATGACGATGAATTAATAGTCATTAAAAAAGATGAAAATTTGCATGTTACTATGAATGAAGAAACAAATGATTCTGTAAAAGCTACAGATGAAGAACATACAACTGACCATAAAGAATCTATGAATGATGTTGTAAGTTCTCAGATTATGAATGTAACTACAAAATCTTCAGAATCTTCAAAGAAAAAACAAAAGAAAAAGTGAAATCAAATTAAAATTGAATTTTTTATCTTTTGAATGATTGTTTTTTCAATTTGACAAATTCTCATTCTAGTTAATCCATAGATTTTTCCAATTTTTTGAAGTGTATAAGGGCCATTTTGAGAAGCAATAATAACGCAATTAAAGCTGTCGATATTGTTAATGTGATGTCGGCAGCTTTTCTTTTGGCAGCTTACTTTGTGCTTGGCATGTGCTTCAAAACATTTTATGTTGTTAATTACTGGTAATTTCATTTTTAGATCTTATCAATTAGTTTATAATCTAAGTGATAAATTTACATTGTTCATATAGAATAACATGACAAAGACATATGTTTTAGACACCAACGTTTTATTGAGTGATCCTGATAGCATCCACAGTTTTGAGGACAACGACTTATTAATTCCTATTCTTGTTTTGGAAGAGTTAGATAAACACAAAACAAGAAACGATGATGTAGGTAGAAATGCTAGGCAGGTTAGTAGAATGCTTGACTCAATGAGAAATGAGTCAAGTTTTCATGATGGAGTAAAAACTAGAGGAGGAGGAACAATTAAGATTGTTTCTTCTGAAGTTGATCCATTGTCATTGCTTCCTAAAGAAATGTTAAAAAGCTCTAGCTTAGATAACATGATCATAGGATTTATGTTGACTCAAAAAGACAAGAACCTAGTTCTTGTTTCAAAAGATATCAACATAAGAGTTAAGTGTGACGCTCTTGGTCTAAAGTGTCAAGATTATTTAAATATGAGAATTTCTTCTGACATTGATGAATTGTACAGAGGAGTTAAGTTAATTCATGTTAATGAAGATATCGTTGATTCATTTTATAGAGATGGAAAGATAGAGAAAGAAGTAGCGACGAAGGAACAAATTTATTCAAACCAAATAGTAATTTTAAAGACTGTCGATGAAAGAGGAAATACTGTTAAATCAGCGATGTCTAGATCTTATGAAGATGGAACATTAAGATCTCTTTCTAAAATTGAAAGTGTTTTTGGATTAAGGCCAAGAAATAAAGAACAACTATTTTCTTTAGATTTATTAATGGACGAAAATATAAAGTTGCTTTCGATGATCGGAAAAGCTGGTTGCGGAAAGACACTTTTAGCAATTGCAGCAGGATTAGAACAATTATCTTCTGTTGGATCCCAACCAAAATATCAAAAATTAATAGTTTCGCGACCGGTTCAACCTGTTGGAAAAGACATAGGATATCTTCCAGGTACTTTAGAAGAGAAGATGGAACCATGGATAGCACCTGTTAAAGACAATCTAGATTTTCTTTTAGGTATTAATGGTAAGAAATCAGGAAGAAAATCAAAAGATAATCTAATGTCATCTGATCCTTATATGGAATTGATGCAACAAAGAGGATTAATTGAGATTGAAGCAATTTCTTTTATTCGTGGTAGATCAATTCCAAACGCATTTATTATCATTGATGAAGCACAAAATTTATCTATGCATGAATTAAAAACCATTGTCACTAGAGTAGGAGAAGGAACAAAAATTGTTTTGACTGGAGACATTGAACAAATAGATAATGTCGAAGTTGATGCTTATACGAACGGTTTAACTTATGCAATTGAAAAGTTTAAAGAACATTCGATTGCAGCACATGTTACCTTACTAAAAGGAGAAAGAAGTCCATTAGCAACTTTAGCTTCAAAGATTTTGTAAGGCATTTTTATCATTCAAATAAATAATTGATATTGCCATGAGCGGAATTTTAGATAACAAAACAAGAATAATGGACACGATCCTCACGTTAGAGGGTCGTCGCCAAATGGCTGATGGCAAATTAAAGATAGAATATGTAAGTTTTACAGACAATTCTACTTTTTATGATCCAGATGTTGTTAGCGGATCAGCAGATCCAACTAATAGAATTTATTTCGAACAGTGTCATTTGCCGCAAGATCAAATAACTTTTGAAGCAGATGATTCTGGTAAGTTAAAGCCATTTAAAAATTCAGATAATATCAACGTTTCAAATTCAGGAAAAATATTTGTTTCTTCTTCAACGAATTTAACATTTTTGGAAGGAACAACATTTTCATCTACTGCAAATGAGTTAATTGTTTCTTCTATTAAAAATTTTAATAATCTTCAAGTTATAGGAACGAAAGATTTTGTTTTTGAAAATGAAGGGTTTGAGATAGGACCTTCTGAAGTAAATTTTGATGTTTTATATAAAAACAAAATAGGTTCCTCTGATCAAAATTTAGTTACTAATTTTAGTAAAGATTTTTTCGAAGAAAGAAATTTAGAAGAATTTCCAAGTCTTTTTAATAGTAAATGGTTAGATAAAGTTATAAATTTTAAATATTTACCACCAATTAATAAGGTTTTTGATAAAAACATCACTAATAAATCAACATCTCAATTTTTAGAAAATAATAAAATTGGTGATTATAAAGATTTAAAAAGTAAATCTTATACTGTAGTTGATCTTGAAAAAGATTTAGAAGATATTGAGAAAAAAGGATTAAAAAAATCTATAACGTTTGATCCAACTTCTTTAAATAACAATATCGTTTCTCAATTTTTTGAAATAAGCGAAATTGAAATAAAAAAATTAGACGTTATTGATTATGGAACTTATTTTAACAATGGTAAATTAAAACATGCGTTTTTTGTTGGGAAAATAATGATAGATGCTGATGATTCGCAATGTTTTATTAATTTGTTTACTTTAGTTTTCGAATGAGGCATTTGTTATGTACGTTAATAGTGGCGAAAAAGAAAATAGAATTTTATTTGTAGATGATGACTTTGCATTTCTACATAAGATTTATCCTTTAGATCAAACGATAACTAATGTTTCTAAAGATTTACATTTTAAGTTTCGTTGTAAGGTTTCTCAAACGTCAGCTATAAAAGAAGGTGTATATTCTGTCGTCGTAACAGTTAAATCCGTTAATAAACAAATACCAACAATAGTGCCTAATGATTTAGAGTCTTTTGAAGGCAATGATATTGCAGAAAATATTTTAACTAATGCTTCAAAAATTAAAAATCAAAGTTTTAGAGAAGAAGCAAGCATAATATCTGAAAAAATTATAGACATTACTTCAAAAATTGATAACAGGTTTTTAACTGCTATAAGGAATAACGTAATAGAAGAATCACAATTCTTAAAAACAAAAGTTATAGTAAAAAAGAAAAAAGATCCTAATGAAACATCTCAAGAAAGTTTAGAAAAAAGAACACAAAGAATTTCATTAAAATCTAGGTCGCTTGATCTTTTACTTTTAAGAAGTACTCCCAAAATTAAATCAGAACAAATAAAGACTAGATTCAAACTTTTAAATTCATCTATCAGTCCATCTTCTATAACTTTATTAGAAAACAAAACGTTGACTCCTTATTCTTCGCTTCTAGGTTCTAATTCTAGTAGCAATAATCAACAAAAAAGTTTTTTAAAAAATGACTTATTAGAATCTTTATATTTTTTTCATGAGTTTGAAAATATTGATAATGAAAATGATCATGAAAAAAAAGCTCTTAATAATCCTTACATGACAATTGTAGGACAGCAATTTGATGATCTTATAGAAGTAAGTACAAATTTTGTTTTTAAAGAAAATATAATGTATGTTCCTTTTTTAATAGTTGAGTTTAAGCTTATAAAAAACGTACTAGATTCTTTTAGAAATATTCAAAAAATTGTAATTGAAGCAGTAGAAAAAACGTTAGATTTAAAGCCTTATTACAATCAATTTTTTTCTAGAGAATTAAAACCTTTAAGAGTAGGAGTTTCTAAAAGTTTTCAAAAAAACTCAAATTATGTTTGTTTTGAAATACAAAATACGAATGAAGGAGCAGGTACTGCAAACATTTATAGAAAAAGTTTAAATTATTTTAACGATTCTCATTTTCAAAAAATTACAAACATTCCATTTAGCACAAAAAATCAAATCAATTTTTATAAACACAATGACGTTGATGATGCGATCTATAGAGTTGTATACCAAAATTCAACGACAAACGAACTTTCAAATGATTTTACTGATGTTGTAGTAAATGATCCAAGAAAAATTAATTTTAATGACGTTATGGTCATCCCTTATTTATCAAGAGGAAAAATTTTTGTTAGCTTAATTAACGATTCTTATAATTTCAACGTTGTATCATGTAAGATTTTTTCAAAAAATTTGACAAAAAAAGAATCTAACTACGTATATCAAGCAACGTTTGATGTTAGTAAAGGAACGCAATCAGAAATTGCGATTACTAGAGATTTAGTTTTTTATAACACTTATGAAATACGAGCAAAATTAGTTTTTGAGAACGGAGTAGAAGTTTTTTCTAAGTATTCAGGAATAATTCAGTACATTCCATATATTGGAGATATTTACAACGTAAATATTACGGATTTTAGCACTGAAACTGATGACGTTACGTTCAACATTTTTGCTGAATTGCAACAAGATCAAGTAGGATTAATACAGAATTTGTTATCGCAAGTTTCAGCGCAGTATAATACAGATTTTAATTCAGGAAGAGAAGCTGAATATGATAAATTTGTTGCATTTCAAATATTAAGATACGATTTATTAGACGGAAGTTTTGAAGATTTTGGAATTGTACCTAATAATTCTTCATTTTCTGATGCTACAATATCAAAAATAAAAGGTATCCCCAACGCAATTGCAGAAAAAGCTTATACATACATAATTTCTCCATTAATAAGAGAACCATCGTCTGTTACGGAAATAGATAAAGAAATTGAAGATCAAGAAACAAATAAAACATATTCTTCAAATTTTAGAAAGTTTAGACATCCTCTAGCTTTGTCTAGAGGAAACATAATGTCAGAAAATAAAGTTAATAATGATGTTGTTCCTGACATGTTATATGGAATGGTAGCAAATTCTTTAAAAATAAATGTGCAAGCTGCAAAAAAGTACCCCACAATTTCTGATTTTATTGCTTTTAAATCAAAAGGAAAAGTTATTTTAACTTGGAATATTAATAAAAAAGAAATACAATTTGATCATATTTTAATTTTTAAAGAAAATAATGGAATTAAAACTTTGATTGGAAAAACTCACGGATTAAAAGACAACTATACATTTTTTTATGATTTAACTAATCACGATCTTGGAAATATCAGATTTGTGTTAACCCCTATAGAACAAGATTATTCTACTGGATCGTCAATAATATCTGATTATGTTTTAATTAATAGCGTGGAATAAGCAATGTTAAAAACAGTAAGAACAACCAGATCTCCTGCAATTTTAGGAAATGTTTCTGTCCAACCAAGGCCGACTCAAACAACTTCAACTGGAACAACTACTCAAACAACTGCAAGCGGTACAGCTGTTCAAACTTCAACAGGAACGACTACTCAAGTACCGACTACTGGTACTACTACTCAAACTTCTTCATCTGGAACCACGAAACCTAAAAAAAATCAAAAAGCACAACAAGCTTCTCAATCGCAAACGAACGCTAGTCAACCCCCTAAAGATGCTATAAAAGGTCCTTCTACCGATATAGGAACTCCGCAAGCTTTACCGCCGCCTTTGAATCCAGAATCTCCAGAATATAAAGCAGGAATAGCTTTTTATCGACCTGAAATCATTTCTTTAACAAATTTTACCCCTCTTTACGATGAGCAAGGAAATTCTACAGAATATGGAGAATTATTCGACGCTTTGATAGAAACACTAAGAAAAACAGATATAGATGCAAGAAATTTTATTGAATCTTCTCCTCAACAGCAACAATTGATATTGCAAAATAATGAAAAACTAAAAAAAGAACTTGATGAATTAAATTCAAACTTTAAACAATTAGCATCACATATTAGATATTTTGCTACATTAATAAATCGTTATAATCCAAGAACTTATAAATTTTCTCCTCAAGAAATTTTATCTTCGTTATTTAGTGATAGAAATTCTTATACAAACTATTCATCATTAGTTTCATATGTTGAAAAAATGCAATCAACTTATGATTTAGCATTAGCTAATAGCGAAGCAAAAAGAACACTTTCTAATCCTACATTAGAAGATATAAGAAATTTTAGTATGACTAAGCTGTGGGTAGAGTCAATTGAAAAAATGAAACAATTGATTTTTTCTCATAGTACAAAAAACATGGATCAAAAATTTGCAGATGCGATTCTTTTAGGTGCGTATTCCGACTTAAAATCTTCTGGAAGAATTACCGTTGATTCTCTTCTTGAATCGACAGGTAAAGGATCATTGATGTTTTCTAGTTTAATGAAAAAAAGGTTTTCATTTGTTCCCGTAGTTTATGCAAGTAATCCGCAATATAGTCAAAATGTTTACGGAAGCGCAACAATGTTGCATGTCTTATTGAAAGAAATTAGACAAAGAATGATCCTTCAAGCAATCGGTCAAACAAACTTTGATTTGGCTACAAGAAATGCAAAAGTTAATTCTTCAATAATAGACAAGTATGCTACTTCACAAGGAACATACGTTCAAAGATTTACTCCATTCGAGGGAAATAAACTTTATGATTTAGGGGTTTTTGCTGATATTAATAATAGAAATAACAATGTTTTTGCGCTAGAACCTGGAAGTCTTCAAAATAATAATGTAAGTGGATTCAAGTATTTTTTTGAGCAATTAGGAACAGAATTATTTTATTCAAGCGCTGGGACTACAGACATTATCTCTTCAAACGTTACTAAAATAGATGATTATTTATCATTTTTGAATAAAACTTACGATAATTTTTTAAATTATATAAAAAATTCTGGTGTTTTACCAATTGATCAAACTAATCTTTCTACTTCTTTTTCCTTGGATCCAATTCAATTTTTTGAAAATGAAATTTATAGCAAGTTTGTCGATGCAACAGGAAAATCAAAAATAGAAAAAGATTTGAGATTACAATCTGATGCAGAAAAGAGAGTAGGAACACCCGACGCAATAATATTAGGGTTATTTTTCTTAGCTTCAGGTGCACCTTCTTCAATGGACATAATGAAACCGACGGACGTAAGAAGAAAGCAACGCCGTTTAGAGATACAACGAATTAATACCAGCGAAGATGTGAGGTATTTTGATTATAAAGTTACAGCCCGCGATTTAGTTAATGTTGAAGGAGGAGCACAAGCGTTTCTTACTTCAGAAATTAGAACTGCACTATACAATTATATAACAAGTAGAGTTCAATCAGATGAAACTAACTTAGAGCCTGATAAAAATGTTTTATATATGATAAATGATACTCTAACTAACATAGCAGATGTTGTTGGAACAGGATTAGACGTCGGATTCGAGTTCGGAAAAAATTCTTATAATAGTGCCGTTGATAAAGGCAACGACGTATACTATAATGGACAAAATTTAGGTAAAGCCACTGAAGACGGAGAGATTAATTCTGTAATTGTTGCAGTTCGTAAAGACGGAGAAGGTGATCAAAATTATGGTTATGAATCAGCTTATGTAGGTCCTGATAAGTCTGGAGATAACGCTTCATTCAGATATTCTGTTCCCGGTGATGATATTCAAATTTCAGCAATATGGGACATGGTTCCTTTTGATGGTGCAAATCTAACAAGAGATGATCCTGCTTATTTTATACATATGAGAAAATATTTTGCAGAATCAGAATTTATGACTTTGATAGTCGAAATTATGAAACCTTTCATTCAAAATGAAGTTTTTAGAGATTTTGCGCCAATCATGTTCGATTTAATTTGTACGTTTTTAGGTCTATTTACTCCAATCAATGATATAAGAGTATACATCGATGACTGGTATTACGATCCTGATAACAGTGCAGCTTCAAAAGATGTTTTTAACATTACCGAACATTTAAAAAGCGCGTTAGTTTTTACTGCAAATTTATCAAAACCTGCAGAAGGAGGAGCTGGAGTTTCTGCTATTAAGTCTTCTATTGATAATTGCCTCATTTCAGAAACGACAACATTGATTGGGTTAATATTTTCAGTATTAGACATTCTTAGTAAGCAAAGAAATATCTTGACTCAGGTAAAAGAAAAAATAAATGCATTTTCCCAAGTTTCTCAAACAATCGGAAAATACGTCGATAATGATCCAAGAAAATTTGCTTTGTTATTTAATGAAAGACAAATATCTTCAACATTAAATTCTTTTCAAGATTTTTATGATTCATATAGCTCATTTTTTGCTGAAAACAAAGGTGTAACTCCTTCTACAGAAATTTTTGACAAGTATTTAAATAGATTAAGTTATTCTCCAAAAATGGTTTCTATATTGAGACAATTTTTTAAAAACGAAGAATACACTTCAAAAAAAGGTTACAATAAGCAAATTTTAACAGTTGGAATTCCTCAAGGATTAATTTCAGAATTAAATAAAAAACTACTTCAAAAGATACCTAATCCTTCTATAACAAAAAATGTAACTAATATCGTATTTAAAATACTTTTATATAAAGTAGATTTATTAAATGATGATTTAATTTTCTTACCAAAAAAGTTTTTATTTGAAATTTCAAGATTTAACGTAAAAAATTATTCAAAAATTAGTGATATAAATTCTGCTCAATTGAACTTTTCAGGATTTGAAAATTCATTACCAACATTATTTTCAACGAGAAGTTTCCAAGTTTTTAACACAGATTTAAATTCTAATTCTACAGATTTGTTCTTTGAAAACAAGCCTACAGCTTCATCATTAACTCCATTTTCTACTGGTAACCAAATCGTTGACTCGAATGTTTATTCTTCAGGATTAACAGAAAAAGAAAAAATAGAAATTTTAAACAATCATTCTTTAAGTTTCGTTTTAGAAAATTATTTGAATTTACTTTCTGGAATGAATTTTACAGAAGATACTTTCCCTTTATTGGATCTAGCTGATTTAAATTCATTGTTTAGAGAGCTTGTTACGCCTAACATGCAACCTTATCAAAAGGCTATTCAAACAGCACTTAGTCAAAGCCCTTCAGACGTAAATCCTTATCTAAAAAGGATAATATCTCCCAAGGTTTTTGATAGAGTATTCAACATAATATTTGATCCAGATTCATTTATTGTTGATAATCAAAAGACTAATATCAGCATTAGAAATAGTATGGTACAAAAAGGTATTATAGAAGAAGTTTCTGCGCCCTCGCTTGACGGAAAAACGTATTATAAAAACGTTGAAAAATCTTTTAGAGATCCTACACTAAATTCTTATTTTATCAATATTGAGTCTTATTCTATTCTTTAAATAATTAAATTAATAAATAAAAATGGCAATAGTATCATCAATACCTTCTAAAGTTATTTATTCAGTCGACGTTCCAGAAGTCGATAAGTTTAAAACAGAATTCATATACAATTACTTTGTTCCAGATGAATCGGTTCAAGATTATAAAGAAAGTAGAGATGGGTTGAACATCTTAGCGGATAAAATGAATTTATCTTATGATGTTTTAAAACAACCAGGTAATTTAGTAGAAGGGTATTTAAATACCAATAATAGAATTTCAGATTTAAAAAAAATTCCAAGATATGTAAAGCTTACGTGGTCGAATAACTTTAAGTTTTTATCCAATAAGAATGATCTAAATAGTTCTAAAGAAACTTCTACTTTAAAAAATGCTAAAGGTAAAACATCAACAAAATCTTCGGATAAAACAGCATTGAATAAAGAGGCTATTTTTAATAAAGTTATTAAAGAAGATGAATTTGCAAGCAGTTATTACACTGCAATTCAATTTAATAATCATAATTTATCGCAACAAATTTCTTCAATATTTAACGATATTGGAACAGACGATGATCTTAGAGACAACTTTCCAAGAAAAGTTGCCGCTTCAAACCAGGTATTTGATGAATCTAATACCAAGCTTCAAGCTTCGATGGCGGCTGTAGCATATCAAAAAGAAGGGCTTGAGTTAAAAAAGCGAGTTGAAGATGATTATCTAAAAAAGATAAATTCTACAAAATTTTATTCACAAATTAATAATAATTTTTTATATTCTTTAATTTCAGAAGCATTATCTAATTCAAGTCCAAATAATTCTTTTCATGATGGCTTTAAAAACTATGCCCAATCAGTTGTAAAGCTAGACACAAATTACAAACTTACAAACGATGAATATAAGGCTTCTATACCGTATCATACTACTTATCAAAATGATTTAAGATCTAATCTTGATAATGACGCAACATTTTCAGTCGCGGGGTATGTAATAGAAAAGTTTGAATTATTTCCTGATAACAAAATTAATAAATTTGATCCTATAGTAATAGAAGGTGGAGCCAACAGCGGATACATAGATTTTCAAATCAGATATGGAGCTATATACGTTTATAGCATAAGAACGATACTTGATGTAACTTATAATGCGATAGACAATAGCAATTTTAAATTTGTTAGAGTTGGATCTTATCTTTCGTCAAAAGAAACTTCAATAACAGTTCAAACAATTGAACATGTAGCACCTCCGCCTCCTGCTGATTTTAAGATTATTTGGGATTACGATAGATTTAATCAAAATACTGTTATATTCGATCATGAAAATAATAGACCATTCCCAGATACTGGAGTAAGAGGGTCATTAATGTTAGCATGGTCTATGCCAGTTAATTCTCAAATGGACATAAAAAAGTTTCAAGTTTTTAGAAGAAAATCTTTAGATGATCCATTTGAATTGATAAAAATGTATGATTTTGATGATTCTTTTGTTAAGTTTATTCCTCTTGAAGATAGAGTTTCTAATAATTTAATTTCTACTTCTGAAGATCCATTTTTGTATTTTTATGATGACGATTTTTATAAAAACTCTGAATACATTTACGCAATTGCTTCAATTGATGCTCATGGACTAACATCAAATTATTCAGAACAATTTAAAATAACTTTTAATTCTTTTTCTAACAAATTAGAAAAAACGTTGGTATCTATTTCTGGAGCTCCAAAATCATACCCAAATCTTTATTTAGAAAAAGATTTATTTGTAGACACTATCAAAACGTCCAACAAGAACATTATGAATATCTATTTAAATCCAGATTGTATTAGGATTAATACTCGTGAAAACAGCCATCAAGAAGTTTTACAAATGAAAACTTCAAGTCAAAAAGCAAATATTAAGTATTGCATTAATGTTATTAACACGGACGTTCAAAAAAGCCGTCAGCTTAATATAAACGTTTCGAAAAAAGTATTTTAAATCTATTATAAAAATAGTTAGAAAATTTACTTTTGATTATAGTTACTGTAGATTTATTGAGGAAGTATGGGATTTCTTGATCATAGCACAAATAATATAATTTTAGATGCAGTACTAACAGATACCGGTCGTCAATTTTTATCAAAAAATGATGGCTCTTTTAGCATTTTTAAGTTTGCTTTAGGAGACGATGAAGTCAATTATAATCTTATTAAAAAGTATGGTCGAAGTGTAGGAAGGGAAAAAATAGAAAAAAATACTCCTATATTTGAAGGGCTAACAAATCAATCTCAAGCTCAAAAATGTAAATTAATCAGCGTTTCAAATCCAAATTTAATAAGATTACCAAACCTTACGTTTACTGGTGATTCTTCTGTTAGCTCAGGAGAAGTTACCTTGTATAATATCGGAGGAACAAGAGGATTAAAGACAAGCGCTACGATGACTCTAGAACAAACTATTTTGAATGAACAGTTTGTTGATGTAGAGCTGAGAGATCAAATATATTCAGTAGATGTTCCTAATTTATTTTTACGAGTAAACGAAGGTAGAGTAACTCCAAACAACATTGATAATCAACAAAGAGCTTATTACATGTTGACTAGAACGGGATCTTCCGCAACGTCTGGCGGGTCTACTTTAACATTTAGTATTTCTGTTAAGTCTTTAACTCAAACTTTATATGACGTTTACGGAGTAGGAACTTCAAAAAACGTAATTAAAACTTACGTTAGAGTAACAGGAATGCAGTCAGGTACAGTTAAAGATATTGCTGTCAATATCAATCAAACAACATAAGAATAAAATAAAATGGCGACATATAAAAATATAGAACCCTCAGATGTAAAAACTGCTAGATCTTTTTTAAGTCAGCTAATTGACGTTATCCAAGAAGACATCAGCGGATCTTCTTCTAGAAGAAAATATCAAGTTTTCGTTACTGGAGGAATTGGACCAGGCATTACTTCATCTTTGTTTCAAACGGTATATGATCAAGATTTTACGTTACAAACAGCAAATCAAGTTTTTGATTGTACAATAGGGTTATTTCAAAACTCTAATATTGTATCTTCTTCTTTGGCTGGTATAGATGCAGTAGGAAAAGAATTATTCCCATCTTCTTCTTTAATGATGAGAGAAAAGATGGATAATTATCGACAGTTTTCACAAACTCTTTTAGGAGATTCAAACTCTCAATTTTCAGCTCCATATAATTCTCAAGATGTTAATGATAAAATTGACGCAGCATTTTTTATTGCATTTAAGAGATTATTTGCAAGAGATCAAATTAAACGTGAATCTTTTGCGATGAGATTTTATCAGTCAGCATCTCTTACTAGCGTCGACGGCTTAGGGTATCCAGATAAACAAAACATGTATATTACTTCTGAGTCAGGAGTTTCAATATATGCTGATATAGGTTCTTCAAATGAAAGATTCACCACGTTTGGAGGTCAACTAGGAAACATTGTTGATTCAGCAGACACGACTAGAACGGTCGGATTAATGTTCTATGATAGAGGAATTGCCGTTTTTGATCTTGAAAAAATTGTTTCAGGATCTCAATTTATATCCGGAACGATTGACGCAATGGCTCCCACTGGATATACAATACTTGGAAATTATAATACTGAAACTGCAAGAACTTCTAAATTTATTCCTGATTTTATTGTTTCTGCATCAATTGATAACGTAGTTGATCATATTTGTTCTACACGCTTTAGCTCAGGATCTCAAACTGCAATAACATTCCAAAACACAACGAATATTAATAGTACGTTAATATTCTGTAGAGCTGGTGCGGATGAATTCAACTATTCTTCAAATCCAACATTCACAGATTCAAATAATAGAATAGTTGTCATAGATCCTGGAAATGAAGACACACAACAAACATTTACTTTTATTACATCAGTCGGATTATATGATGCAAATGATAACTTACTAGCTGTAGCTAAGTTAAGTCGTCCTGTTGAAAAGAGTCCTGAAAGGGATTTGACATTTAGAGTTCGATTAGATTTTTGATTTTTTATTATTGCTTTTTGCCATAATAAAATGTCATGTCATCATATTTTTAATGATGTATAATTACTTGAGAATTAGATGTCCATTTTTAAAGTTAATCCTACTGATTTTCAAAGTATAACAGTAACTACTAATCCATTTAGACATTATTCATCTAGTTCTAAAGGAACGACTGGTTCTATACTTTTATTTTCAAAAGAAAATAAAGTTGAAAAAGATGTTGAAGAAAGTAATTTATTATCTTTTAATGAGTCAACTTTTGCTAACAGTTTGGTAAATTTAACAAAAAAAACCTTAGGATCTAAGGGGAATATTTATCCTTCATTAGCAGGTTTTTTAGATTCTGTTAATAAATTAAGTCTTACTGAAAAGAATAAAAAAGTTTTAAACATAGTTAGATTTACTCCGACAACTCATTTTACTTCAGGGACATTAAAAAAACTCTTAATAAAAGACAATCTATCAACCTATTATAGATGTAGATATCCTTCTTCAAATTGGGGATATTCAAATTATCATAGTTTAAATTTCTTTTCGTCTTCCACTGTCCCTACATCTTCAGTTCTTTTATATCCAAACATAGATGATGGAAGAATGCCGTCTGGATATGCTCCAGGTAGATATGCCGTCAGCGGCGCATTTAGCTTTGATTTTTATATTAATCCAAGATATAGAACTTTAGATTCTAAAGGGCATTTTAAAGCTGGAACTATTTTTCATTTATCTTCAAGTTATGCTTTATCATTAGTGACAGGTTCAGAAAAAGATGTTAATGGATTACCTGCAGCATTTCGTTTGCAACTACAATTAAGTCATAGCGCAGATATTCCCCCATCATTGGCAATTGCAGGATCTTCTCCTAAAAATTTTATATTTTTATCAAACGACAATGCTTTAAAATGGAATCATTGGCATCATGTAGTCGTTCGTTGGGGAACAAATTTAATTAATAATGGAACTGGGTCTTTTAACATCGATGGAGTTGATAAGGGTACTTTCGTTGTACCTTCTTCTTCTATTGCTTTTAAAACCACATCGATTCACATACCTTATGCTTTATGCATTGGAAATTTTTATGAAGGAAGAAATAATAGTACAGCAGAAAGTCAGTCTCAGTTTTTCAATGCTTCAGCATATTATGAAGGTACCAGCCGTGTAGCAAGGTTAATCACTGAAAATTATGTTAACCCAACAAATTTTTCTTTTAATCATCCTCTTCAAGCTGAACTGCATGATCTTTCAATAAAGAGATTTTATGTAAATGATTTTGACATAATTTCTTCAAGCTCTACTGGAATTACAAATTTTAATAATGTTTGTTTTTATGTTCCTCCGTTTTTTACTATGGATTCTCCTATAAAGGTGGGAACATCTGCAGCAACAGTGAACACTACAGTCGGGGTTCCTTATTCTCTTTCTTATGCAGCTCCCGGGATAACTACGACACCATTTAATACGTGGCTGGCATTTGGTGTGAATGGACATTACATTAATACTGAAAATTTTCTAAAAGATTTTGCTCCCGTGTTTAATCCTGGAATTTCTACAGTGTTTAATACTCCTTCCGACAAACAAGGTATTTTCCCAAGACAATATTCGTTGTCAGCTTCATTAGTTCAAGTAGGATCTAATATTGGAAAAACTGCAAATGAAATTTTGTATAGTCAACCCTCAGTTAGAAAAAGAAATTTAACGATACTGCCATGTGATGACGGTAATTTTTATCCAAATTATGATATTTTACTAACTTCATCATTAAGAGTTTTAACATATAGAGATGTTGAAACATTTAATCAAAATCCATCTGACATTTTTTATACTGACGATTTACTTAAAAAATCTCCTGGATTTATAAGCTTAAATTTTAATAAGAATAAATTTGATATGATTTTTAGCGGATCAAGATTTAATTCTACGATTCCTATTGATCAAACAGCTAACAAAATAGTTAAAACAGCAATTTCAAAAGAAGAAGAATGGTCTAATGACAATGTCGGTTTCTATCCTGAAAAGCCAACAGGGCTAGCAAAATCTCAAATTATAAAAAAATTCCAACAATTTCGTTCTTTAGCAAGAAGCACTTTTAATAAAGTTACTTCATCAGATAGATTTTTTGTTACGCAAAGTCAATTTCCTCTTTCAATTCCTGTAAGAACTCAAGATATATCGTCAAATCAAGTTACGTTTTTTGATATAAGCAATTTATTTTATGGAATGAATATTGAACCAGGTAGCTTTACTATTACTGATTCTGCCATGACGGGATCAGGAGGTTCAGTAAGTATTACTATAAAAGATGATGGAAATGGAACTCTTTATAGAGCTGATTCATTGACGCCACATTGTACGTGGAATTCAGTTGGAACGATTTATTATGATGAAGGAATTATTGCAATTAAAAATCCTCATTTGTATTTCTTCGGTCAAGATCAATATGAATTATCTTTTAGGGGAGAACAAAATTTGCATATTCTGAGAGTAGAGACCGCAGCTCCAACAAATTATTTAAATTCTTCTTCTAATCCTTCATATGCAAACGTTCCATCAACTTTGCGTTTAAACGAATTTGATAAAGACTTTGTTTACATAACGGGAATAAATTATCATGATGATAACTTAAATGTCATTATGAAAACTCAACTAGCACAGCCAATAATGAAAAGACCTTCAGAAAAAATGTTGTTCCGCGTTAAGTTTGATTTTTAAAAATGACTAAGAAAAAAAGAAAAAGAAAAAGAAAAAGTCATTATCATACAGGGGTTCATATCTCTCCGATTGCTGGTCAATGTAGATACCGTTCAGGTTGGGAACAAAAATACATGCAGCATTTAGATGCGGATCCCGATGTGGCATCGTGGTCATATGAAAAACTTGTTATTGAATATGTCTCAAATAAAAAGACAAAGAAAATTAGAAAGTATTATCCAGATTTTCAAGTTGAGTACAAAGACGGAAAAAAGTTTGTCATAGAAGTAAAACCATCTCGTAAGCTGTTGCAAGATTCAGTTATGAAAAAAGTAAAAGCTGCAAAAGAATGGTGCACGGAACATGATATGACATATAAAATATTGACTGAAATAGAATTAAAAGACATTGGTCTAATTTAAAATAATTTTACTTCAGGCATCTTAGATTAAGAATTTCATGTTATATGGCATATCATGGATACATTCCTTTTATCAAACAGCTTTTATTAAACATAGAATCCCCAAAGGTTTTAGAAGTTGGAACTGATAAAGGAATGTCGACAATTCCGTTGGTTGTTTTTCTATTGAGATTAAAACAAAACTTTGAGTTTGTTGGAATCGATGTCTTGGTTCAAGAATCTTTAAAAATAATGTTAAAAAACATTGAAGCGTCTTCAACACAAAAGATCTCTTTGTATCAAGATAGCAGTTTGAATGTTCTTCCTGCTTTGGCTAATGACTCTAATAAATTTGATGTTATTTTATTAGATGGAGATCACAATTATTATACTGTTTCAAGCGAGCTCAAACATTTAGATAAATTGCTTTCTGACGATGGAATTGCAATAGTTGATGATTATCATGGTAGATGGGCAGATAAAGATTTATGGTATTCAGAACGTGATGAATATCAAGATGTTTCAAACGTGACAAAAAAAGTTGAAACAGAAAAGCGCGGAGTGAAGCCAGCAGTTGATGAATTTTTGGAAGAAAATCCTGGTTGGGAATCTGGGGTTTTGATGCAAGGTGAACCGATTATCTTAAAACGTAAACGTATTGAAAAATCCATGTTTTCACAGAGTTTATTCGAAAAATGAAACTAAATCTAGGGTTAGACGTTTCAACGACAATTACTGGTATATGCATCTTAGATCCTAAGATCATTCCAGATGATAGAGGATCCCACATTTTATATTTAGACAGAGTCGAATTCAAAAAATGTAAGACCTTGTGGGAAAAAGCAGATCTAATTGCATTCGAAATGCATGAACTATTAAGAAAATTCCCAGGTGAGTATACCGTTGCTCTTGAAGAGCCGCTGATGGGATTTAGAACAGGAATGTCTTCTGCGGCAACGATTACGACGCTGATGAGATTCAATGGAATCGTTTCATATATTTCGAGAGAAATATTCAAAGTTGATCCGCAATACATAGCTTCATCATCTGCAAGGAAACTTTGTGGAATTAAGATGCAAAAGACGTCAATCGCTGGGATGAGTGGAAAAGAGCAAGTCTTCAAGTACATGTCTGAAAATGACTTGAAGCATATAGATTGGCCGAAGAAAAAGAACGGTGAAGCTGTTGACTGGAGTCGAGATGCGACGGATGCATATGTCATAGCAAGAGCCGCGACTTTGCTTACAGAAAATAAATCTTGAAAAATCTTCCTTAGTTTTATTACTTTTTATTTGTCGTGCATTCGCTTACTGACAAGATAAAGTTTTATGAGTCGATATTTGGTCGTGGAAGAATTTCTGGTAATGGCAAAAATTTTGACGTAAGATGTCCCATTTGCGCTCCATCTGATCCATCTAAAAAGAAGCTGGCTATCCGGACCGATGATGACGCAAACCATTGTTGGGTTTGCGGATGGAAGGCCAGAAGCCTTGCTCCGCTCTTGAGAAAATTTGGATCTCAAGAGCATTTAGACGTTTACAAGAAATTGACTGGTGTGACATTAGTCACTGCAGAAGTTCAAAAACAACAGAAAATCGAGCTTCCTAAAGATTTTCAATTATTAACTCTAGCCAACTATGAAGATCCGGATGTCAAGGCAGCTTGGAGATATGTGTACTCTAGAGGATTGTTAGATCGCGATGCATGGTACTTTAAGTTTGGAGTATCTGATGAGCCACGTTGGAAAAGACGAGTTATCATGCCATCATTTGATTCTAATGGAGAATTAAATTATTTTGCAGCTCGAGCCATAGATAAAGACAGAAAGCCAAAATACGATAATCCTGACATCGACAAGAATCCAATAGTTTTTAATGAGATCAATATTGATTGGACTAAGAGATTGATCTTATGTGAGGGACCGTTTGATTTGGTGAAATGTCCGGAAAATTCTACTGCATTATTGGGATCAGATTTGGATGAACGCCACGAGATTTTGAATAAGATATTGTTGAATAATACTCCAGTTGCTCTTGCACTCGATGGCGACATGTGGAGCAAGAAAACTCCGAAGATAGTCAAGAAGCTTCAGGAATACAATGTTGACGTTGTTGTCGTCGACGTTAGACCTTGGGGAGATCCTGGAAGCATGTCGAAAGCTGAATTTGAAGAAGCCCTTCAGATTGCGAAACCCTTATACTGGGAAGATAGATTTTTAACAAAACTTGATAAGTTTGTATCCTCAAGTTTTAGATTTTAAACGCTTATTGAACACTAGTTTCAAGTAGTATACTGTAAATTACTAATGACTATCATCGCGCATACAGCAGACATTCATTGGCGAGGATTGAGCCGCCATGATGAATACAGAGAGGTATTTTCTGCTTTCATCAAGGATTGTAAGAAAAACAAAGTAGACCACATTTTTGTAGGCGGAGATATCTTTCATACTAAGACTTCAGGAATATCTCCTGAGTACATTGAACAGTTAACTTGGTGGTTAGAAGAAATGTCTAATGTGGCTACGGTTCATTTGACGTTAGGTAACCATGATGGTAATCTAACTAATCTATCTAGACAAGACGCAGTATCTCCTATAGTTCAAGCTCTCAATCATCCAAAGATTAAACTCTATAAAAAAAGTGGAGTTTATGAATTTGAATCTGGAATTAATTGGTGTGTATATAGTTTATTTGATGAAGAGGGTTGGCACACAGTCAAACCAGAACCAGGAAAGATCAACATCGCATGTTATCATGGACCGGTTTTGGGTTGTGTAACTGAATCCGGATGGGAGATTGATGAATCTCACATCAAAATAGATTTTTTTAAAGATTATGATTTTTCATTTCTTGGTGACATTCACCAAATGCAGTATCTAGGATATAGAGAAGATTCCAACGGCGAAAAAAAGCCTTGGATAGCATATCCAGGAACTCCTCTACAACAAAATTATGCAGAAGAGTTAAATCATGGATATCTTCTTTGGAAGATCAAATCTTCCGTTGACTGGGACGTTACTTTTAAGAAGCTTCCCAACCCAAAGCCGTACGTGACCATTCAATGGAATGGTTCAAAACAAGAGTTTCTTGAAGAAGCTTCCAAGTATCCAAAACAAACTAGATTTAGAATTAAATCAGCGTTAGATCTTTCACAAGATGATGTTTCATATTTGAATGAAACTTTAAAATCTGCGTATTCGGCCACAGAAGTAACCTTTAAATCTGAATATAGAGCAGAAAGTGAAACGATAAAAGCTGGTTCATCTACAATTGCAAAATCTGATCTAACATCATCAGAAGTAATTCTTGGATTAATTCAAACTTATTGCAAAGAAAATGGAAATACCAACGTTGATTGGGAAGTTATATCTAATCAAATTAAAAAATACATGTCTGCAGTCTCTTCATCTGAAGACTACGTTAAAGGATCAAAGTGGTCTCTTAGACATTTGAAATGGGACAACACTTTCGCTTACGGCGAAGACAATGAAATTGATTTCACTAAACTGAACGGTATTGTTGGGGTTTTTGGTCCTAATAGAATTGGGAAATCTTCTATTGTCGGTACTTTAATGTATTGTCTTTTTAATACGACTGATAGAGGATCGTTAAAAAACCTTCATGTTTGCAACATTAGGAAAAATCATTGTTATGCAAGAGCAATTTTTGATCATAACGGAAAAATTTATATTTCAGAAAGACAGACAGCAAAGTCTATCAATAAAAAAGGAATTACTACAGCATCAACATCATTGAATTTTTTTAGAATGAGAGATGATGGTGATGTTGATGATTTGTGTGATGATGTTAGAACTGGAACTGAAAAGGTCGTTAGAAATCTTATCGGCACTAGCGAAGATTTTTCTTTAACTTCTTTGTCTGCACAGGGCGACATCAATGCATTCATTTATCAAGGATCTACTAGAAGAAGAGCATCAATTTCTAGATTTTTAGGATTAGACATCTTTGATAAGATGTGCGATTTGTCTTCAAAAGATTTAAGTTCATATAAATCACAGTTAAAAAACTTTCCAGAAAAAAATTGGGACGAACTGCAACTAGAACATGGATCTAAAATCTTACAATTGTCAGAAAAAATTGATGAGTTAATATCTTGTATTTCTTCAGCACAAGATCAATGCTCAGAACTTCGTTCTCAATTATCAACCCACCAAGGGCATAAACCAGTAACTCTTCATGATGTTGAAATTCAAGAAAAAAGAGTTAATTCTTTAAAGGCTTCTTGTAATGAAGCATGTTCAAAGATTGACATTTTAAATGTTGACATTCAATCATTAAAAGAAAAACTGAAAGTTGTAGAAGAAGTTGAAGCGTCAGATGATATTGAAGATTTAAAATGTAAATTAAGTAAAATTGATGCTTTAGAAAAGTCGATTTTAGAACTACAACATTTGCATGAAAAAGAATCTACGCTGTTAAAAACTCAGCAAAAATCTTTAAAAATTTTAGATGAAGTTCCTTGCGGAGATGAATATCCTACTTGCAAATTTATTAAGGATGCTCATCAAAACAAAGAAAAGATATCTCATCAAGAAGAAAAGATTCGATCATCATTGAAAAAGTTGAACGAATTAAATGATGCATTAAAGATTCTAGAAAAAGATTCATTAATTTCAAAGATTAATAAACTTGAAAAAGCTTCAACATTATTGTCCAAGCTTCATCTTGAAATTTCTAGAAAAGAAACAGAAGTTGAAAAGATAAGATCTACATGTGACTCTACTAGAGCAGCATTAAATGAAGCAGAACAGCGGTTAGTTGATCTTCAAGAAGCATTAAAAAATGATGAAAATTCTGAAGTTGTTTCTTTAAGGTCAAAATTAGAAACATTATCTAGATCAATTAGAGGATGGGATGATGAGAAGTTGACATTGGCAACACAAAAAGGAAAGCTAATGTCAGAAATTGAAAAACTTGAATCAGAAAAAGAATCAAGAAATTCTCTTTTAAAGACGATGAAGACTTATGAGATAATTTCTGGGGCTTTTTCTAAAAAAGGTATTCCATTAATCATTACGAGATCGCAGCTACCTGTAATCAATGCAGAAATTTCAAAAATTTTGCACGGGATTGTTGATTTTTCTGTAGAGCTTGAAAATGATGATGAATCAGACGCTTCTGAAATTTATATCAACTATGGTGATTCAAGAAGAATCATAGAGTTATGCAGTGGAATGGAAAAAACAATAGCATCTATTGCATTGAGGGTTGCTTTAGTTAATATCTCTTCGATGTCAAAATCTGACATGCTTGTTATTGATGAAGGATTTGGAACTCTTGATGATGCAGGAGTTGAAGCTTGCAATAGGTTATTAACAAGTTTGAAAAAATATTTTAGACTTATTCTAGTAATTACTCATGTAGATGGAATAAAAGACATAGCGGATCATGTTCTTGAAATAACGAAGAATGAAAAAGATTCAAAGGTAGTTTTTGTATGAAAGATTGGAAACCTTATCTAAATGATAGATTAATCAAAGAGCATGAAGGATTTTATGTTATTAAGCCTTCAGAAGAAAGAAATTTTGTGCCGATAGTGTGTCCAGTTTGCAATTATTTAATGAGAACTTTGGACGATGAAAAGTCATATAGACAATTTGAATGTTGCGAAAGTTGTGAGACTTATTGGGCACGTCCTAATTTAACTGCGTGGAGAAATGGGTGGAGACCTGATAAAAAAGATATATTGAAAAAGTTTTCTGATGGAAAAAAGATATTATCAAACGTGCACATTTGAATTATCTCAATATTTAATTGGTAGAGATATAATATGTCAGATTTAGATTATAACGCACTAGGCCAAGCTATCGATACGACATGGGGAAAATCATCATCTCCTATTGTGAATTCATTTTCAGTAAAAATGTCTTTAGTCGGTCCAGATATGCTTAAAGTTTCTTATCAAACCGTCGTTAATTTTGCATCAGAACGACAAATGTTACAAGTTAAGTTACAAGAACAAGATTTGTCTTCTAATAACATCAAATCCGTGCTTGATGCTGTAAAAAATTCTTATAAAGATTTAACAAATAAATCTCTTAAGTTAAAAGAAGTTAGTTCTGGAGATTCTGTGGAAATTATTGGAATGGCAGTTCATAACCCAAAGAAAACAGCAATTTACAGAAAAAATGTTATGTTTCAAGTAGGATGAAATGCAAGAAAAACCGCTGACAAAGCATCAGCAAATTAATGAAATCGTTAGATGCGGAAAAGATCCTGCATACTTTATAAGAAAGTATGCAAGAATTCAACATCCGCTAAAGGGAACGATACCATTTGATTTATATCCTTTTCAAGAAAATTGTCTGGATGATTTTCAAAAGAATCGTTTTAATATAGTTCTAAAATCAAGACAGTTAGGATTATCAACAATTTCTGCTGCATATGCAGTTTGGTTAGCTATTTTTTATAAGGATAAAAACATTCTTGTAATTGCGACAAAATTAGCTACTGCTCAAAACTTTATTCGTAAAGTTCATGTAATGCTTCAATCGTTACCTAAGTGGCTATTGATGCCAAAATTTGAACCTTCGAAACAGCAAATTTCTTTTAGCAATGGTTCCATCGTTAAAGCAGTTCCTACATCTGAAGATGCAGGACGCTCAGAATCTCTTTCATTATTGATAGTTGACGAATGTGCATTTATTAGAGATTTTGATACGATATGGACAGGCTTATATCCTACCCTGACGACTGGAGGTAATGCTATATTAATTTCATCTCCAAATGGTGTCGGAGGTCTTTACTACCGCCTTTGGGTTGAAGCAGAAGCTGGAACGAATGAATTTAATCCGATAAGGCTTCCGTGGACTGTGCATCCTGAACATGATGAAGAATGGTTCATTAAAGAAACAAGAAATCTTCCTAAGAAAAAAGTAAGCCAAGAATATCTTTGCGATTTTATCTCTTCAGGAGATACTTTTTTACAGTCTGAAGATTTAGAAGATTTAAGGTCGTTAGTTAGACATCCCATAGAAAAATCTGGATTTGATAGAAACATTTGGATATGGGAACATCCAATCGTTGAAAAAAGATATGTTATTTCAGCTGATGTTTCTAGAGGCGATGCGGCTGATTATTCTGCATTTCATATTTTAGATCAAAAAACCTGTGAAGTTGTTGCAGAATACATGGGCAAAATACCTCCTGAAAAATTTGCTGATTTACTATCCGAATGGGGAAAGAAATACAACAACGCTTTGATTTGTCCAGAAAACAACACGTTCGGATACTTCGTTAACGTTAAGCTTAGAGATACAGGATATCCAAAGTTGTACTATTCTAGCCACAGAGGAGACCCATTTTCTTATAGTCCAGTTAATCAAGATGAATTACCTGGGTTTCAAACGAATCAAAAATCTAGAGTACAAATTCTTACTAAATTAGAAGAATTAATCCGTAATAAGACTTTAAAAAGTCATTCTCAAAGGCTTTATGACCAACTACAAGCCTTTATATGGAACGGAAATAAACCAATGGCATCTAAAGACAGTCATGATGACTTAATCATGAGTCTTGCTATTGGAAGTTGGCTAACGGAAGGCGCACAAGGAACCAATGATTCTGGTTACGCTATGGCCATGGCAATGTTAAAAGCTACAGGCGTAGCAAGCATTGATGCAAGATCAATTCCAAATAATCCTACATACGCATTAGGTTCAAATTCTAAAAATCAAAGCCAAATCAATCCTGCAAACGTTTATAAACTTAGAGAATCATCTCAAGTAAAACATTTAGATCCAAAAACGAATCATGGAATGGATGATTTTTCATGGTTGTATAAGTGAGAGTATACATATAAGCATTCGAGGTAATGAACATGACATTGAGTAAAAAAAAGCTTCAACTTTCTTTGAATGAAGATGCAAAAACTATTTATGAAGGATTAAATTCTCAAGAAGCACGAGATTTATTCAAATGCGTTACTGATTTATACGAAGAAGTTAATGAATTTGAGAATTGCGCACCACCTGCTGCCATCGATGCATTATCTCCTCATTTAAATCATGTTAGAGAAATGCTTGAAATGATGATGCAAAATCCAATGAATTATGTTTCTAACCTTCAAAAAGAAAAGGAAGAATCCCAAAAAGTTGTATTGAAGCCAACAAAAGCCTGATTTTTTTAATCAACTAATAATTTAGGTTTTATAATATTTGATTGAAGGTTAAGACTAAAAGTGTCAAAAGAAAATCAAAATTTATTTCAACGATTGAGCCGTTTGTTTAAAAGCGGTCCTGTAGTAAAGCGTAAAGTAAAATCGATTGATACTACAATTGCAGTCGCTGACAAGACCAAATCTTCTGGTGCTCTTCTTTTCCAAAGATCTACATCTCCAACTTACTCTGTAATAACTGCAAATTCTTATAATCTCTCAGAACGTTTGATGAGATATCAAGATTTCCAAGAAATGGAATATACTGCAGAAATTGCAGCTGCTATGGACATCTATGCTGACGAAACAGTTGCACAAGATGATAAAGGAAGGGTTCTTCACGTTTATTCTGATGATGAAAAAATTAGAGATATTTTAGAAGATCTTTTCTACAACGTTTTGAATGTAGAATTTAATCTTCGATCTTGGGCTCGTAACCTTGTCAAATATGGCGACTTTTTTCTCTATAATGATGTTTCACCAACGCAAGGCGTAATTCATGCTTTCCCAATCCCAGTAAATGAAATTGAACGTGAAGAGAATTATGATAGAGAAGATCCATTTGCGGTTCGTTATCGATGGTCAACTCTTGGGAACAGAACATTAGAAAATTGGGAAGTTACGCATTTCCGTCTTTTAGGAAATGATATGTTTCTTCCTTATGGATCATCGCTAATCGAACCAGCTAGAAGGATTTGGAGACAGTTAATTCTTCTAGAGGATGCAATGTTGGTTTATCGTGTTGTTCGCGCTCCTGAACGCCGTGTGTTTTATATTGACGTTGCTAATATTCCTCCTGAAAACGTTCCAATGTATGTTGAGGAACAACGAAAGAATCTTCGTACAAATCAAGTAATTGACAGAAATACTGGAAGAGTAGATTTAAGGTATTCTCCTCTAAGCGTTGAAGATGATTACTTCATTCCAGTCAGAGGCGGAGAATCAGGTACAAGAATTGATACTTTGGCCGGCGGCCAAAATGCTGCAACCGTTGAAGACGTTCAATATATGCAAAAGAAATTATTTGCAGCATTAAAAGTTCCAAGAGCTTATCTAGGATATGATGAGATGTTGTCTTCTAAGGCAACATTAGCTCAAGAAGATATTCGCTTTTCTCGTACAATAAGCGTTATTCAAAAAACTCTTATTTCTGAATTAAATAAATTAGCAATCATTCATTTATATTCTCATGGATATGACGGCGAAGAATTGCAAAATTTTACATTAAGGCTATCTAATCCTTCTACTATAGCGCAGCAACAAAAGCTTGAATTATGGAAATCTAAATTTGAAATTGGAGGATCTCTTCCAGAAGGAATGGGAAGTAAAAGATTCGTTCAAAAAGAAATTTGGGGTCTTAATGACGATCAAATTGATGAAATTAACGATCAAAGACTTAAAGAGAAAGTTACAGATCTTGGAATTGAAGGAGCGACCGCAGAAGCTGGAGAAGCTAGTCCCGAACAACCAGCAGCAGAAGAACCAGCTGCCGGAGAAGAAGCAGGAGGCGAAGAAGCCTCGGCCGGCGAAGATTTATTTGCAAATGATGACGTTAGCGATGATGCTTCTTCAAACTCAAAGCTTTTGATGTCAAGCAATATTGATGATGACGTTTTGCCAAGCATTGATGAAAAAGATTCAGCCCCAGTAAAGCCGAATGCTTATTCAAAAAAATACGCTTATAATCGTAAACGCCGCAGAGTGCAAAAGCACATACCAGATTTTAATACTATGTTAAGTTCAAAAAACTCTTCATTATCTGATCCTCATGACAAAAACTGGATGAAGAGTTTGGTTAGCAATCCATTTGGAGAATCGGTAGATTTATCTAATGTGAGAAGTTCGCCTCCTCCTCTTTCTCCAAACATGATATCAACTTTAAAAAAGATGTCTAATACTTTCGGTATCGTTTCTAAAAAAGAAGGATTATTAACTGAATCTGAAGAAATAGATATTGAAGTTAAAGAATGATTAAAAAATTTTTAATTTCCTAATTGTATTATATTATTTATTTTTTATAACCACTAAAGAAAGGATCTGACCTTAATGTCGGTTCATAATAAAAAAAGAAATACTGGTTTGTTATACGAATTTTTAATAAAGACGATATCACAAGCCTTAGTAGATGATGATAAGAAAAAATCTTCAAAAGCATTGAAGATCGTAAAAACGTATTTCAAACCAGGAACAGAACTTTATAAAGAGTTTCGTTTAATAAACTCAATTATAAAGACAACAGTTAGTTCAGAAGCTGTAGCTGCTTCGATATTAAATGAAGCAAAGTTAGCTGCAAGATCTCATGATTTAAATGAACTTGATAAAGAAAAATCTTTATTAATTAGATCAATAAATCATCAATTAAATGATGATCATTTTTATGACCAACATATCTCAGAATATAAAACTTTTGCTACTGTTCAAAACTTACTAAACGATTGGAGATCAAAATCCCCTGATCTTTCTCGGATGGCATCATATGAAGATCAAATCGTTAATTGGCTTGTGACCGCGAAACAAGAGAAAAGTGATCACATTGTTGTTGAAGGATCGCAAGGTTCAAATAGACTATTAATGAAGATCATGATGAAGAAGCTTGGAGAGAAATATGATAATTCTCTTACAAATGAGCAAAAATCTTTAATAAAAGCATACGCGTTTTCATCAGCAAATGATGATAATAAAACAATTTTATTAAAAATTAAAGAAATTAAAGAAAAGCTTATTAATTCAATAAATTCTTATCTTTTAGAAAACTCTAAGAGCGAAAAATATCTATCAGATAAGTTAAATGAAGTGAAATCTAATTTGCTTGTTGATCATGAACAAGTAAATGACTCTATTGTTGCTGAATATATGTTATACATCAAATTAATTGATGAATTGTCAGGAGGAGAAAATGTCTGATTTAAGATTAATTAACTCGTATCAGGTTTTTGATTATACTCCTGAACAAATTAAAGAAGCAAAAGAAGAAAATTCTGGTAAAGTCGTGATGAAAGGTGTTTTACAAAAATCAGATACCTTGAATCAAAATGGCAGAATTTATCCTCGTAACGTTTTGGAACGTGAAGTTCGTAACTATCAAAAGTTTATCATCGAAAATCGTGCATTAGGTGAATTAGACCACCCAGATTCTTCTGTTGTTAATCTTAAGAATGTTTCTCACATTGTAAGAGAAGCATATCTTGATGGTGATGTAGTTTATGGATCTGTAGAAATACTGGACACACCTTCTGGAAAAATATTACAATCTCTCGTTGAGTCAGGAGTGAAACTTGGAATTTCTTCTAGAGGAGTAGGAACGACAAAAAAGCAAGGCGACTATCAAATAGTTCAAGACGATTTTCAATTAATTTGTTGGGACTTCGTTTCTGAACCTTCTACACCAGGAGCATTCATGATGGCAGAAGGAAGACAAATTAATCCAGATGAATTACAAAGAGTATTCACAAAATCGGATAGAATTGATAGAATACTCAATGATATTCTTACTTCGAAAGGTAAATGAACATGGGAATGAATGATCCAAGAATTGGTTTTAATTCAGTTACTGAATTCATGGGGTCTGGACTTCCATGGGTGTTATCAGAGACTATATCAAGCACTGTTGTACAACATTCATTTGAAAAGGTTACAAAACATATAAAGATAAGAAATCATGCAGCTGATGGAGTCTATGTTAGATTAGGTTTTACTAGAAATGGAATTAACGGCGTCGGCGCAAATTATTATTATAAAATAAACGGTCAAGAAACTTTAGAGCTTGACGCAAGAGTAAAAGAAATATTTCTTTTAAGAGATGCAGCGACCGATTGTGCAGTCAGCGTATATGTCGAGTTGGTTGGTATTGATGCTTCAATGATGCCAGTTTTGACAGGATCAGTTGGCGGCACGGCATTCTGGGAAGGTGTTGGTTGACATATGGGAATTACTAAAGGACAATTAAAAGCTATTGTTAAAGAATGTCTTGTGGAGATTCTTGCTGAAGGAATTGGTTCTTCTAATAAATCTTCAATTCAAGAATCTTCTACTAAGACTCAAAAAATGCAAGAAAAAGTTGTATCTCCCCGTAGAGGAGAACATGTTAAGTACAGCAAAACCATTGCCGAGACAATTAAACGTGAATCTAATGGTAATTCAGTAATGGAGTCAATCTTTGCAGATACGGCAGCAAACACTTTGCCAATTATGTTAAATGAATCGCAACATGCTCAACCATTGGCACCTGCTAGCTCTATAGAAGGTGCAGTAGCAAGAAGTACCCCAGAACAGTTATTCGGAAATGACGTTGCTTCTAAGTGGGCTGAATTAGCATTTTCTGAAACGCCAAAGAAATTTTAATTTTTTTTTTAGTAACAATAATTAAAGTATATATATTTGCACGAGGTTTATATCATGAAGCTTACATCAACAGTATTAAAGAGAATTATTGCAGAAGAAGTTGCCAAAATCAAGGAAGCAAAACTTTTTGGTGACATGGAATCTACAGAGGATGCAGCAAAGGACGCAGAAGAAGTTGATGCTGATGAATATGCAGATTCTCTCGAGCATCATGTAGATCACTATAAGGCTCTTGGATTAGAAGAAGCTCGTTTAGTCAAGAGACTTTCTCAAATTCAAGAAGCAAAGAAAAAAGTTGCAAAAAAAGTTGTTGCAAAGAAAGCAGCAGCAAAAAAAGCACCAAAAAAGTCAAAGTGATTTGATTATTTGTTTTTGTAGATTTTTATAGGAGGAAATGACATGGCTGGTCAAGGAAAATATACAGTTTATGCCCCACCGAGCAATGAAAAGAACAACTTGCTAGCAAAGTTATTTCCAAGCTCACCTACTTCAGGATTTGTTGGTAAAGAAGAAGATTATAAAAAAATCATTCTAAACCAAGGAAATTTGGTTCTTAAGAACGGATTACAACCTGGAGATTCATACTTCGGAACAGGAGTGAACATGGATTTTGCCGGCGCGCCAGATATCATCAAAGGTGCCGACGGTTTGTGGAAACAAGCTGGAGACCCAGCAAATTCGTTCGCTCCTGATTTGTCATCACCTGGACCAGGAAAGACAGATGGAACTGACAAGAGCGCTGATCCTGGATTAAAGGCAGTCGATCTTAAGCCAACTTATGTGCCAGGCGGTCCAAACACTGGAACTAGAAATCCAGCAGATTTTGCGAAGAAGATTGCAGCACAAACTTTAGGAGTCCAAACGAAGATGGGCTCTTCAGATTCTACTGGTTGATTGCGGAGATAAAAAATGTCAAAAGAACTATACGAAGAAGCTATTGCTGATTTAAAGAAAGTAAAAGAAGTTGCAGAGGATAATGCAAAACGTGCAATCGTTGAAGCTGTAGCTCCTCGTATAAGAGAACTAATAGAAAAAGAATTATTAGGCGAAGCAGCCGATGAAGGTATGGGTTGCGAATCTGATGAAGATGAAGAAAAGCCTGATAAGATTTTGACAGATAAAAAGCCCGCTGATTCTTCTGAAGAATCAAACGAATCTACAGTTTCCATGGAGACAGTCACTAACGAAGTTGACGAAACTCTAAACGTAGAAGAAGCTGTTGAAAAAGTTGTTTCGACATCTTCTCCGGATGGAATAGATGAGGTAGAACAAAAATTACTCTACATTGAAAGAATGTTAGGCAAACTTACATCAACATCAACACGTTTGTCTGAATCAAACGCATTTAACCTTAGTTTAATTAATTTAAATGAAATGGTTGAAGCTATATACGGATATATTCAAGAAAATGTAGAGGATCCTAATGTCAGATTAGGGTATGGATTAAAATTAAGAAAGTGTTTAACCAAACTTGAAAAACTTCAGGAGACAAAAATGAATCGAGATCTTTTAAATGAAGAAGACGTTGCTTTAACAATCACAGGACTCCCAGATGATCTTGATCTTGAGGGTCTTGGAGTTACTCTACAAAAAGGTGAAGAGGGAGAAGAAGCTCCTGAAGGCGAAGAAGCCGAAGCCCCCGAAGGAGAAGAAGAAGCTCCTGAAGGTGGTGAAGGTGAAGAAGCCTTAGCCGGTGAAGAAGATATGCTCGGTGGCGAGGACGAAGTCGGCAAGAAAGAAGAATCTCTCAATCTTAGCGATGATATGTTAGTTGAGATTGATGAGAACATGCTCCGTCGCGAAATTGCAAAGATGAAAGCGCTTCGTGAAGCTCATGATGAATCACATGATGTTCAAGCTTGGGGTCACGGTGCCGGCGAAGTTTCTGATGAATTTGTTGAGGACGACATGGGAGAACCTCTCGAATTAGATCTATCTGAAGCTTTGGCTGAGCTTGATGGTGCAGCATCTCAAGGAACTCCTGCAGAGCTTGAAGATTATGCAGCAGAAGCTTCTGAAGTTGACGAAATGGAAGAAGTCGACGAAATGTATGAAGTTGATGAAATGGATGATGCGCATGAAGCTAAAGTTGGTCATGCTCAACTCGAAGTTGACGTTGATGAAGAACTTGAAGAAGTCATGAGCCAAGCAAAAGATTCTGAGGAACATAATACCAAAGGTAAGAATGTTCAATCAAGACAACCAGAATCAGTTCAAACAGAATCCATTCGTAAAGAAATGGCCAAAGAGCTTAAGCTTCAAGAGGTGCTTCGTAAACGCGCTTCTGAATTAAAGAAGCTCTATGAAGCAACAAAGAAAGTTGCAACTAAGTCTTCAACACTTGTTGAGACAAAGAAAGCGGCAGCACATGGTGCAAAAATCAAGACTGCATACGCTGAAACAGCTGAACTCTACAACGGTTCAGTAACTAGATTTAATAAGCTTTCACGAGCCTTGTCAGAAAGTGCTCGTAAGAACGTTCGCTCAAATAGCAACGTCACACCTGCTGCTAGCGCGGGAACAGATACGCTAAGCAAGAAGTTGGCAGAAACGAATCTGCTCAACGCTAAGCTTCTCTTCACAAATAAGCTCCTTCAAACAGAGTCGCTCACAGCTCGCCAAAAGGCACAAATAATTGAGCAACTTGATGGAGCAGAAACAGTTCGTGAAGCAAAGCTTGTGTACGAGAGCCTTTCAAAGGCTTTAGTGAAGACTCGTACGACTGTGACCGAAGGTCGCGTTCTAGGATCATCTTCACAAGCTACACGTCCAGCTTCAACCCAAACACTCAACGAAGGGTTTGAAGCAGAGCGTTGGGCAAAACTCGCCGGAATCAAGTGATTCTCGAGTTAACAACTTTTAACAACTTTTTGATACGCACAGGAGAAAAACAATGAAGACTTTTACAATCGATCAATTAGCGCAAGGCATCCGTGAGAAGCACGTTGGAGCCGAGCGTGCACGTTTAACAGAAAAGTGGAGCCGCACAGGTCTCCTCCGCGGTCTCGATGGACAACGCCGTGAAATGATGGCACAACTCCTCGAGAACCAAGCTGCTCAAGTCCTCAAGGAGAGCTCATCTCTCTCAACAGGCGGAGCTAACGTTACAGGATCTGGCCAAATTCAAGGTTTCAGCAACATTGCATTTCCAATCGTTCGTCGCGTGTTCGGTGGCCTCGTTGCCAACGAGCTCGTGTCAATCCAACCAATGAGCCTCCCCTCAGGACTCATCTTCTATTTGGATTACACATACGGCACAAACGTTGGTCAACCCGGCGTTGCTGGTTCAACATACACCAAGGGACAATCCATTTATAACAACCCCACCGGCCGCGGAGTCCAATCTGGATCTCTTGCAACTGGTGGTATGTATGATCTTGTTGGTTCTGGTTACTCAAAAGTCACTGGTTCAGCAACTCTTACATTCGATGGAACAATCGTAACAGGTTCTTTCGGTGGAGTAAACGGTGATACATTCTCATCAGGACTCGTCCTCACAGTAGGAACACAGTTCAGCGGCAGCAACGCTCGCCTCATGGACTTCGATTCTCAAGTTGAGACAGCACTCACAAATAATGACCTCGACACAATGTTCGCATTCGTTCCCACATCACAACTCTCTGGTGCAGACCTCCTCGCAGTCGACCAAGTGGCCCTTTTCCAAGGACCAGGCGGCGCAACTGCATGGGGCGAGACATACCAAGGTGGAACAGGAGTCCTCAACCTTCGCCGCCTTAACAAGCGTGGAGATTGGAACGGTTCAACTTCAACATTCACACCAAACCCACTCGGCGGATCTCATATCCTCATGGTGATTAAGTGTGCAAACGCTGGTGCATTTAGCACATCTACAGCTGGCAAGGTCTCCTTCGTCAAGTCAGACTCAGTTTCAGCTCTCGGCGCTGATGCTGCTGGAACAGGTGCAACACTCACAGTTCCATCATTCGAATCTGATTTCGGAACAACACCATCTCCAGCAATCCCAGAGATTGATATCAAGATTGAGTCTCTTGCAATCACTGCAACAACCCGCAAGCTACGCGCTCGCTGGTCACCAGAACTTGCACAAGACCTCAATGCATATCACTCAATGGATGCAGAGGTTGAGCTCACTTCAATCCTCTCTGAGCAAATCGCTCTCGAGATTGATCGTGAAATTCTCAACGACCTCGTTACACAAGCCAACGGCGCTAACTACTACTGGTCACGCGCTCCAGGCAAGTTCGTCAACAAGACAACAGGCGCTGCAGTAACCCTTGCCTCATCCCTCTCAATCGGACCAGCCTTCACCGGTACAGTTCGTGAGTGGTACGAGACACTTGTCGAGACAATCATCGACGTTGCAAACACCATCCACCGCAAGACACTCCGCGGAAGCGCAAACTTCCTCGTCTGCGGACCAGAAGTTGCAACAGTCCTTGAATCCTCAGTTCTCTACAAGCCCAAGTTCTCCATCGACGGTGAGGGACAAGTTGCTTCTCCATTCACAATCGGTGCAGAGGCAATCGGCTCACTCAGCAACCGCTTCACAGTTTACAAGGATCCTTACTTCGTTCGTAACAAGATCCTCGTCGGCTACAAGGGTGGTTCCTACCTCGAGACCGGCTACGTCTACGCACCATACGTTCCACTCATTGTGACACCAACAATCTTCGCACCAGAGGATTTCACACCACGTAAGGGCGTGATGACTCGCTACGGTAAGAAGATGGTTCGTTCCGACTTCTTCGGGACGGTCACATGCTTGGACATGAACATCATCTGATAGTCGGAAGCGACCATCTTTGATATGAAAGGCCTTCGAAAGAAGGCCTTTCTTGTTTTTGTCTATAGGACATAATATAAGCGTTAAAATATCTTAAATTGTCTTCGACTTTATACATTATAGACGTCGTGATGCAAGATCTTCGCGAAGAATTTAAAGCAATTTTTAACTTATTAAAAATGATTAGTGATTTATATTTATCGACACAACCGGACGCGGTAATTAACTGAAACTGTAGCTGGTTTGATCATTCTAGTTAAAAAAAGGAAAATTACAATGCCAAAAGTCGTTATTAATGATTCTCAAGGTTTGGTTCAACAGTCAGGTTCAGGTTTTGAAATTTCTTCCAGCGTAGATCTTGGTGGCGCTGCTAAAATTTCATCAACATTCGGTCTTACAAATATAGGAGCAAAGACAGCGGGTACAACTCAAACAGAAGCTGGTTCTACTGCAATTACAAATGTTGTAACGGTAGCCACTGTTTCTAATGCGAATGATGGACTTAAGCTTCCAGCTGGAGTTGCAGGCGACATTAGAATAATTTCTAATATTAGCGCAAACGCTGCAAAGGTTTACACTAACGGTACTGACAAAATTAATGGATCTGACCCAGGAGCTTCTGGGAATGCTACTGTCGTTGTTGCGTCAAAGACGACTATCTTCGTATTTACAGGTGATGATCACGGTTGGGCAACTATTATAAGCGCATGATGTATATGATTTTTACATGATCATACACTAATTTAGCAACAAGGGACGATCATCTGATCGTCCTTTTTACTTTTGCATGATAATATAAAAAATATTTTAACATATTTGATTAATCACCCCCATGAACCGGCGCCGCGCAGGACAACCAAAATTAATTAAAAAACATTGTGAAATTTGTTATTTTGATAAACCTGAAGCAATAAATTTTCATCATATCATTCCTAAACGTGACCCACGATGTACAAATGATAATCATAACATAGCGATCGTTTGCCATTCATGTCATGACTTAATTCATGCAGGAAAAATCATAATAATAGGCGTGTATTCGTCAACAGGAGGTAGGAAGCTAATGTGGTTCCGCCAAGGAGAAGATCCACCGTTAGAGGAAGAATTCTGGATGGTCAAAGAAAATCCTTTGGTAATATTGAGGGGGAAACATTAATCTTTTTTTATAAATTTTTTAATGGGAAATATAATTGTTTTATGACCATTAAAAAAGATCTATTTAAAAAAGGAATCATCACTGCTTCTGCGTTGATTGCTTGTTTGTATGGATGTGAACGTCCGAATCCGTATAAGTTATCGGGTGATACATCTGCAGTTTTTGAAGATTGTCCAACTCCGAAATTTCCTGATGAAAACGTTTCTTCGCAAGTTTCATCCACCTCAACCAGCGGAGAGATGACGACAGGAAAGACAGTTGGACCATCAGTTACAGCAACAGTTGGGACAGGATATCAAGATGAGCAACAACAAGAGCAGACAGAATTAGATAAGAGAGAGTTTGATTATTCTGAAGCATTGAGAACAGCTAGCATCTTAATTGTTGGAGATGCTCCTACATTGTCTGAGATATATGAACTCGGCGATTTGCCTCTTGAGCAGCAAAAAGCAAAATATGAAGAGTTGGTTGACAAAAAGCTATCTGATTCTCGATTTGCAGATACACTTATAGAATTCTTTAAGTATACTTTTAAGATGGGCGGAGCAGCTACAATTTCAGGTGAACCTACTAGAGATACAGCTCCAACGTTTGCAGCTAGGATTGTTTATGAAGAGAAAGATTGGAGAAACATTCTTACTCAAGTTTCTAATACGTGTCCGACATATAATGCCACGACAAAGATTTTTACCGATGGAAATTGCATGAATTTACCAGCAGGGATGAATCATTCTGGAATTTTGACAGATCCAGGCGCACAAAGTCTTTATTACGGTAATTTGTCATTTCGTCGTAATCGATTTTATCATGAAACTTTTTTATGCAGATCAGGAAATGAGCAATCAGGTGGAGAGCCGACTGACAATCCACCGACAGATGCTCCTTGTTCTGGAGGAACATCCATCCCAGGATATCAAAATAAATGGCCTGTTAATGAGATTGCAGGTGTGTGTAATGGTGGCCGCGTAGATTTTCATGCGTATAATAATTCAAATGTTTGTGCAAATTGTCATGCAACATGGAATCATAGAGCACCATTGTTTAGTCAGTTCGATTCCAAGGGAGTATTTCAATCTTTAACACCTGCAGGAGAATATTCGGTATTCGTTCCTGTTGAAGGTTCTCCTAGAGCAAAGTTATCTGATTGGTTATGCATTGGATCTTCATGCCCTAATGGAGGAAATAATACAACTGCTTGGAAGAAGTCCATGAAAGTTAATGGAGTAGATACATCTGCAAATGCTAACACGATTAATGAGTTAGGACAAGTTATGTCTCAAGATGATGAAGTCGTAGAATGTGCGGTGAAAAGAATGTGGAACTATGCAATGGGCCGTGCAGATATAACTGAAATAGGAGGACGTTCTTGGGTCAATTTGCCTGACAGAAATGATCCAAACCCAGAATTAGTTACCATGTCAAAATTGGTCTTGCAATTTAAGAATAACGGATATAATCTAAAGAAAGTTTTTAGATCCATTCTTGTATCAGAGGATTTTACGAGGTTTTAATATGAAGATTATAAAAAATGGATTATTGTTTAGCGTTGTCCTAGTCGGATCTTTTGCATGTGGGTCTAATTCTCCTAACATAGGAGAAGATGAATGTCCAGATCAAAATGAAGTTATTTCATCAACGATAGCAGTACAAGCTTCAACAACTGTCGTAACAGCCGGAGCTGGAGGGTCTGTAAATGTTTCTGCGTCATCTTCTGTCACTTCGACTTCGACCGGAGGAGAACCTCAACAAAAATTTGACGTTCCTTCTTCAGATGAAATTATGTCTCGTTTACATAGCTGTCATAAGCTGTCATATCAACAATTAGGAAATTTTTTAAGAAATAGAGGTGCCTTAATTCCTCCTGGAAATGTTTCAGATGTCCGTACAACACAGGTTTCAATTCTTGGTGTAACACAAACATTGGGGTCTATATTTGGTGGCAGCGGAACTTCTTGCGAAATGGCAATAACAACAGCCAATGGAACGAATGATCCAGTTTGTCCTGCAGGAGAGGTTTGTTTTTGCAATCAAGACGATAAGATGAATCAAGTAAATCGTAGTTGTTTAGATGTTGGAAATAACTCCCCCGACGCAGCTGATGGTTATTGCGTATCAAAGCCTGCAACGGCTGGATATCTTTATTTTTCTGGAAAAGACGCGTTAGGAGTTCCAAAACTTGATTCTAGATTAGGAGAGAAGGAAGAACACTCAACTGCTTCTGCAATGAAATTAATGGACATCTTCATACAAGCTGCTCCTCAAATTATTGCAAACATAGGTGATCAAACAAAAGCTCCTGCGTGTACTCTAAACGGAAAAAATAAACAAATGTTTGCAGCAGATGGTAGTTGTGTGGAGGAATCTGTCAGTTGCTTAATTGGAACGCCTGCTACTGAAGATCACATGCTATTATGTAACTTATTGGTTAGTAAGGCAGATAAAAGTAATTTATCTGATGTTATGAAGAAGCGAAATATTGCCGTAGCTGTTTTGTTATCTGCAGCGCATTCATGTCAATGAAGGGAAAAGAAAATGGGAAATTGGAAATTAAAGCAACTTAGAGATGAACGTCGTAGAACATTTTTAAAGATGTGTACCGTTGCGGCAGCTGCAATAGGTATTGAAAGATCTAGACTTTTAAACTTCCTTGCTGATGAAGGAGGTTATGGATTGGCAGAAGCAGCTGGTTCAACATATGGGCGATCATTGCTTGTTCCATCTCCAAATGGCGTGTATGCTTGGTTTCAAGAACTTTGGCCAGTTGCAGACGTCGGATTGAAAGCATGCCAAAATGCAAATGTTCCCGGATTGTCTTCAAATTTTGGAGGAACGTCTTCATACCTCTACACTTCCCAATATGGATATAACCCAGCTAACGGATATCGAGGAACCTATGCTTGGGGTAAAGGTAATCCAATGCCTACATTACCGATGGGGGTAAAAGGATGGAACGGCGGAGATAGATCTTTCTTTTATAGTCCTCATGCTCCATGGTTTGATCACAACGCTGGAACTCCAAAATATCCTGTGACTGCGTTTATGTCAGGTAAGGATGAAACCCACACAGAATTTCCAATTTCTCATATGTCTTTGTCTGGAAATTCATCATTACAAGCAGCGTTAGCTTCTCTTGGTGCAGCTGGGTCATCTGCGATAGTACCTGTTCTTGGTATAGATCCAGTCAAATATGGTAGAGCTCCTGGTGCCCCAGAAGTTGCCACGGTCCCATCTTCTGCAGGAATGATTGATCTATTTAATTCTGCAGCAAGCCAATTCGCTTTGGCAACTAAAGTTGACCAAGAGTTGTTTGAAACTTACTATAAGGCATTAGTTGGTCTTAGAAAGTCTTCAGAGAGATCATCATGGGCTCCGCAAATGTCAATCACGAAGAATGCTGCTAGAATCATTGGTCTTAATTTCGCATCGCAACTTACTCCTACGAGTCAAGATCTTACAGATTTCGGTATCCAAGACATGATTGATAGCATTAATGCATCATCTACGTATATGACTTCAACTCAAAGAAATGGTATTGAAGAATTTGGTAGAACACTAATCGTTGTGGCAAAGGCATTCTCATTAGGTCTATCCAAAACTGCCATCGTAGCCTTATCCCCAGGTCCAACCTCCGATACGACCTTCACAGACCCCCACGTTACATTTGATAATATGACCTTAATGAACCAGGGTCGAAATACCACAAAACATTTAGGGAAGGTTCTGGATGGCTTCTACAACTATCTATCTCAACAGGTAGATCCTGAAAGTCCAACTGAAAAGCTGGATAAGAGTACTGTGTTCGTTGCATATGGCGATACGCCGCACACCCCGCTTGTCGGAAATACCTGGCCTGATGCAACTCCTGATGCTTGTAATTGGATGTACGTCATGGACCCAAGAGGGCACATCAAGAACGGATGGTTCGGTCACGTGTATGCCAATAAAGTTGGAGGTAAAAATGCAGTTGGATTTAATCCTCTAACCGGTGTTGATGACATGACGAAAACTTCTGAACAAGTTTCTTCTTTTGGATCGACAGCGACAGTGTTTGCAGTTGCAAATGGAGATTCAAATAAGACTTCAGAATATGGAAATTCTCCAAACGTAGTTTCTGCTTTGATTAATCAAAAGTAAAAACTAATTATTCTATTTCATTTTTATTATCAAGCGGTCAGCAACGATCTCTCGATTTTTCTTTTCTTGTACACGGAATGCCGTTATTAGTATCCTTTCTACTACCGGCAACAAGCCGACATTGAATAAATTTAAATAATTGGAGAATAAGTTTATGCCAAAGAATAAGAAGACAGTTGTAAAGACAAACAAGAATGCAACAATCCGGACACGCAGAGATCGAACTGGTAAGCTTCGCACAGAGACAGCTCGCCGCGATGATGGATTTAATGCAGCTCTTACGACAGACGTTCGTAATGATTCGACTCGATTCTTCATTGATTTTGATCAACAGACTGTTGAGTTTAGTGGTCGCGAGGCTCGCACGCTTTATCGACTTCTTCGTACTCATTACGCTTACACTGGTAAGCCACGCCGTTGAGACTTACTTAGTTAGCTTATGTGGAGAGGCCGCAAGACCTCTCCTTTTATTTTTATAGGAGGTACGTTGAAATGCAAATTAGCAAACAAACTGCAATGTCATTGATTAAAGTACTGAGCCATTATAATTCTATCACGATGTGTGGAGGTAATTTTCCTGTCATCAATAATGTTGATGAATTACTAGAAGATTTTGAAAGTTATGTTCTAGACATTGACGATGATAAGAAAACATTCACTGATACTATTAAGGTTGACGAGGACATTTATCCTGAAGCTCTTTGTGAATTGCCTGGAGTGAGTGGTCATATCAATAATTCTTCTGCTGGTGACCCAGGAGATGATATTAAGTTTTCTTTCAGGAAAATTTCCAATGATGAATCTGGAGAAGTAGACACATTTTTAATGATTAATGATTGTTCTGACTCAATTGGTCCAATTACTTACTTGCGTCTTTTTGATAGAGAACTACAAGTAGCTACAGGACAAGGTTCTTATAGAACATGGCACTATTTTGATATTGAAACAGTTCCTACTTCTTGGGTAAGAGTATTTGGTCAATCATCAAACTATTTTAGAGTCATTAACTGGCAGTAAAATATTACATAACAAATGACTATAGTGCCACGTTAATCGTTTAGAATTAAATACTTATTGATTAACGTGGCACAAATTATTAAACCTTCTACAGTGGCAATAACTTTATTAAAAACTCGTGATGAGTTAAATGGGTTATTACAGCTTATTCGTTCTTGGAGAATAAACGGAATAAATGGATCAGGTATAGTTCCTATTGCGATATTGCCATTAGAAACAAAATTAGAAAAATCAATCAAAGATATTGAATCTATGATTAAGATTGCTGCAAAAGTTTGAAGTAAATTATATATGTTTAATATGTCTGCAACAACTGAAAATTTACTATTACAAATCATTGAATTAGAGCAAAAGATTCTTGAAGTAAAATCTCGAGGACAAAATTCATTTGAATTAGAAGAAACATTGGTTGTGCTTAAGGGTAAATTTGCTATGATGAATGAAGCCTTGAGCATGCGTCAAGGTATCTTGAAAGGATGAATATGCAAAGAGTAGATTTATATCAACCGATGATTCATGCTAGAGTTGGAGCCCCTCCTCTTGTTATTAACGTAGGTGTTAATAGATCAGGAGCAGAAACTATGGGAGGTATGGTTGAGAATGTAGTAAGACCAGAATCTTATGTTTTATTATCAGCACTGCCAGATGAGCTTAGAGAAAGAGTAAAGACGGCAATTCAAGCTATCATTTCATCCATGTGAGATCACCATGGTTCAAATAATTCGATTAGGATCAACAGGACTAGATGTTGAAAAGTGGCAAATATTCTTAAGAGGATTGTCACAAAATAGTTCTATCATCGTAAATGGAAATTTTGATTCATTTACTGAAAGAGAAACAAAGGCATTTCAATCTAAGAAAGGGTTAGTTCCTGATGGAATTGTTGGACCCAAAACGTTGGCAATTGCATTACAGTCAGGATATCCCTTAATGGATGATCCAACGTCAGACATTAATGGTCCAAATTGGCCGCCTCGTCCTGCGATCGGACCATTAAGCGTAGTTGATCGCGAAAAACTTTTTGGAAGATTTACGTATATTTCATCGCCGACATTTGCAAATCCAGAAGCCATAACGATTACTGGCAGCTGGATTCAAAACAATATATCTTCAGTAAAAATTCCTGAGTTAAGCGGAGTTGCTGGTGCACCTTCTTCTTGTAACATTCAAATTCATTCATTTTTATCAAATCAAATGATGAATCTATTTAAAGCTTGGGATAAAGAAGGATTAAAATATTTGATGATGTCTTGGGGAGGATCTTGGAGCCCCCGTTTCATTAGAGGATCAAGAACAACATTATCAAACCATGCTTGGGCGACTGCGTTTGATATTAACGTTCAATGGAACCAGCTTGGTGCACAACCTGCATTACGAGGAGAAACTGGCTCAGTTAGAGAACTTGTAGAAATTGCATACGATCATGGGTTTTATTGGGGCGGTTGGTTTCCAAAAAGACCTGACGGAATGCATTTTGAAGCCTACAAAATCATTTAAATACATAGTTAATCTCGTGCCAGTCAGTAAAGATCTTTCTCGTACCAGGAAGGCTTATTCATATTTTAGGCCTCGACCAATTATTCGTGAAATTACTACAGAACAAGAAATGATTAACATTAATAATGTAACTACGCAAATTAATTTACTAACGCAAACAGTTAGTGCGAATAACATTATATGGAATGAAATTCCTTCAGGAACTATTGATGGAATGAATGCTTCATTTACTCTTGCATATACTCCTCATTCTGGTTCAAAGTTGCTTGTTTTCGTAAACGGAGTGTTACAAGAAATAAAAGATGAAAATTCAGATTTTACCATTTCTGATAAAATAATAACATTTTCATCTGCTCCAAGAAGAGATTCTAAGATTTTGGTCACTTACGCAAAATCTTGATTTATTTCAAGCTTTTGGCTTTCTTCCACGCTTCTTTTTTTCAGATTCTTCTGAAACTTTTTGTTTTTCTAAAGCTTTTTTTCTTCTCTCTGCAATGTCTAAAGCAGCTCGTCCAGCTCTCGTTGTGGGATCCTTGTCTGGTCTAACCCTTGTCGATCTCTCTTTAGTTACAGTTGCATCTTGCTGTTGTGTTTCTTCTTTTTTAGCTTCTTCTAAACGAGTTTTTATTGCAGAATCATGATTCGTTTTTGAAGCGACTAGTTTTTCTAAATCCTGCCGCAAAAAAACAATTTCTCCTTGCTTGGAATAAAAAAGCCTGTCTGATTCTAATGATTCATTTTTAGAAAAGTTAACCACATTATTCAACACTGTTTCTACAAAATCAGAGATGTCTTTTGAAAGTTTTTGCTGCGAAACTAATTCTGCTAATTCTTTCTTTTTCTGTTTCACATGTTTGCCAATTTTTTCAGTCAATTCTTTAGATCCGACCGTATAACCTTCTAAACGTTTTAAGCTTTCTACTAAAGAATTTAATTGAGTTTTTTTATCTATGATCAATTCTTCTAATAGTTTTGATCTAGAAGCTAATGTTTTAATTGTTGCGTTGTCTTTTTCTTGGCTCATAAATTAATTTTGAAAAATATACTGATAAAATATTGTATAATATTTTGTAGTAAAAATAAAAAGGCCCGGATTTCTCCGGGCCCCCGCAATCAGTTAGTCTTGATTGCTATATCGTAGCCGTATTATCAGCCGCGCACGATGACGGTGATGACGTCTTCAGCAACGAGTGCAGACACGATCGAAGAATCGAAAGTGACTGATGTTGTTGAAATTGAGGTGAGGTCGCGGCTTGGAGCCATGAGAACACCGTTGAGGTAGACGTCAACCAACTTGTGGTTAGCTGAAGCAAGAGGTCCTTGGCCTACGAAGCTAAGGACGTTTCCTGCAAAGTCAGCTGCACCGTATGTTGACTTGGAGAGGTTTCCACCTTGGTTAGCTGCATCAAGATCGCTGCGAAGTTCATTGAGTGCGCCAACGATTGTTGTTGCATCGAATGCTGCATCGAATGTGGTGTATTCTGCTGCTGACATGAGACCCATGGAGTTACCATTTGCGGAGAAGGAGAGGTCATCAGCTGCTGAAATTGACATTTCTGCAACTGAAGAGAGTGATACTCCTGCTGGTGATGCAGAGAGGGAACCACTGAGGCTTCCTTCCATTCCACCTAACTTGACAGAGCTCATCCATGCTGGAACAAGTGCTGCACCATCGAGATCAGCTGGAGAATCTCCTGCTGGGTTGTGGGCAACTTGTGCGAAGATGAGTTCACCTGCGCCACCATCTTGTCCAACGATGAGGTCAGATCCAGCACCAGCTCCCTTGCTGAGGACGATACCGGAGTCAGAAGAACCGGCAGATCCTGTTGCAAGGTAGATGAATGCATCCTTAACCTTCATGTTTTCAGTTTCAATGTAGGTGAATGCGCCCTTTACGAGGAGGTCGCCGTCAACTTGTGCATTGCCTGAAACGCGAAGGCCGCCGTTGATGGAAAGATCAGATCCATCGAAGGTGAGCTTTTGTTCATCCTTCATTGAACCGTCTGAGTCAACGATGTAAAGACGTGTTGCTGTATCGCCATCAATGCTGATCTTGTTTGCTGTTAAGTCTGCATTGACATCGAGAGCTGCTCCGCTTACAGACACTCCGTTTTGGAATGTTGCTGCGCCTGCGACATCGAGGGTTGAGTCGAAATCGACAGCACCATCAACGTCGAGTGTTCCTGTTGTTGCAACGTTTCCGGAGCCATCTGCTACCGTGAATGCACCGTCAACATCAATTCCGCCATCGAGTGATGCGAGACCTGCGACGTCGAGTGTTCCTGTTGTTGCAACGTTTCCAGAGCCGTCTGCTACTGTGAATGCGCCATCAACATCGATTCCACCGTCAAGTGATGCAAGTCCTGCAACGTCAAGGGTTGATGCGAAGTCAGCTGCTCCATCAACGTCAAGGGTTCCTGATGTTGCAACGTTTCCAGAGCCATCTGCTACTGTAAATGCACCGTCGACATCGATTCCGCCGTCAAGCGATGCAAGTCCTGCAACGTCAAGGGTTCCTGATGTTGCAACGTTTCCAGAACCATCTGCTACAGTGAATGCACCGTCAACGTCGATTCCGCCGTCAAGTGATGCAAGTCCTGCAACGTCGAGGGTTGATGCGAAGTCAGCTGCTCCTGCGACAGAAAGAGATCCTGAGATTCCTGCTGCGTGTGCGAGGTAGAGAGAATCTGCATCAACAACTCCTGCAAATGAAGCATCGCCGAGAACTGCAAGATCTTCAGAAACCGTGAGGTCTCCTGTGATTGCTGCTCCGCCTACGATTGAAGCTCCACCTGCAGAAATTTCGAGACCAGCAGAACCGCTGATTGCTGAATCGAATGTTGCAATTCCGCCAACATCGAGTGCTCCTGCGATATCTGCAAATCCAGAAACGTCGAGGTTTCCAGTGATGTCAAGTTTAGATCCATCATAAACAAGGTTTGATGAATCAGCAATTTCACCGGATGCTCCAACGATGTAGAGGTTACCTGGGCTGTTGTCTCCATCAATCTTGATTTCGTTTGCGGAAACTCCGCCGTTGAAATCAGCAGCTCCTGCAACTTGGAGTGTGCTGTCGAGTGTAGCAGCTCCTGTCACATCAACTGTGCCTTGGAAATCTGCGTTTGCTCCTGACATATGAACAGCTGCGTAGATGTCTGAGAGGTCTTGTGAACCATCAAGAGCATCGTACCAGTTTGACTTACCAACGATCTTGTTGATTTGTGAGCGAAGTGCATCAAGGTCACCCTTTAATGTAGACTTGCTTGCAAGGCCAGAGCCTGCTGCAAGTGAATCGTCAAAAGAAAGTGAACCACTGATTTGTGATTGTTGTATCTTTGAAATAGCCATTTTACCACCTAGATTGGTTGTTGTTTACGCAATGCCAGCACCACGCTGGATCTATGCGCAAATATAAATATTCTGAAACGAATCGATCTACAATCGTGGCGATGAACTATTTGTCATAATTTTGTCATAACTTATTTTTTGTAGATTACAAGCTCAAGATGTTCATTACGTGATAAAAATGTTTGAGATGTTTTGATTGACTACCATATTTTTATATGAACGTCTAGAGCGTTGAGGAACGAATTAACATGACGACATTTTCAGCAACAATAAATCCAACGCCGTTCGGCTTTTTTGATGCAGAAACTTCATTTCAAACAGAAGCAGATTCAATGGTCTTGTTCGTTAAGCGTAAGCTTGGCGATGATGTACTTTCTGTTGAATTAACTAAAAAGGAAATTTGGGCATGTTTTGAAGAAGCATGTTGCGAATATTCACGTTTAATTCATGAAATGAAAATAACTTCTGATTTAACCAATGTCTTAGGAATGCCTACTGGTTCTACTGACTTGACAAATAGGTACGCAAAAAGAACTGTAGAGTATCTTTTAAGAATGGCAGAACCTTATGCGACTGAAGCATACATAGGAGGATCTTATGATGCAACTTTAGGATATGTTGAATTAGTTTCTGGGCAGCAAGATTATAACATTTATAAAGATGTTAAAATTGCATCAGGTAGCCAAGCTGGTTCTGTATTATATGATACATTGGCAACGGGATCGAAAGGAAAATTAAAAGTTGTAGAAGTTTTTCATCTTGAACCATTGGCTGCTCAACAATTCTTATTAAATGCATCCAATGTAACTAACTTCCTTGCTACTAATTTTAACTATGAATCTTATGTAAACTCTACTGTTTTCTATGTTCTTCCAGTATTTGAGGATGTCTTAAGAAGAGGCATGTTAGAAACAGCATTTAGAGTTAGAAGGTCAAATTATTCTTATGAAATAATAGGAAGCAATTTAAGGATTTATCCGACTCCTTCTACTGATCTACAAATGGGTAAACTTTTTATTAAATTGATGACGCCCCATAATCCGTTAAGCCCCACTGCATATGCGGATGATTCAATTTATGGAATATCTGGTCCAAGCAATGTTCCTTTTGGGAATATTCCATTCGTTACCATAAACCAACCAGGAAAACAATGGATCAGACAGTACACGTTGGCGTTGTGCAAAGAATTATTAGGATTGATTCGTTCTAAATTTTCTTCAATACCGATTCCTAATGCTGAATTGACATTAAACGGTGCTGAATTAGTTTCACAAGGACGAGAAGATAAAGACAAGCTATCAACCCAAATGAAAGAATTTTTATCAAACTTAACCCACGCTAAGCTATTGGAACAAGATGCTTTGGCGGCAGAAAACATGCAAAAGCAGCTTAGATACATCCCAATGCCATTAGGAAAATCTATTCAAATTGGATAATGGGATTTAATCATTATTTACCTACTTAATTTTTAAGGACATTATAATGGCACGTCTTTTTATCACTAAAAGAGAGATAAACTTTATATCTGACATCACAAAAGAGATAGTGAAAGATGTAGTCGGCCAAAAAATTTACTATTATCCTGTCTCAGAAACAAAAACTAAATCTCATGAAGTGTATGATGAAGCACTTCAAAAAGTGTTTGACAATCCTGTCATTGTTGATGTTTTAGTAAACAGCGAGTTTCAAACTGAGACAAAAATTAACAAATTTGGTATAGATTCTCAATTTACTTTAGAAGTATACATTCAACACAGAGATATGATAGAAAAAGGAATCAATCCAGCCATTGGAGATTATTTTTCATTCGGAGCGATTTTTTACGAAATTACAGAATATAAGTACATGAGAACGATCTATGGACAAGCTGAAAACATAGATGGAGTATCGTTGATCGGTACTAGAGTTCGTGAAAGTCAATTTAAGGCTCTCACGAATGGTCCTACAGATATCAAATACACAGATCAAGATGCGGTTCAAGAAACGTTCGTTCAACAAAGAGGGTATGCAACTGACTCTGACGGAAATGAGACCGGCGACGTAAGAGATCTTGTTAAGAATGGAGTTCTTGATGAACCGTTGACTGGCCGTAAAGAAGTTTCGCCTAAAGGAGACTCGACGGGGGTTGGAAGTTCATTCTACGATGAGGATTGATTATGCCTACTAGATTTAATTCAAAAAGTCAAAAGAGGTTTGGAGTCGCAGGGATTAATTTAGATAATCACCAAGGCACTCCTGATCTAACAATACCATCAGTAGGTATAGAAGATGTTGACGTTTCATTATTTAAATTGTTTGATAATGAAATTAAATTGCAGGTAGGAGGAGATAATGGCGATTTTAAAAAGGTGCCAATCATCTTTGCAACAGGAGAAAAATGGGCGTTATTAAAGAAAAAGCGCGCATTAAGAGATAAAAATAATTCTTTAATCCTTCCTTTATTGACAATTTCAAGAACTTCAATTTCTCAAGATTTATCCTCGGACATTGCTGGCAGAGGAATTAATCAACAAACTGGAGAAATAGTGATACGCAGAAGGTTAGACAAATCTGATCGTGGATATCAAAATTTAATCAATAGATTTCTTTTAAAAAATCAAAAAAATGTTGCAACCAATCCCGATTTAGATCATGTTGAAGGTCAACTATTGACAGATAGAAAAATAGGAGAAGATTCTACAGATCCAGTCATCGAAAGCGGAGCATGGCTAGCAGATATAAAAAAGAATAATATTTACGAAACCATTGTCGTCCCTTCTCCTCAATTCTATAATGTCACATATGACGTTACGATGTGGACTCAATATACGCAACACATGAATCAATTGTTAGAACAATTGGTTTCCTCATTTTTACCTCAAGCAAATTCATGGAAGTTAGAAACTCCTAAGGGGTACTGGTTTATAGCAACAGTAAGCAATAATTCCTACGATCCAGAAAATAATTTAGATGAATTAGGACAAGAAGAAAGAGTCATTAAGTATAAATTTACTGTTAATGTAAAAGCTTACATTTTTGCATCCAAATTCCCAGGAAATGGAGTCCCAATAAAACGTTTTGTGTCATCTCCAACCATCAAGTTTGATGTAGAACCATCAGGAGGTTCGGGGTTCTCATCTGCTGAAAGCCAAAATCCATTTTTAGGATCTGACGATCCAACGCTACCATTAAGCGATTCTAAAAATAAACATCTTGGCCAGAGATTAACAGGAGGAACAAGATTATACGATCCTTCCGCGACGGACTCAGAAGATCCAGCCTTGAGGTCAAGAGCTGCAAAACAATATAATCCCGTTTATAAAAAAATTATTTCTAGTGATCTTTCTGGTAAAGAAACCGTTTCGTATGTAAGAGCATACCCTGTGAATCAAGCATCAGGAGAGTCTGTGATTAAAATAACCCCTCAGCCAGCTTCTAATCAAGCACCACTTACTGCAGAATCTTTGTTAGGCGGAATAACGTACCATATTATTCAAGATGATGAATAAAAGTATTTTTGATTTTTTTCGAATACTTATAAGAGAAGTTTATTCATCATATGAAGGAGCAGGATAATGGCTGAGCAGGTTTTTAGGTCTCCTGGGTTTTTTGAGAGAGAAATTGAATTAAAAGCACCACCTACTGGAGGTCCATCAGGTGTACCAGCTGGTGTAATTGGTATGTCAAATAAGGGTCCGGCATTTGTGCCAGTGACTGTTGCAACTTTTAATGAATTCGTTAGCATTTTTGGTAATCTTGATCCAAAGAAGTTCGGTCCTTATGCTGTAAATGAATTTTTAAAGAACAGAACTGCTCTTACTTATATGAGAGTACTCGGCGCTGGAGCAAACAAGAATTCAACAGACATTTCTTCAACTTCAGTGACTGGCAGAGTAAAAAATGCAGGTTTTAAGTTAGAGGGAAACGTATCAGCCCATGATTCTAAGGCACGTCATAATGGTGCAGTACAATTTTTAGTTGCAGACCATACTCTTCAAACTAATGAAGCGTATGGGATGCCTATGTTTACAGACAACGATTCTCGTACCTCAGCAACAAACGTTAATTTAGTTCGCGGCGTTGTTATGTTAGCTTCTGGTGCAAGAATGATGGTTCTTGATGGAAACGAAAGCGTTCCAGCTGCATTCATTGGGGCAACAACTGTAGATGATGCAGCACAAGTAAAAAGCGGAAAATTTAAGTTGATTATTTCTTCGGCACTTGGATCAACTTATGCATTTGATGATAAGATTCCTGGAGTTAAGATTTATACTGCTTCAATGAATCCATCAAACGTGGATTATTTTGCGAAAGTATTGAATAGAGACCCTGAAAAATTTGAGCAATATCAACACGTTCTTTATTCAGATTTTGCAGTTGATGATGAAGTTGCATCAGTGGTCAATGATGATTATGTTGCAGTATTATCAGGTTCATCATTAACAAGCAACGTTTCTGGAGAACCAACTACTGAATTTAGAAAAGCATTTGGAGCATATGATACAAGATTCTCGTCTCCAAAAACTTCTTATTTCATTTCTCAACCTTTCGGAACAACAGAATATGATTTGTTCCAAATTGAGTCTCTTGATGATGGAGCTTATGCTAATAGCCTCTATAAGGTTTCTATTTCAAATCTTAAAGTTTCTGAAAATGAAGCTTATGAATATGGAACATTCAACGTTCAAATTCGCGATTGGAACGATACCGACATCAATCCTTCTGTCATCGAAGAATTTGTAAATTGTTCATTAGATCCTGATTCAGATAACTACATCGGAAAAGTTATTGGTGATCGTAAGGTAACTTACGATTTTGATCAAGATATAGTTTCTGAAAGAAGAATTATCACGAGTGGTAAGTATGATAACGTTTCAAAGTACGTTAGAGTTGTCATTTCTCAAGATGTTGAAGATAAGAAAGTTCCTGCTAAATCACTACCATTCGGATTTAGAGGTCCAGAACTTTTGAAGACTAATGATGCTTTAACTGATGGAGCCACAAGCGCAAAGAGATTAGCTGGAGTGTTTAGCGTTGACGCTGTAGGAATTCTATCACAATCAATTCTTCCACCGGTTCCATTTAGATTTAAGGTTACAAAAGGACCGATGACGTCTCCTGCTTGGGACGGTGATCCAGGACCTCAAGAAGTAGCTTCTCCTCAATTCTATTGGGGCGTCAAATTTGAAAGAAATGATGTTCCACTTAACGTAAACCTTTCTGAAGTAAAAAATTCGCTTCTAGAGAGCTATACAAAATTTGCAGGTATCAAAAAGCTTGATGTTCTTGTAACTGGATCTGGAGCAGATACATTTAACAACAACAAGTTCTCATTGTCTAAGGTTGCATTCTCTGCTGGAACGATTGCTGGATTAACAGGAACCGTTCGATCTCACATGAAAGAAGCAGCTTATATCAGAAATGCAAAAGTTGATCCAACAGCATATACGATAAATGATCCTACTCTAGGAAACAGAATAACATTTGCATCTCTGCTATCAAACGGAGAACCTTATGAGTTCAACAAATATTCATCATTTGCTAAATTCACGACATTTATGCAAGGCGGATTTGATGGATTAAACATTCTAGACCCTGCAGCGTCAAGAATGAATGATAAGGCAACATCATTTGAAACTCCTCTTGGCGGAGCTTCATCAACATTTGTATCACCTGGAATGTTGACAAACCTTGCCGGCGTTGGTGTTGATAACAACGCCGTCAATTCTTACATAACTGCAGTTGATGTTATGACAGATCCTCTTCAAGTTAATGTCAACTTGTTAGCACTTCCTGGTATCCGTGAAGATTACATCACAAATTACACTGCAAAGAAAGTTCGTGATTATGGCCTTTCAATGTACGTAATGGATCTTCCAAATTATGATGATAATGATGGTAGAATTTATGATGATTCAACAAATAGAATTAACATAGAAAACACCGCCGCGACATTTGAAGCAAGATCATTCGACAACAACTACGTTGCTGCTTACTTCCCAAATGTTTACGTAAATGATGAAACTAACAAACGTTATGTTAAAGTTCCTTCATCAGTTGCTGCTTTAGGAGCTTTAGGATTCAATGACAGAGTTGCATATCCATGGTTTGCACCAGCAGGATTTAATAGAGCAGCTCTAGATTTCGTCAACAACGTTGAAGTTAGATTGAATGTTTCTGATAGAGATAGACTTTATGATGCTAGAATCAATCCGATTGCAACATTCCCACGATTGGGATTTGTGATTTACGGACAAAAGACTCTTCAAATAAGAAAGTCTGCTCTTGATAGAGTCAACGTTCGTAGACTTCTTCTTGAAGTTAAGAGATTAATCATTAACATTGCAAATAGAATCGTGTTTGAACAAAACACCCCCGCCGTTAGAAACAAGTTTGTTGCTGATTCAGTTCTTCAATTAGGACTTATTCAAGCGCAAGCTGGTATCGAGGCATACCAAGTTGTGATGAATGAAACAAACAATACGCAAGAAGACGTCGATCTAAACAGATTGAACGGTAGAATCGTTGTTGTTCCAACTAGAGCAATAGAATTCATTGCAATTGACTTTATTGTCACAAATGCAGGAGTTCAGTTCGTTTGATCTAAAAATTCTTATGTAATTTGATACTTATCAAGCAAGTTGTAGGAGCGAAAATAAATGGCACAGCTCAAATTCGGAAGCGCAGGAGTAACGACAAGAGAAATTGATTTAACAGGACCCGTTTCGGCGTCTCCTTCAGGTGTTCCTGCAGGGATAATTGGAACATCAGTTAAAGGACCGGCATTCGTTCCTTTAACATACGGTACATTGAGCGATTTCTTTGCAAAGTTTGGTGAAAGTGATTCTAAGAAATTTGGACCGATGGCGGTAGCAGAATGGATGAAGAGAGCTACTTCCGTAACTTACCTTAGAGTTTTAGGCGTAGGTGATGGAAAGAAAAGAGTAGCTAGCGGCCAATCTGCAGGTGACGTAACAAATTCTGGATTTACTGTTGGTGAACAACTTCCTTCTTCCAATGGAACGTTATCATCTAACACATATGCAAATTCTGAAGGCGTTTTAGGAAGAACATACTTCTTGGGATGCTTCATGTCAGAATCTGCAGGATCTAACGTCTTTAACGCAGCTGGATTACAAGGAACAGGAAGCGTTAATGGAATTGGATTGAACACTGCTGTGCCAATTGTTCGAGGAATTTTAATGGCTCCATCTGGAGTTATTTTAAGATTATCAGCTTCTGCTGTAGGGTTGGATTCAAGCAAGCCTTCTTCAACTTTGGTCGGAAATGATGAATCTGCAAAAGGAACATCTTTAGGTTCTCTTGTCTTAGGATCAGGAACATCCGCAAAACAAGAATTTACCATTTTGCTAAATGGACATAAGGGAACAGACTCTTCATATCCAAATGTTCTTACTGCTTCTTTCGATGTGACTGCAGCAAATTACATCAGCAAAGTTTTAAATACTGATCCTTATAAGATTCAACAAGCTGGTCATTATCTTGCTGCACACTGGGATATTCATCCAACTTTAGCAGTGGTAACTGGCGTAGGCGTAGTATCTGCAGTACCAGTTAATCAAAGCGAAAGATCAGCATTCTTGTTAACTTCATCATTATCAAGAAATGTTGGATCTTCTACTGTTCCTAACTATGAAGGATTTAGAGATAGATTCTCTAATGGTAAATCGCCTTGGGTCGTATCACAAAAGTTTGGTGGATCTCAAGTAAACTTATTCAAACTTCATTCATTGGATGCAGGAGCTGGAATCTCTAATAAGTTTAAGATTTCTATTTATAATATTGTTCCTTCATCAGATCCATTAAACAAATATGGTTCATTTAGCTTAGCTGTAAGAAGCCTAACTGACACAGACATTGATCAAAAAGTTCTTGAGCGTTGGGAAGGACTTAACCTAGATCCTTCATCTGATAGATACATCGGCAAGGTCATTGGAGACGTTAATGCTTATTATGACTTTGATAGAGATGATGCAGCTCAAAAGCTTGTCATTGAAGGAAATTATGAACTAAGATCTAGATACATTAGAGTTGAAGTATCAACCGCAGTTGCTGAACAAGCTGTTGATCCAACAGCTCTTCCAATGGGATTTAGAGGAATTTCTCACTTAGTTACGTCAGGTTCAGCTCCTCTTGCCTCACTAGGCGGAGTAGATGCATCTGCATTATCTAATTCTACATTTACAAGAAACACCGTTGAACCTCCTCTTCCATTTAGAAATCATTTAAATGACGGAACCGGCCAACAAACTCAAGTAAATTCAAGATATCACTGGGGAGCTAAGTTTGAACACATTACAAGCTTAACAGAACAAAACAGTTCAGTTCTTCAAGATAAGTCTTTCAACAGCTTTACGAAACATTTCCCAGGACATTCAACATCTAATGTCAATTTTGTGGTTGGTGATAATTCTGGTGTAGCTGATACAGCACAAAATGGTATCATTGATGCAGACAGGTTCTGCGGCAATTTATTCACATTAGAAAACATCAAGATCACGACTGGATCCAACGGAACAGTCGCTCAAAATGATGATTGGAAATATGCATCTTATGTCAGAAATGGTAACATAGTTGCAGATGACGTAGCAAAGACTCGTGCTGTTCAAGTCAGTGATCTTTCTAATTCTCAAAATCGTAAATTCCTTAAGTTCTCATTCATTATGCAAGGCGGATTTGATGGTGTTAACATTTTTGATAAGGATGAATCAGAGATTAATAACGCAGCAGTAGTTGCGGATATGGATGATGCTAACAGAGGAAGATCATCAGGTCCAAACGTATCTGCATACGTCAAGGCTCTTGAAGTGATGAAGAACACAACCAATGTTGACATCCAACTCTTAGCAATTCCAGGAATTCGTGCACCAATTGTTACAGATGAAGCAATAAGAGCAACAGAAGAACGTTTCGATGCACTTTATATCATGGACATTGAACAAGTTGACAAGGATGGAAATCTTATCAATATCACTTCAAACGTCAAGCCATCCGTCACGGAGACAGTTGCACAACACAAGGCAAGAAACCTTAATACATCATTTGCTGCATCTTACTTCCCAGACGTATTAATTAAGGATCCTTCACTTCAAACTAACTCAGTCATTGTTCCACCATCCGTCGTCGTGATGGGAGCATTGGCATTGAATGACGCCTTAGGATATCCATGGTTTGCACCAGCAGGATTAACAAGAGGAGAACTTCCATCAACGTTAGAGACAAGCATTCAGCTTAAGGATGCAGATCTTGATTCTCTATATGATGAAGACATCAACCCTCTATATGCTCCTGCAACTGCAACCCGCGGAGGAACAAATCCAAAGGGAGGAGTTGTTGTGTGGGGACAGAAGACGATGCTTCAATCAGCATCTGCGCTTGATAGAATCAACGTAAGACGTCTTCTCATTGATATTCGCCGTCAAGTTCGTGAGATTGCTCAAACAATCATCTTCGAACCAAACCGCGAGGCAACTCTTGCAAGATTCACCGCAGCAGTCACTCCAAGACTTCAAAGAATTCAAGCTCTTGCTGGACTTGAGAGATTCCGCGTTATCATCGACTCTTCTACGACAACGCAACAAGACGTCGAGAATAACACAGTTCGTGGTAAGATCTTCTTACAACCCACCAAGACGATTGAGTTCGTTTCATTGGACTTCGTTGTGGCCAACAACCTTCAACAAGTACAATGAAAATAATTGATAAAAATGTTTGATATATTCAAGCATTTTAATATCAAATAATTTTTAAGGGCTTCTTATGAGGCCCTTAATTTTTTGTTTTGAAATCTTGGTTATATAGATTAAAAAGCAACATAGTTATGAACCAAGAGAAGTTTATTTAAATGTCGCAAGTCAAGTATAATAGCCCAGGAGTTACTGTTAATGATGCCGGAGTAATTCCTAGATTAAATAGAAATATAATTTCAACTCCTACTGTTATTGTAGGGACTTCTCATATGGGTCCTGCATACGTTCCTGAAGGATTTTCTAAAACCGTTGAATTTCAAGATCTGTTCGGGATTCCTAATATTTCTGGGTCTATAGTTTCTTCTGATAAACGTTTTACTGATTATGGAGCGTTGGCTGTTCAAGAATGTATAAACAATGGATCTTCTGCAACATTTATTAGAGTTTTAGGAGCAGGTAATTGTAAAAAAAGAATTGAAACAGGGACGACTGCAGGAGATGTAGTAAACGCTGGATTTACTGTTGGAGAAGAACAACCAGATCAAGCAAACTTTTCTGGATCTCTTAGTAAAAATCCATACGCAAATGAAGGTGGCGTTTTAGGAAGAACATACTTCTTAGGCTGTTTCATGTCTGAATCAGCAGGTTCGAACGTTTTTAATGCCGCGGGCCTACAAGGAACAGGAAGCGTTAACGGCATAGGGATTAATACTTCAGTTCCGATTATTAGAGGTATTTTAATGGCTCCATCAGGAGTTATTTTAAGGTTATCTTCATCTGCGGTTGCATATGATTCTTCAGGACCTTCTTCTACACAAATCGCTTCTGAAACTTCAGCAAAAGGAACTACAATAGGTTCTATCGATCTACTTTCAGCCGGCGACAAATCTCAACAATTTATTATGTTGTTAAACGGCCACAAAGGTTCTGATGATTATCCGAATGTTATAACTGCATCTCTAGATATGCAATCTCCATTTTATATAACTAGAGTTTTTAACATGACTGCTTCTTTGATACAAAGGGCAGGACATTATTTAGCTTCTCATTGGGATATACATCCAGCAGTCGCTACGTTAACAGGGGTCGGTGTAGTGAGCTCCGGCGCAGGAGCGCCGAGCGATTCTTCAAGGGTATTTTCAACTGAAAGATCTGTATTTTTATTAACGTCTTCTTTACAGAGAGACGTTGGGTCTTCTACTGTTCCAAATTTTGAAGGATTTAGAGATAGATTTTCTCATGCATCAACTCCATGGATTATTTCTCAAAAAATTCATGGAAAGTACGTTAATTTATTTAAATTACATTCATTACATGATGGAGAACAACACAAAAATTATAAGATTGTAATTCATGATATAACCCCACCATCAGATGAAAAATCTTCAAGATTTGGGACTTTTAGTATTTCTATCAGAGATATTAATGATTTTGATGAAACTTCAAAATCATTGCAAACATTTGCTAACGTAGACTTAAACCCATCTTCAGATATGTTTATTTCAAAAGTGATAGGAGATATTAACAAATATTTTGATTTTGACAGACCAGATGATGATCAAAGACTGGTCGTAGAAGGAAATTATCCAAATAATTCCGTATATGTTAGGGTTGAAGTATCTGATGAAGTATTAAACAATAAAATTAGTAATAATACTCTTCCGATGGGATTTAGAGGGATATCTCACATTGTAACGTCAGGTTCATCAGTATTGGCACCACTAGGAGGCCAAGATTCTTCAGCTTTATTAAATTCTTATTTTTTACGAAATTTAGTAACCCCTCCTTTGCCTCTCTGTAATAATATTTTTGTTGTTAACAATTCAAAAAAAGAACCTTCGTCTAACAGAAGGTGGGGAATAAAGTTCGATCATATAATCAATCAAGAGAAACAAAATAATTTTAAGCATATTGATGAATCAATTCTTAGTTTTATAAAACATTATCCATCTCATTCTACGGTGAACGTTAATTTTTCAGTTTCTAATAACCATGGGACTTCTGATACGCCTCAGCTTGGAATAATAGATGCTGATAGATTTTGTAACAATCTTTTTACTCTAGAAAATATAAAAGTTTTGACAGGATCGATTAACGATTCCAATAACACGATAACAGATAATTGGCAATACGCGAGTTATGTTAGAGACGGTAACATATCAATTAATGACAGCGAGAAGACTAGAAGAGTCAGTGTAGATGATTTAAAAAATCCAATCAATAGAACATTTTTATCATTTCAAACGATGTTATGCGGCGGTTTTGATGGAACAAATATCTTTGATTTAAATGAATCTAATTTCACGAATTTAGCAGTAATTGCAGATATGAATGATCAAAAAAGAGGAAAGCAATCCGCTTCAACAACGGCTGCTTACTTAAAAGTTTTAGAAATGCTAAGAAGTCCTACAGTGACTGACATGCAAATCTTAGCAATACCCGGAATACGATCTCCTGCAGTTACGGATGAAGCCATTGACGTTGCAGAAAGCAGAATGGACTGTTTGTACATATTGGACATCGAACAAATTGGTAAAAATGATGAACAAGTGCAAATTTCTGAAATCATTGCATACGATGAACAGTTTAAACCAGACTTACAAAAAACGATTAGAAATTTTGATGATAGAGCATTAAATACTTCTTATGCAGCAGGATATTATCCAGATGTTGAATTAGAAATTGATGCACCGACATATAAAATTAATTCAATTATCGTACCTCCCTCAGTCGCAGTTGTAGGAGGATTAGCGGCAAATGATTCTTTAGGAAATGTATGGTTTTCTCCATCTGGAAACTCTAGAGGATCTTTAAGAAAAGTTATCTCGACAACAGTTTCTTTAAGTAAATCAGATATAGATTCTTTGTATAAAAGCAACATTAACTTTTTATACGCTCCTTCTAACGTCGGAGGTCAAGGAACTGGAGTTATTATAGGAGGACAAAAAACATTAAATAGATCAAGTTCTTCTTTGTCTAGAGTTAACGTAAGAAGATTATTAATTGATATCAGGAGCCGTGTAAGAAACGTTGCTTTGAACATATTGTTTGATTCAGATAGAGAAACAGCGACAGCTAGATTCATATCAGACGTTTCAGTAATTCTTCAACGAATATCTTCTGCATCTGGATTAGATGATTTTAAAGTAGAGGTTGATTCTTCTCAAAATGACATTGATAATCAAACTTTTAAAGGTAGAATCTACATTAGACCAAAAAAATCTATTGATTATCTGTCATTAGATTTTATAGTGTCAAATAACCTGCAATCAGAAATTTAAATATCTAATTCAAAAACTAGGTTTCCGCAGCCCCAAATTTTTACAACCCCAGCTGCATCTGCGATTTGAGCTTCAGTCAATCCTTCTGAAGAGTCTGCCTTAAATTTAAATCGGTTGTATCTATTTTCAAAATCCGTCCACCAGAATCGAGGAGGAGTGACTGAAATTTCTTTAAATCCGGCATATTTATATCCTTCCCCTGCTCCTCCCCATCGTTTATCAACGTATGTTACAATTTTTTTGTGACCTTTTTGCTTGGACCAAGATTTAGCGTGGTTTATTAATTTTGTTAATCCGCCTGGAACGTTATAGTTCAATTTTGGACAACACCTTGCAATTTCAATACCTTCATATTTTTTATGAAACGGACGCCTTACTGAAATTGCATACACAATTTCTCCTGAATAATCAATTAATCCCCAAGCAGTAATTGAAGGAACATCTCCATCAGCATGGTTTTCTTCAAAAAAAGATTTTCTTTCTTTTCTTGATAATTCTCGAACATCACATTTTCTTGCGTATTCTTTTTTAAAAGAAATTCCTAATCTTGAAAGAATCATCGATTTTATGACGTTTTGTTTATCTCTCCATTCGTCCTCAAAAACGTGAACCAACTTTATTCCTGCAGCTTCTGAACTTAAAGTTTTATTGTTGTGATATCCTTGAGTTTTATTGACATGGCTGTGCCAATACAACCCGTTGTATTCTACAGCAAACTTTTTATCTTCAACTACAATATCAAGTTCTAATCCTCCCAGCGTTTTTCTTACATTTCTTACTACATTAAACCCTAATGATTCTATCCACCGTGCAACCTCTTCTTGGGCTGCAGATCCTCCTGGAGAACAATGATAACAGTGACCGCGTTGAAGACTACGCAACGAACCTTGGAATTGTTTACTGCATTTATTACATTCAACAACGATGATTTTTTGTGCGTCATTGATGTAATTCTCAAGACCGCTAACGATTTTAAGTTGACCTGTATTTTCTATTCTACACCTTATTTCTTCATGACTTAATCTCTTTAGATGATCCAACCTATCCCTGATTTGTTTCTGTTTCATCTTCAATGAAACTTTTTGCGATAACAATTGGATTCTATCATCTGTGTCTTTGCTAAGTCCTTTGGCCCAAGGAATGATTTCGCCGGATGCAAATTTATTCTTCAAGTTTTCTTTCACGGAAGCCATCCTAGGATCGGATTCAGCAGTTAATCCTTTATTCCAAGATTGAATTTTTCCTTCGTCAAAACTAGTTTTTCTTCCAATCGACGTTTTGATTGCTCTGTTTTCAATTCTTCGATCGGAATTTTTTGTTAATCCTCTCGCCCAACCTGGTTTTCCCTTTAATGACTCTGATCTTTTCTTTGCAGTTTCTGATGCCCTAATAGGATCCATAACTTTATAAATCGACCCGTTGTGTCCGTTGATAACTTGAGAGTATCCTTTCCACCATCCAATCCATTTTGTTTGTTTCCCACATCCACATAGACACATTCTAGGACCTTCATTTAATTGATCCCATAATTCCTGTGTTGTAATTTTATGAATTACTTTAAGATGATCCTCAAATGACGTGAGCCTCTTCGATTCAAAATTGTCACACAACGGACACTTTACGATCCTCAAATTTGTTTTTTTATCAACAGCCATGCGTTCTTGAGCTTCCCTGCTACCCTAATATATCTACAAGTGGGAAAAAACTTTAGAAAAAATAGCATCAGTTTTCTTATAAGAATATTTATCAATACTCATCCTCATAGGAGATAATCACAATGGCTGAGACATTAGACGTTACATCAATGATTCCAAATAAATTCGAGCCAAAGCGTAAGAACCGTTGGGTTCTCATGATCGAAGGCATCGATGCTTACATCATCAAGACAGCAGCTCGTCCTCAAGTTACGACCGAAGAAGTTGTAATTCCTTTCATCAATTCAACTCGTTATCTCGCTGGCAAGACAACCTTCAGCGAAATGAGCGTGACGCTTCATGATCCAATCGCTCCATCCGGTGCGCAACAGGTCATGGAGTGGATTCGTCTCCACTTTGAATCAGTTTCTGGTCGTTCAGGTTATGCAGATTTCTATAAGCGCGACATCCAACTTAAGATGCTTGATCCAGTAGGAACTGTTGTCGAATTATGGGACATCAAGGGTGCATTTATCAAAGATGCAAACTTCAACGAAGTTACATACGAAGATGGAAATCCAGTTGAAATTACTCTATCTCTTCGTTATGATAACTGCGTTTTGCAATACTGATTTATTCAAATTCAAAACCCAGAAGGCTTGCAATTTTGTTGCAGGCCTTTTTTATTTATAACTTTATGTTTTCTAACATAAAAAGGTTTACTTTTTTGTGCAATGATTACATAATGTAAGCAGATCATTAGGAGATTTATGTCAGACCAGAGAGAAATCAAGAATTCAGTTTTTACCCCCAACACACCTGGTGGAGTTGATCCACGAATTACAACTATGTCACAAGCTGAAGCTGTAAAAACTGAGTTTGGTCTTGATATTCCAGCTGAGTTAGTTCCGCTTCCTTCCAACGGAAAGGTTTATCCTCCAACTTCAACTCTTCATGGTAGAGAGACAGTAGAGATTCGCCCCATGACTGCTAGAGAGGAAGACATTTTGACCAGCAGAGCTCTTTTAAAGAAAGGAACTGTTGTAACCGAGTTAATTAAGTCTTGTCTCGTTGACAAATCAATTAACACCTTGGATCTTCTTGCTGGGGATAGAAACGCATTAATGGTCGCAGTCAGAATCACTGGATACGGTGCAGAGTACACTGCTGAAACTTCTTGCGGAGAATGTGAAGCAAAGAGTCAACAGATGTTCAATCTCGCAGAGTTGCCAATTAAACGTCTTGAAATTGATCCTGTCGCCGAAGGTCAAAATTTGTTTGAGTTTGTTCTTCCTCACACAAAGAAGAAAGTAAGATTCAAGTTTACTACTGGAAGAGATGAAGAAGAACTTTCAGCAACTCAAGAGAAGCAAAAGAAGCTTGGCCTAAAGACAGACACAACAGTTACTACAGCATTGCAACAAGCGATCGTGTCTGTCGACGGAATAGAGGATAGAGGAAAGATCAATAATTTCATCAAGATGATGCCAGCTAGAGATTCTTTGTCTCTTAGAAATTATATTCGACAAAATGAACCAGGATTAACCATGAAGCAAGAGATGACATGTCCAGAGTGCGGTCACTCTGAGGAGGTGAATATGCCACTCGGAGTTAGCTTTCTTTGGCCTTCATCCTGAAAATAAAGCAGATATAATTTTAGAGCCTATCTTTTTGCTTATGTATTATGGAGGCTTTTCATATAAAGAAGCCTATAATATGCCTGTTTCTCATAAGCAATGGTTCATACAAAGAATAAGTCGAGAACTATCTAGAACCAGAGAAGAAGGACATACACAATCAAGAGCGCTTCATGATAATCCACCTGACGTAAGGGCATTATCAGGACATGCTCGAACAGAAACACCCTCCAGGCTCAGGAGATTTTCTTGACTTATTTTAATTAATTTGGCATATCTTCTTTTCTATTGTGTAGATATATGCATGGTGAACTGCAAGAAGAATTTAAAAATTTATCTTAATGATCTTGGGGTAAATTTGAACTCTCAAAAATCATTATTTGAATCAATCGCTTATTGGATGTCGAATGATGAAGCTACCAATATTGAATTTGTTGGAACGGATGAACAAATTACCGTAATAAAAAACGCAATCCTTGAAACAAAACGTTTTCAAGATGCTCTCTTTAATGAAAACGCAACATTAGAAAATGTTTTTGATAAATTGCGATCAAAACACTTGGCTGCAAATTCTTTTTCTATTTCTTTCGGCATGAAGTGGGTCTTTTGACTTAGGTGATGTTAAATGGCTACTGAAGATACTAAAAAACCTAAAGGATCATCTAAAAGCGCAAAAGAAGCCCAAGAGCTTACAGGAATTTTTGCAGACCTTGCGAAAAGCATGGAGTCTTTTTCCCAGCAAAGCTCAGCAAGTTTGTCGATGTTAGATGAATCGATGAAAAAGTTTTCTGATACAGGAAAACAAGCATTAGAACAATTTGTTGAAAATTCATTAAAGGTAGCAGAAAACCTTGATGAAGTAAATTCATCTTCTAATTCAAGTTCTCAAGGAATTGGAAAATTGACAGATTCGATGAAGAATCTCGCAAAAGCTGAAGAAAAAGCTAGCAAAGAAGCTGGATTTAAAAAAGGCGACGGTAAAAATAACATCTTTGAGCAAATGGGCAAATCATCGAAGGTCGCCAAGGCAGGAATTTTAGCTTTAAGCGGAGCATTTAGTGTATTAGGAAAAGCAGTAAAAGGAATTGGCGCGATTTTTGGAACTGTGTTTAATGTCATCAAGTCCGTTTTTGGCTTCATAAAATCGATGATTGGTGGCATCATCGGTTTTATGGGTGACATGCTTGACGGATTGATTGAAGAATCAGAAAAAGTTCGTGAAATATCTCTTGAACAAGCTAGATCCTTAGAAAAAGTTAAAGAAACATTCGGCGATACGACCTCCGGTATTGGAGCGTCAATGAAAAAGCTAGTTCAAGGTTCATTTAAATATTTTTCTCCTACGGGAACAAAAAGCATATTCAGCAGTTTTTCAGAAGCAGGAGAATATACATTAAGTTTGCTTAACGCAAGTGCTGAAGCTTCAACTAAATTGATCGATCAATTAGACACAGATCAAATGATCATTTTTAGTAAAGCATTTGGACAAACACCACAAGATTTTGAAGCCATGCAAATGGCGGCAATAGCGACGGGCGAGTCAATAGCCGAAATGTATACTGACGCTACAAAGTATGCTAAAGGATTTGCACAAGCTTATAGACTTGATGAAAAAGTATTAAAAAAGAATTTCAACGCTGCGTTGAAAGACGTGAAGCATTTTGCTAATGTTTCCAGAAAAGAAATGATGGAAGCAGCTGTTTATGCGAACAAGCTCGGCGTCTCATTAGAAAAAATAACTGGTGTATTAGACGCGTTTGATACATTCGAAGATGCAGCGAACAATGTTTCTAAATTATCTCAAGCATTCGGGGTCAATTTAGACACGATGGAGTTATTAAAAGCAAAAACCCCAGCAGAAGCATTAGATCAAATAAAACAAGCTTTTAATGCAGCAGGTAAATCAGCTGCAGATATGAATCGTCAGGAACTTTCCTTGTTGGCTTCTACTTTAAAAATGGATGAAGCTACTGTTAGGGCCACGTTATCTTCTGAGAATCAAGGTGCTGCTCTTGAAGACATTCAACAATCAGGAGCAAACATGGAAAAGCAAATGTTGAGTACTCAACAAGCCATGTCAGATTCCTTGAAAGAAATTGCGTATGATTTAAGAAAGAGCGGCAGAGAAGCAAAAGGATTTTTTGCGACGTTCATTGATGGAATAACTGCAGGTATCTTTGAATCTTCTTCTTTAAGAACAATTCTTGGTAATTTAGCACAAACGTTAGAGGTAATTTTCCAAGCTGGTAAGAGACTTGGAGGCATGATAGTTTCTTCTTTTCCTGGCTTGAAAAAAATGCTAGATAGCGTTGCTAGCTTGCTCGACCCATCCAAAATGGAACAAACTCTATCAGGAATTAACAAGTCTTTTGGCAAATTCTTTAATTCTTTAAAAAATGGAACTGGAGATACAAGAAATTTATTCGCAGATTTATTCAGCGACATAAAATCTTATTTTAATTCTCAAGGAGCAGCCGGCCGCGGATTATTGAGCGGATTATCAGAATTTTGGAACGCAATAAGTCAAATCATTTCAACTGCTATTTTAGGTTTAGGAGATTTGATAGCCAATGGATTATCATATATCGCTGATTTTCTAGAAGGGAAAAGAAAATTACCTACAGGAAAAAATATTCGTGATGCTGCTGGAAAAGGTTTGCAAGATATCAGTAAAGAAATTGAATCTTCTCCAATTGCTATAGCTGCGTCAAAATCTTTTGACAAGATAGCTGAACAATTTGGCAGAGTTTGGAAACCTATTAAAGAAGAATTGAAGAAAGCATTAAAAGAAGCATTCGAATGGATGATAAATTACCTTAAAGAGCATAAAGGTGAACTGTTGATGGCTTTCGGCATGGCATCAGGACCATCGCTTTTGGGTAAAGCAGGATCTGCTTATTCAATGTATAAAGGTTATAAGCAAGCAAAGCAAATTAATGAATTGACACAAATGGTCAAAGCAAGCCAAACTGCTTCTCAGGCAGCTCAAGCAGCTCAAGCAGCTCAAGCAGCTCAGTCTACAGCCGCGGCGCAGGCAGACAAATTGTTTGCTCTTAAGCCTCTTCCTCCGCCTCCTGGGGGATATTCTCCCGCGTTTTTGTCCCCTGCCGCACCGAGTGCCGTTACCTCAGCCGCGCCGGGCGCGGCTGCCGCTACAACGGGAGGCCTTTCCGCATTTTCTACATCGTTTGGAGGTATGGCTTTAACCGGCGGCGCAGCTGTAGCAGCTGTTGCCGGCGCCGGCGCAGCGGCCATGGCGGGCATCGCCCTCGCGGCAGATCAATATTCAAAATTGTCTGCTGAACTTGAAGAAGCAGAAAAACAAAGAAAAGGATTCGAAGATCAAATAGCTGAAATGGTCGAAGACGCAGACCCGCAGCGCCTTATGAATCAGTTTGGGTTGAAAAAGGACGGAGATGGATACAAATTTGATGACATTAGTATAGAAGAAAAGAAAGCTATATATGAAAGAATCTATGGAAAAAGTTTGTATATTTCCGATGATGATTTAAAGAAACTTGAAGCGCATCTTGCTGGTCAAGCAGCTCTTGCTAGAGATAAACAAAAATTAAATCAAGAAACACAAAAAAAATTAATTGAAGAACAAAAGAAGAAAGAACGAGAATTAAAACGACTAGCACAAGAGAAAGAACAAGAATCAGAATATGATGCTTTTATGGAATCAATAGGAGCAGGAAAGGGAAAGAAAGTTAACATCTTGACCTTTAAAGAAAAGATCAAAGAAATTGATTCTATAGCAAAGCAAGTTACAGGTGGAGCAGCAAAATTACAAGAAAATTTCAATACCATAAGAGAACATCTTTCTAAGATGAATTTTGATCTTTTTGGAGGAACGAAAGAAGAATCCAAAGACAAACGTAAGTCGATGAAAGCTGCTCTTCAAACAATGTTGAATTTAAAAGGCTTCATTATTACTATGGGAGACATTGCAACAGAATCAGACGTTGCGGCGAAGAAACTTACAAAGTTTGGCGATGTAAACGAAGAAGGATCTGTTGCTGCCAATATAAAATCATTGGCTGGAAAACAAAAAGATGTCATTGAAACGATAACAAAAGCATTCGTCGTCGAAGAAAAAGACATGTACGCTTCTGAAAAAGGGAAAATGTCTGGAGCTGAAGCGTTCAAACAAAGAGCTGCGTGGGCTAAAGAAACAGTCGAAGAGAGTGAAAAGACTTTTCAAACTTTGTTTGCCCTACGCGACTCTGTAATAAAATTAGGCGATGATAAGATGAAGATAACATCTGCGCAGGAGCAGGCAGCCACCAACACCATTAATAGTTTTAAGATTCCTCTCACGACTTTGTATACGGGTATCGGTAGTCAATTTGGCGCCGATGCGCTTCAAAAAGATCAAAAAAATGTGCTAGAACCAGTAAAAAATTCTTTGGAATATGCTGTAGATACTGTTAAGGACATTGTCGAAAATTATACAGCAGTAGGCACTGCGTTGACTGGATTTAATGATAGATTAACCATAGACGGAGTTGAAGGTCTTGCTGGGTCATTACAAACATTATTTGAGCACATAGGAACCGGGGCTTCTAAAATAGATTTAAGTGCCGTCGATAGGTTTACACAAAGTTATACTCCTGCGTTTAACAAACTAGAAGATTTCATAAAAACGATGAATGACAAGCTTTCTGGCGTTGTTAAATTAAAAGAAAACATCAAATCGATACAAGATTTACGCGCCGAGATTGATAAAGCGATGCAATCTACATATGAAGAGAAGCGTGTAACCGTCACACCCGGTGCGCTCGGCGGCATCGTCGCCACACCGGCAACCGTAAATCCACCTACGATAAACAGCGGAGGAACTCAAATAACATTAAAGTTTGATATCGTCATGGATTCTGAAAAGCTTGATTCCGCAATCAATGCAAGAGATAATTCTGTCCTTATCCAAACCATGAATCTAGCATTCAAGTCATCACCAATTACGCCAGCTACTAGTGTTGCCTTTGCAGGAAAAACGCCAACCGTTATAAAACAATGATATAAATTAAAGATAATGAAAACACCGACCAAACAAGAATATTTTAAAATTTTACGTTCTAATCCCGAGTATCTTTCTTTATTAAAAAAAATTCCAGAAGCTCATGAAAGAAAGAAGACTATTAATATCGTAGAGTATGTTGCTGGAAATATATACGATGCATTGATTATGATGAATGCTTCGTCAAAGCAAAATCCTGAAATTTTGGATAAAATATCAGAGGCTTTGAAAACAGGTGATGGCATAATTAAAGAAAACGATGGTAATCCTGTCGTTCAAAATCAAGATAAAAAAGAAAAGTGAGATTTAAATGTCAGGGACCAAAACAGGAAATAAAGGATTTGTAAATCCGACTGATGGTAAAGTTTATACCGTTGATCCTGTTTTGAACGGAGAAGACGGCATAAATTCAGATCCAAAGACTTATGATCCCGGTGACATGACTGTCGATAAAAGTGTAAAAGACATCGGCAAAAAAACCAAAATAACCTTAGGAACTTATCTTTCAAAAGCCACAAAGGGAGAAGTTGATCCATATACCAACGTTCCTAACAAATATTCGATTGATCCATCGTCATCGTCAACGCTTCCTCTGTCATTGACAGACAATGGGTACCCCACACCTCCCTCCCCCACTGAAAATTCTGAAAAATTTGCAGGCAATTTACCATCATCATTTTCCCAAGATTTTGCCTCGTTAAACCAGGATGGCCAGAAGATAAAGAAAGGGTTGTCATCTGTTGACGTACCAGATGGGCATACATTATTGTCTCAAGCTCATGGCGTAAGTTCTCCTGTATCATCATATCAAAATCTTGCTTTCTCTCCTCAGCACAGGACTTCTTTCGTTTCTTTTTCAGACTTTAAGTCTCCACCAAAAAAACTTAATGTATCATTAATAAACCTGCCGAATGAATACTTTAAGAAACCGAATGAAGAAGCCGTCATTCCAGATCTTTTGTCTTTAGATTTAAAAAAAGCTGTTCAAAAAGTATCAACATTGACGAATGGAGTTGATTTAGAATCACCCGGCGCAAAGAATGTTTATCCAGTTTCAGTTCCTGTTCCTGAAGCTTTTAACTTCGAAAATTTAGCATCGTTAACGACTGCAGAAGGAAAGTATCCTGCTCCATTGACAGTACCGACAGGGCAGAATAAAGATATTTTTACAGAGAACCCAGGAAAATCTACATCGGATACATTTGCCGCGGCAACTTCTAAAGTAGATAAAATAACCACATTAATATCAAAAGGTAAAAAGCCTGAAATAGAAAATTCTATTTTATTAGATGGAAATAGATTATTTTTTAAAGCAATTAGTGTCGACTCAAATACTAAAATTGTAAGCCTCGAAGGTCCACTAAAAAATTACACAGAAGAGGCATTAAAACCGCAGTATAGAACTTCGCAGTTCGTTCCTTCTAATACTGACATATTATCGCCCGGGCCATTTGATCCTTCGTTATTAGATTATTCTAACACAACATTTACAAAACCAGGCGATTCAACAAACGTAAACAGTTTAAACATTAAAAAGCAATTGAAAGATATTTTTTCTATTGCAGGAAGCTTAACAACAAAAAACTTTTATCCTGTTTCTGTAACTGCGCTTCCATCAATAACGAGCATTAAAGTAAGCGATAGCGAGAGCGCGCCTCTTACAACACCGAATAATCAAAATGCTTCGATTTTTTCTAACGACTTAACTTCAGGTTACAGCTATAGCAAAAATTGGCCGTTATTATGGAATGTTATCCCTGCTGAGTCATTTAAAAAAGGTAAATCAAAAGGCAAAGATGATGCAGCAACAGGAAACAATTTAGTTTCTAAAGAACAGCTTGACAAGCAAGGCAGCACAATTCGTGTTTATCAAGCTTGGTCGACGGAACCTCAGTACAGAAAATCCTTTGTAAACTTTTCTGACTTTAAAACCCCGCCGAAGACTCTTGATATTTCTCTTATAAATCTTCCGAATGAATTCTTTAAGAAACCAGACGAAGAAGCCGTCGTTCCTGGCCTTTTAACTTTAGATTTAAAAACTGCTGTTCAAAAAGCAGCAACATTAACTGGCGGTACAGATCAAGAATCTCCTGGATTAAAAAACAAGTATTCTATCATCATAAAAGATTTTAAATTAGATGATCTTTTTTCTATAACCACGAATGGATATCCGTCTCCGCTGACAATCGCTGATTCAAACGAGAAATTTGATAATAATTTACCTTCATCATTTTCTGAAAGATTTAGTAGCGTTTCTTCTCTTCTAAAAAAAGGAAAAAAAGAGACGGGTATTGCAGATGGTAATGATCTGCTGAAAAATACGATAACTACGGATAAGTTCGGATTCACAAAATTAAACATCGTTTTGCAACCTTATTTTGAAAAAGTTGCACAAACTAATTTCTTTTATCCAGATATTTCAAACTCAGGTTTATCTAAAGACACTAATCAAGTTTCTTTTTTAGAAAAAGAAATTAACGTATTATCTCCTACTCCAAATTTTTTCCCCAAGATCAACATCGTAAAAACTTTAGGAAAATACTACGGAAATCCTGGAGACATTATAGAAAAAGATCCTGTTACGTTAGCAGAATTACGTAATAAACCTGCTGAAATAACTCAACAAAATCAATATGCCGTTTCTCCTCCACCTTCGGGGATATTCGGAAATTTCCTGACGCCGATAAGCAACCCAGACACGAAACTGCCGATTCCTTTAAGCGATGCTGGAAAAGGAAGCTTCATCTCTAGAGACTTAATTAAACCTTTATCCAAAGATCCAAGCGTCGAAAACTTTTCAAAAGGGAAAGAAACCCCTGGCTCTTTTGAAGAATCAGCACCCGGTGTTCCTAAAGTTTATAACGGAAATACTCTTCTCGCAAAAGGAATACCAGGTTCAGACGCAGAAGCGGCAAAGATTGCTGCATCAGGTCAAGTCGTCGGTATGCAGATAACCCCTGGAATTGATCCTGCTAATCCTCTTTACAATTATGTCGGAGGTAGAGGTTCTTCTATCCTTGAAATAGGAAATAATAGATTTTTGAGAGGAAATCGACCTGCGTCTCAATTTAACGTTGCATTGAAGCTTTCAGATGGTCGTGCAGTTTCACATTTAAAAATGGCTCAGGTTGGAACGGGCCTATTGCAACGAGCCGCAGCAGAAATTCCAGCATGGACAGCCGATAAATTTAATCCAACAGGCATTGAAGCCTCGATCGGATCGATCATTCCTTCGGTCGCTCAGCTTGGAATATTAAAGGTTGACAACGCTCTTCTTGAAGCAAAAGATGTTCTTGAATCTTTGACTGGAGTATCTCAATCTGGAGATATTTCGCAAGAAGAAGATTCCATTCCTGGTTCTTCATTAACGTCTATTGCTCCGCTGGACGGACAATCATGGGGAACTTTCACAACTCCTGATGAAATGTTCGGTACACCAAGCGTGGGATTTACTATATTGTTTTTCCTCCTTATGCTTGCAGTTATTGTCGCGGCATCAATTTTAGGCTCGCCTCCTAAAACTGCCGTCGACGTTCAAGAATCTAAAAGAAAAGCATCTAGAACTCCTAGTGGTGAACTTGTTTTAGGAAGTTATAGACTTGACCAAGGATCTTTTATCGTTGAAAATGCAATGGGAATTCGCGCGACGAACAATCCTTTTTCAAGGTGTTTATCAGTCGGGTTGAAGGCGTTCTTTTTAGGAGTTTCAAATGCAAACATCAGCGACGACGACTTGGCTCTAGGAGTTTTAGGCATAGGAGTAGCTGGTTTGATAGGTGATGGATCAAAGATAGGAGCTAGCCTCGTCGTAATGAGAACGATAATACGCTCTGGTTTAGTCGTGGCTCAACGAATTGAACAAATATTGAAATCATCACCAGATCCTGCTTTAGCAGCAGCACAAATCGCATTGAGCGTGTTCAGCTTATTTAAATCTTCTAAACTTGTCGGAGCAATAAACACTTTTTCTCAACTAGGGGACGTGATAATAGACAGGCAAGAGGCAATCAAAGATGGAGTTTTAGCTTCTCTCACAACTGATAGGTCTAGCGTCGTGCCGTTACCGGATTCTTTGGATCCAGGAAAAGCCAATTCGACTGTGATAAAAAACAGATTGTCTTATTTCGATCCAAAAAAAGGTTTCATTTTCAATTCAGAGCTTGCTTGGGCATCAAAAAGAGCTCCTTCTTTATATCTCATACCTACATCTATTTTAGGATTGCAAAACTTTTCAAATACGAAGCCTAATGGTAGCTCTTTACAAGCATTTGCAGGTGCCGCAAAATTGTCTTTAGCAGGTAAAGACGACAAGTCTTATGCAACAAAAGTTTATAATTCTACGATCGACGGAAGGATTTCTAACGACGTTAGAGTGTTGTTAGAAAACAAGTTAGATGCCGAATATGTTCCGTTTTATTTTCATGACGTAAGAACAAATGAAATAGTTTCTTTCCACGCGTTTTTACAAAGTTTAGGTGATAATTTCTCAGTATCTTATGAATCAGTGGAAGGATTTGGTAGAGTAGAACCAGTAAAGATTTATAAAGGAACTCAAAGAAAAATTGATTTTAGCTTTACAATAGCTGCAACTAGTAAAGATGACTTTGATCACATGTGGTTTAAAATCAACAAATTAGTCACATTGGCATATCCTCAATACACATCAGGAAGAACCCTTGTTGGTGAAAACTTTCAATTCAAGGCTCCATTCAGTCAAATGATAGGAGCATCGCCGTTGGTTAGATTACGTTTAGGAGATTTGTTCCACTCTAATTATTCAAGATTTGCGCTGGCAAGATTGTTCGGCGCCACGGATGGAAACATGTCTATTCCCAAAGTTGACGAGCCCGCCACCGCCGTCGATTTAACTGCAGGTATTTGGGGGGGAAATGATGAACAAAAAAAGAAAGCAGCAAAATGGGCAGCAGCGCTACAATATTTTGATCCTGGAACTTCGAATGATGAAGGTAATGCAACTCAACATTTTATAGATAAAACTGTAGTCATTAAGCAAAAATGCATCGAAGGTGAAGCAGATCTTATAGCTGCTGGATTAACAGACGCCAAACAAGTAGTTGAAGCAAGAATTGCTACCGCAGTTAATGGAATTTATCTTGTTGACATTAAATTTAAAAAAGGAGCGCCAGCTCAATCATCTAGTCCCGGAGACGTCGAATCTGCTGCAGTAAGTGAAGAAACTGGTGAATTTAAACAAAAACGATACACTAGACAAGCTTTCGAAAGGTTAACAGATAAATCGCTTCAAGAACTTGTTGGAGGTGACGCTCCGGTACCAGATCCAGAAGGTGCCCTTAACGCTCTTGTAGACTTTATGAATCCTGATAAAAACGTAATTGTTAAATCGTTCGAATCGGCTGGAGGTAAGGGGCTGGCTGGTGTGATTGAGTCTATGAGTTTTGACTGGTATTCTGGTACGACATGGGAAGTTGAACCTGGGTCAGTTGCACCGAAAATGTGTAAAGTAACAGTTTCATTCTCACCGATCCATGATATCACTCCTGGAATTGATAGCAAGGGATATAATAGATCTCCTATTTATCCTGTCGGTAACGCGATGAATGGTAGGACATAAACATGGCAGCATTTAGTCGATACAGGACCTCTCCGAAACTTGGATTTAGCTTTCAGTATGGAACGTATAGAGGAATTGCTGCAGTAAGAAATGCAGTTGCCGCTGGGCTAATTCCAATAAATCAAACAATAACGTTGGCAGAAAATCAACGATTGGATCAGCTTGCTGCAATATATTACAAAGATGCAAGATTTTGGTGGGTTCTTGCCGCGGCGTCTGACATCGGGTGGGGCTTGCAAGTTCCTCCTGGGACAATAATAAACATTCCTGATATTAACGCTGTCGCAGCAATAGTTGCATAATAAACGTTTATGAAAAAGCTTGATGAAATCTTAGGTCCTAAAAAATCTTTACAAGATTTATACACGGATTTTAAAACGTCAGATGAAATTGCTCTAGAAAATTTTGAATCCAATAATCCTGGTGAAGACAGGAGCAAATATGCTTCAATAAAAAATTTGCTATTCCCTAGATCACCGGACGGAATACTTTCCGGAGAAAACTTATGGAAAAAAATTCAAGAGTTAGCAACACCAACTGGTGATGAAGACGATGATGCAAATGCTCAATTTATTGCAAGCAAAATTAGACTTTATCATTATGGTGGACACAGCGTCGATGGTGATTCTAAAGGAAGTCCAGAAGCAGCAAAGGAAATTTCTGAATTTTATAAAGCCCGCGGAGGAAGACCATCTGCATATAATTGTGCCCAAGCAAACGGATTTGAACATGTCGATGATCCTTTAACCGAAATAATTAAAAGAGCAGTTTCTGAAGTTTTAAATGGGCTTGGTGAAGAAGCATATATGAAGTCTGCAGTGACCATGATTTTGGTCGATGAACCATCCATAGACTTAAAAATTAGAAATGCTGGTATAACATCTACATTCATCAATTACATGCCAGGAATCATGGCTTCTCAAATGGTTCCATTCTTGGATGTTAGGTTTTCTTTGCAAAGAAATGGTTCTGGAAATCTCGGGCAGACAACAATGACGCCTATAAAATTTTTATTAGGTGCACAAGACGTTCCAATAGAAGGAGCTAAAGAAGCGACTCGATACATTTATGATGCTTATACTGCGAAGAAATTTAAACAACAAATACAAACTAGCATGGGAGATATTGAAGAAAACATAGCGAGAGCTCAAAAAGCTAATGCCGGAGGAAAAGCAGTTCAGGCTAATAATCCACAAAAAAATAAAACTAAACCTACAGCTGAGATTAAACAATTTTCTGAACAAATTACAACAACCGGAATGGAAATGTTTTTAATGCCACAAACTTTGATCAATATGGATTATGATCAAGAAACAGTTCCAAGATACAATCCAGTTTTAAATGCGACTCTTCCATTCGGAACAATACTTTCTTTTACAATAAACGTTACTTCAGCTGGCCACGGCGTTTTTTCATACAAAACTGGAACTTTAACGTTAAAGATTTTTGATCGATCTCGTTTAGTAGAAATTGCTGATTTTTTAAATCCAAAGTTGTATGGAAAAGCCACATTATGGATGACGTATGGATGGAGAGCTCCTCATCAATCCAACGGAGACGATAGAAATGAATATCTAGCGATGATCAACGAAAATATGTTGAAAAGAGAAGCTTATGGAATATCAAATTCTTCAATTTCAATTGGAGATGATGGAACTGCAACTGTAACGCTACAGTTGTTTATGAAATTTTCTAATGAACTTTCTCAAGCTACTCCGACTCTAGGCTCCGCACAATTTGAAATTGAACAAACAAAAATTGAAAGCAAGATGGCGGAAATTAAATTAATAGCTCAAAAGTTGGGTTTAGGATCCACAGACGTTGCAGAAATTAGAGGTGGTATGGTCATCGGCGCAGCGCTGAATGGAACTATTCCAACAGGAGATCCTGCAGTATTGAGACAAGAACTTCTAACCATCTCAAATGGATTTTCAAATCAAACAGATCCAGACGTAACAAAGTTTCTACAATTAGCTGGAGAACTTTATTCCATCGCTCAAGGTTCGAACAAAGCCTCCGGCGCTTCTGCTTTAGATACTGCTGCGCAACAAACGACTGAAAACAGATTTGACGTTATAAAAGGAGGAAATGATCTTGATGTTTGGTCTGTTCCACACGGCAATGGAAACGATAAATTTAAAGATGATGAAACGGAAAACGGATTCGTTCATCCTTTACAAAAAATGCAAAAACTTTTGTCGGACAGAAACATAACGTATACTAGAGATGGGCGTCAATTAACAGACAATACATTCGGCGGTTTCGGAACGATTTCTTTTGCAAGGTTAATCGCAACCTATTTAGCGACAACAGCACTTACGATTCAAAACAATGCTGTCGTAGTAGATGAATATCAAATCATCTTTTATAAACTTAATGATCTCGCAGGTCCTGTCGCAGGAATAAACATAGGAGAGTTTCCTATTGATATGTCAAGATTACTGAAAGCATATTCAGAAGCAATCGTAAAACAAAAAGGCGAAAATATGACTTTCTTAAATTTTTTAGAGATTGTCAGAGGGTCTCAAATTAACAATCAGAGACATCACGCTTACGGATTCAGCGATTTGTATGACGCAGAAGGAAAATTAAACAACCAGCAAGGAACTGCATCGTCTAATTTATTACAAAGGCAGCTACAAAATCAAGGATTAGGAGGAAGCTTTGTTCTACCTTCTATAGATTTCTATGTAGAAACAGTAAATTCTTCTGAAGACAATTCTGTGACGGATTTATTAACAACGTTTGAAGTTTCATCAGTGTTTTCTACAAAAGGATATACTCCCGAAGGATTTAAAAAAATTCTTAGAATTCACATTTATGATAAAGCAACAATTCCTCATAAAGCTGCATCTAGCATATTAAAAAGTGCCGTTGAAGGTTCGTATGTAGAAATTGATAATGCGTACATGAGAAAAATTAGATCCCAAGCCGATGCTGCAATTCAAGAGATTAATGATAAAGAAAGACAAATCTCTGAAAGAAATAAAAAAGTTGGAGAACTTACAGATCCTAAATCAAAAAAATTTACTGCTAGCGAAGTAAAAATAAATGAAGATAATGTTACTTTTACAGTAGCTGATAAACCATACACGGCAAAAACTCGTCAAATTAGTTTTGAAGATGGAAAAGGCCGTCCTCGTTTCGAGCTGGCTAAAAGAGAAATATCTAGCCTTGTTCCGACAATAACAATTGGAACAAATGGAACTACGATTAAAAGCGTAAATTATGGTTCAGAACAAGACGCAAAGCTTGCAACCATCATGATGCTAAGAAACAGTGATGGCTCTGAAAATACGTCTTCTCCAAATGGAAGTTCTTCTGGCGACCTGCCCCTTAGGGTCATACCCGGATCATTATCCATTACGACCTTAGGTTGTCCGTTACTTGAATACATGCAACAATTTTTTATAGATCTTGGAACAGGAACGACAATTGATAATTTATACAACATAACAAGTTTAACTCACAATATTTCTCCTGGAAATTTCACGTCAGATGTAAAGTTCACATTCGCTGATGCTTATGGAAAGTACGAAAGCCCGCAAGACGCCACCACTAAACTTACTGCAGATGTTCAAAGAATTGCTAAACAAGCTAAAGAAGCAACAGAAGCTAAGGCCCGCGCTGGACAAGGATCCGCCCCGGCTAAAAAATAAAAATTACGTTGAATCTTTCTTTGTTTCTGTTTTTATGTAAATTTTTTTTGCTTGTTGTTATGATCCATCATAATGAATGTCATTATAGGATCTAATCTTTTAGGATCCAAGAAAAATCTATCGTTATCTACTGACGGGGTTTCATGGGTAGAAAAAATCCAAAATGATTCTTGGTGTCTGTCAGGAGAGATCAAACAAGATCACGATTTTTGTTTGGACACAGTGAGCCGACTGAATCACATGCCACCGTCTCCTACGGTTCATGAAAAATATAAAAAGTCCATGCATTCATTGATGGAAGGTAATCCTCCTTGGTCAATGATTCTTCCTAAACAAGAATATAAAAAGTTTTTTGATGACATCATCAATTACTCCAAAGAACTAAAAAATGCAGAAACAGATTACTATCTAAATGCGTGGGTTCCTGGAAATAAAATTTTAAACATGATTAAACCAGCCAAAACAGATGCTGGAAAGATCAATGACATCGTTTCAACTTCTGCAGTAAATTCTCATGTCGTTGAAACTTTTCGTCCTCGATCAGGAGGATATGCTTTTCCCGTAACGTATGATCGGTTTGGAACAGTTACTGGTCGCCTTGTCGTTTCGTCTGGGCCGAGCATTCTGTTGTTAAAGAAGAATTACAGGAACATCTTAAAGCCTTCATTTCCAGATGGAAAAATTGTATCATTGGATTTTTCTTCTTTAGAAGCAAGAATCTTATTGTATGAATCAGGCAACGATTGTTCTGAACCTGATTTATATCAGATGCTTTCGAACAAATTCGGCGGAATGTCAAGGGAGATGGTGAAAGCAGCAGTTCTCGCTGTTCTGTACGGATCTTCAAAATCAGCTGTCGCCCTTCACCTTGGAACATCTGAAGAAAAGATTGCAAAATTGATTGTTCAAATTGAAGATTACATCAGTACAAAGTCTTTATTAAAAAGATTAAAACAAGAACACAAAACGACTGGATTCATCAAAAACAGATTTGGAAGAAAAATTCCTGTTGATCGAATGCAAGACAACATATTCATCAACTATTATGCTCAAAGCACAGGCGTTGACGTATCATTGATGGGATTTTCAAATATCATGGATGTTTTAGGAATTGAAGGTATAAGACCAATATTTGTTCTTCACGACGCGTTGATTCTTGACGTCCACCCAGATAGACTTGCTGATGTATCCAACGTTTCAAAAACAAAGGTTCATGGGTATGATCAGGAATTTCCAATAAAATTCGAAGAAATTTCGATGTAAAAACTTGTACAGAAATTTAAAAAGAATTACGATATGTCATTATGTCATTAACACCTGAAGATATTGCTGCGAATTTTGATAAGTTTCGTTCTCTTTGCGAGAAGCTTGGTGATCGATCAGAAGCTGCATTGGCAATGGTTGATCATCTAGGCGAACGATTGGCGGTTTGTCCTGCTTCAAGTCGAAAAGATTTTCATGCAGCATTTCCTGGTGGGTTGGTTGATCATTCTCTTCGTGTTCTTTCCAATGCGATGAAACTTTGTAAAGCTTTCGGTTGGGAAGTTCAAAAAGATTCACTCATCATTGGTTGTCTCTTCCACGACCTAGGTAAGGTAGGCGACCATGAAAAGGACTACTACGTCCCGCAGGATTCAGATTGGCACCGCGAGAAGCTTGGCGAGATGTATAAGCATAATAAGGACATGCAATACATGACAGTTCCAGATCGAGGGGTCTGGTTATGTCAATATTTTGGGTTGAAGTTGACGCAAGCGGAATGGTTGGCAATCAAGCTGAATGATGGTCAGTATGATGATACAAATGCTCCGTATAAGATGAAAGAGCCAAAATTAGCTGACATCGTTCACATGGCTGATGTTATCTCTACGAAGCAAGAAAAAGAGTGATCTGCATACTTAATTGATCATGGATTCAAACTTTAGAGATTACGTCAGATTAATAATACAAGAAATTTTATCTGAGAATCCGCGAACTGCTTCGCAACTTGTTTCTGATCCAAAAAAATCAGACGTTAAGTCCAAGCACAAAGAGGATGAGGACTTGGAAAAGGAAATTGAAGAGTTCAGCAGCGTTGCTGGAGGATCTATCCAGGGATTTACACTTCCTTTGGGGATGAGCCCAGATATGCCCGTTGCAGGTTCTAAAAAGCGCAAGAAAAATCCAAAGCGCAAGAACCCAAGTTGGGTGTGAATAAAAGCGTTGAACACAAAATAAAGTTTGTGGTAGGGTAATCATTACCTGCAATCAAGCAGGGTAGTATTCCTGCCACAGGTACGGAATAGGAAAAGGAAAAGGAAAAAATATTATGGCAATCGATCTAGAAGCAATTAAGCGTCGCGTAGCAGAGCTCAGTGGTGTCAAGAAGACTTCTTCAGTCCAACTTTGGAAGCCAAGTCTAGGAGAGCACAAGGTAAGATGTCTTCCGTGGAAGAATTCACCAGATGGTCAACCATTTGCTGAACGATGGTTTTATTACATCGGTGAAAACGCAGGAATTCTCGCTCCAAATCAGTTTGGTAAGCCAGATCCAATTAATGATTTGATTCGTAAGCTGTACAGCAGCGGTAAACCAGATGATCGCGTTCTTGCCAAGAAGCTAGCTCCAAAGATGCGATGCTATGCTCCTGTCATCGTCCGCGGTGAAGAAGACAAGGGTGTTCAGGTTTGGGCATTCGGCAAACTAGTTTATCAACGAATGCTTGGATTCTTCCTTGATGAGGAGGTTGGTGATATCCTTTCTCCGACAGAAGGTTTCGATCTAAAGGTCTCCATTACTAAGCAACCAGGTAAGCAATTTAATGACACAACAGTTGATCCTGCGCGCAGGCCATCAAAACTTCATGAGGACTCAAAGACGATGGAACAATGGCTAAATTCAATTCCAAACATTGACGATATGTATCGTCTCAAGTCGACCCAGGAAATTGAAACAGTTCTTAATAATTGGTTGAATGGTGGATCAACTGCTGATGCAACGCCCGAAATGTCCAGAGGCGTTGCAACGACGGATGCGCTAGATGACCTCGTCGCAGAGGTTAAATCATCTGACGCAAAGACAACTGCCAAGAAGTCAAAGAAAGATGATGATGGAAAAAAGCAATCTCTTGATGATGCATTTGCAGATTTGATGAATGATGATTGATGTAGAGATTTAGAATGCAAACGCCAGGAATCGACAAGGTTTCTGGCGTTTGTACTATCTGCGTGTTTAAGGAGATAATAACAAGACATATGGCAAAGAATAGACTAGAAGAAACGACTACGCATAAGAAGAGCGACGTTGATAATATGATGAAGGAATTAATTTCTTCTATCAATAAAGAATATGGAACTCGCATCGCATATAACTTGTCAGAAATGGATGCTCCTACTGTTGTAAAAAGGTGGATCGACACAGGTTCTATTCAATTGAACTATGCGATTCGTAATGAACTCGGCGGAGGATATCCAGAAGGTAGAATCATCGAGATTTCTGGATTACCTTCTTCAGGCAAATCTCATCTAGCTTATCATGCTGCAGCAGTTGCCCAAAAGATGGGAGGATTAGTCGTTTATATCGATACAGAAAATGCTACGCCTGTGCAAAAGCTTGCTGACATGGGAATTGACGTTCGTAAACGATTTGTCTACTGCGATTCTCACTGCACTGAAGAGGTCTTTTCTATCATCGAGTCTACAATTCTCAAGGCGAAGCAAGTTTTAGAAAAGAACATTCCCATTCTGGTTATTTGGGATTCTGTCGCAGCTACTTCACCAAAGGCAGAACTCGATGGTGAATATGAACAAAATTCTATCGGCCTGCAGGCTCGAGCTATCTCCAAAGGTATGCGTAAGATTACCGGCGTCATTGGTCAGAACAATGTAACCTTATTATGCCTCAATCAAATTCGTGATAATATCGGAGTACTTCACGGAGATCCTCTAACAACACCAGGAGGACGTGCAATTCCCTTCCACTCTTCTGTTCGAATTCGTCTTGGAAGCGGAAATCAAGTCAAGGATAAGAACGGCATGCCAATCGGTATCCATACAACGGTTACAATTAAGAAGAACAAAGTTGCTCCACCTTTCCGTAAGTGCGAATTTGACATAATTTTCGGTAAAGGTATCGTCGAAGATGAATATCTCTTTGATGAAGTTCGATCCCACTGCAAGGAGTCAGGTCCGGTAAAGAGAAGAGGACATACGATCAATATCTCTGGAGAAGGTGCATGGAAAGAATTGAGCGTCGTCAATGAAAAGACAGGCGAGGTTGTGGTAGAAAAGAAGTTCTATAAGTCTGAGTTTGGAAACTTAATGAGAGACGATATTCACGGGCCATTTATCATGGAGGCAATTGATTCAGCTTTGACATTGACTTCAGGACCGGCAACTCCAACAGAGGGTGATGATAACGTTTCAGATGATGGAGGATCAGATGAGTGAAAGACCAACAAATCCAATTTGGATCAAAGTTTTGACCGATGATGATTCATTAATTCCTGCGTATCAGACTCAAGGATCAGCAGCGTGCGATTTAAGATCTACCGATGAAGTCACATTGCCTCCTGGTTCTAGAGTAATCATTGGAACAGGCATTAAGTTAGAAATCCCACGAGGGTTTGGAGCCATGGTGTGTTCTAGATCTGGAATGGCTGCAAAGAACGGCATTCAGGTTCTTAATGCTCCAGGGATCATTGACACAGACTACAGAGGAGAAGTAAAAGTAATTCTTCATAACGCAGGCAAGGAAGAATTTATTATTAAAAAAGGAGATAGGGTTGCACAACTTTTATTTTTCCCAATTTTTCAAGCAATCTTTCAGAAGGCTACAGAAGTTTCAGAGACGCATAGAGGTGAGGGCGGATTTGGAAGCACTGGAGTTTGAGTTTGAATCCTGATCATCCAATTTTGATAATTGATGCGCAGAATCTTTTTTTACGAAGTTGGGCTGCGTATCCAACAATGAACAAGAACGGGGAACCGATGGGTGGATGCATCGGTTTCCTAAAATCTTTTCAACGAATCGTTCGTGAGATTCAACCTTCTTGTGTGTATATTGCATGGGAAGGTGGAGGATCTAGACGAAGAAGAAATCTTTATTCAGAATACAAACTGGGGCGTAGGCCTGAAAAACTGAACCGATTCTATGGTGACGATATTCCTGACTCAGAAGAGAACAAAAAACATCAGTTGATAACTCTTCTTGGAATGTTAAAATTTGTTCCTGTTTGTCAAATCTACGTTTCCGACTGTGAAGGTGACGACATCGTAGCTCATCTATGCGAAGGTCCTCTTCGTAACGATGATAAGATCATCGTCTCTTCAGATAAAGACATGTATCAATTGCTTGATGACGACACGAAGATTTACAGTCTTCATAAGAAAAAGATCGTCACAGCGGAAGAAATTTTTGAAGAATTTAGAATCAAAACAAAAAATTTTGCAATAGCAAAAGCAATTTGTGGAGATCCTGGTGACAATGTTCCTGGAGTAAAAGGTATTGGATTTAAAAAGGTTGCATCAAAAATACCAATTCTTGGAAGCGATCATGAACTAATTTTGCAAGAAGTTTTTGACTTTTGTCAATCCAAAATTGATGAGTCGATTATTTATCGTCGCATTATGGACAGCAAGGATGACATCAGAAGAAATTGGAAATTAGTTCATCTAGATGGAAGCATGCTGTCAGCAGATCAAGTTTCAAAGGTGCGACATGTTATCGATACATTCGTACCCAGGATGGATAGGATGGGATTGATTCGAGCACTAGTTAAAGAAGGTATCGAAGGTTTCGATGTTGAAGGTTTCTTTTACGACCTCAGCTCTTTAATCGCTATTCAACACTGATTTTTATTTATGACTACACAAAATACCACTCCGACATTCGGCACTTATGGCAAATCTTTTCAAGAAAAGATCATGCAAGCGTTGTTGACTGATTGGAAGTTTGCCGAACAGATGACGGAAGTATTTGATTCAAATTACTTTGAGTTGAAGTACTTACAGTTTTTATCAGATCGTTATTTTTCTTATTCAAAAAAGTATAAAGTTTTCCCAACTTTGCAATTGCTTGTTACGATCATTAGAGAAGATCTTAAGATTGGTACTGATGTCATTCTTCGAGATCAAATCATCGATTACCTTCAAAGGATGAAGAGCAACCCAGATCCTGGAGATCTTCAGTTTGTCCGCGAAAAATCTCTAGATTTTTGTCGTAAGCAGGCTCTGAAAGCAGCATTAGAAAATGCGGTTGATCAGATGCAAGCAGACAAATATGAGTCGATTGTAGAATCAATTAAGAAAGCCGTCCAAGTTGGAACAGCTCCATCTGTAGGCCACGACTTCTTTAATGAGATGGATGCACGATTCACTAGACTTAAGCGTGATACAATTCCAACAGGCATTCCAGAGCTTGACAAAAAAGAACTATTAAATGGTGGATCAGGAAAGGGAGAACTTCTTTGCGTCGTCGGCGGCTCTGGTTCTGGTAAGTCTCACTTCCTTACGATGATTGGTGCTAATGCTCTTAGAAACGGAAAGAATGTTCTTCATTATACCTTTGAGCTATCTGAAACAGCAGTCGGAATCAGATATGATTCAAACCTATGTGATGTTGATTCAAATGAAGTAATGGATCGTAAGGATGAAGTAAAGTCATTCTATGAATCAAATAAAAACTTAGGAAGACTTTTTATCAAGGAGTATCCGACGAACACTGCTTCAATCTTTACGATTAGATCGCACGTAGAACGTTTAGATCTTAAAGGATTTAAACCAGACATCATCATCATCGATTATGCAGACATCATGAGATCAACGAGACAATTTGACTCTTTGCGGCATGAGCTTAAGCTTGTTTACGAAGAACTGCGCGGATTAGCAATGGAATACGGAATTCCAATCTGGACTGCTTCACAATCAAATAAAGAAGGTGCTAATGCAGAAGTCATTGATATGACGAACATGTCAGAAGCATATGGCAAGGCAATGATTTGTGATTTTATTATCTCTGTGTCTCGTCGTTCGCATGAAAAGGCTAACGGATGGGGTAGGTTATATGTCGCGAAGAATCGTGCAGGCCGCGATGGATTAATTTTCCCAGCAAAGATTAACACTGCAAGAAGTCAATTCGAGATCGTCGGCGCCGCAGACGTTCCTGATGCGGCAACTGTTTCTGATGATGAAGCTCAAAAAAGAGCATTAAGAGCCAAATGGCAAGAATTAAAGAAAGAATTTTCGACACAAAAGCCAAACAATTTGGAAGCCAGCGTTATATAATTAAATTTCCCCACTGAGAGACCAATATGACTTACACACGTGATGAAGCATACAAGGCATCTTTAAAGTACTTTAATGGTGACGAATTAGCAGCAAGCGTATTTTGCGATAAATATGCTTTGAGAAATCCTGGAGGTGGATTGTTAGAACTCACTCCATCGGATATGCATCGAAGATTAGCTCGTGAGTTTGCTAGAATTGAAGCAAAGTATCCAAATCCTCTTTCTGAGAAAGAGATCTTTTGCCTTCTTGCTGACGTTGAACACATCGACATTTCACAACGCGCCGCGATGTCTATTGAGGAACTTGCTAAGGAATCTCGTGGCTTAGGTCCAGTCGTACCCCAAGGTTCTCCAATGTCTGCGATCGGAAATGAATTTCAGTATCAGTCGTTATCGAACTGTTTCGTGATTCAGTCTCCTTATGATTCTTACGCAGGAATTCTTAAGGCTGATCAGGAACAAGCTCAAATCATGAAACGCAGAGGCGGGGTTGGTTTTGACATCTCTACCATTCGACCAAAGGGTATTGTTACTGCGAATGCTGCCCGCACCACTGATGGCATCGGCGTCTTTATGGAGAGATTCTCTAACACTTGCCGCGAGGTTGCACAAGGGGGCCGTAGAGGTGCTTTAATGTTAACGATTGATGTTCATCATCCAGAAATTAGAACATTCGTTAACATTAAAAGAGACCTTAAGAAGGTGACTGGAGCAAATATTTCCATCCGCCTTACTGATGAATTCATGCAGGCGGTGAAGGACGGAAGCAAAGTTCAGTTACGGTTTCCTGTTGAGAAGGATGCAAAACACTCAGTCGAAGAAATGGTCGATGCCAAACAACTTTGGCACGAGATCATCGAGGCAGCATGGGCTTCAGCTGAACCTGGTCTACTTTTTTGGGATACAGTTAAACGAATGACTCCAACAGAAGCATACGCAAGCGTTGGATATGGTTCAACTTCTACAAACCCGTGCGGGGAGATTGTTCTATCACCCTATGACTCTTGTCGGTTGCTTCTTGTCAACCTCTACAAGTTTGTCAAGAATCCATTCACGTCAGCTGCCGCTTATGATAACGAAAAATTCAAAGATGTTGTGGTTAAGGCCCAACGTCTTATGGATGATCTCATTGATCTAGAGATTGAAGCTGTCGATAAGATTATTTCAAAGATTAAAAACGATCCTGAACCAGAAGAAGTAAAGCAATCTGAACTCAATCTATGGAAAAAGATTAAAGAAGCAGCTTTAGGTGGTCGTAGAACTGGATTAGGTATAACTGCTCTCGGCGATACCTTAGCAGCCATGGGATTTGTTTATGGGTCCAAACATTCTATTCAAATGACGGAGTCTCTATATAAGTCCCTTGCTGTTTCCTCTTATCGTTCAACAATAACAATGGCTGAAGAACGCGGAGCTTTCCCTGTCTTCTCGCACAAGCTCGAGGCGGAACATCCATTTATCAAACAAATCCTAGAAGCAAATCCTGAGCTTGTCAAGGACTACAAGAAACATGGCCGTCGTAACATCGCGATTACCACAACAGCGCCGGCAGGTTCTGTCTCTGTTCTTACACAAACAACATCTGGTATTGAACCGGCATTCATGTTGTTTTATAAACGTCGTAAGAAGGTTAATGGTGATGATCCATCTGCAAGAGTCGACTTTATTGATCCCCTCGGTGATAAGTGGCAGGAGTACACCGTCTATCACCATGCCTTTAAGAAGTGGATGGAGGTAAATCATAAGACCGAGGAAAACGTTACGGAATCTCCATACCATGGTGGTACTGCAAACGAGATCGATTGGGTTGCCAAGGTTGATCTACAGGCCGCGGCACAAAAGTGGATCTGCCATTCAATCTCTAACACAACAAACATTCCAAACTCAACTTCGGTTGATGTTGTCAAGGACATCTACATGAGAGGTTGGGAGACTGGATGCAAGGGCGTTACCATTTATCGTGATGGTTGCCGAACCGGCGTTCTTGTTGCAGAGACATCGAAGGTAGAAACTAAGAATGTTGATGGTCAACCGGAGACATTGGTAGAAAGCCACGCACCAAAGCGTCCTAAGGAATTAACGTGCGATATTCATAGAATTAACGTGAGGTCAGGAAGCGACAACGAGTCATATCTCGTTCTTGTCGGCAAACTTGAAGATAAACCTTATGAGATCTTCTGCGGACTATCACAACATGTTGAGGTTCCAAAGAAAGCCAAAACAGGTACTCTCATTAAGAATGGTAAGAAGGATGGTGTAGCGACCTATAATCTCCAGATTCCAATCGGAGATGACGATCATCTTCTTTTTAAGGATGTTGTCGAGCTTTTTTCTAATCCAAACCATGGAGCAATGACGAGGACACTTTCTCTTGCTCTTCGTCACGGAGTACCAGTTCAATATGTCGTTGAACAGTTACAAAAGGACAAGCATAGCGGATTGCAGTCTTTTTCGAAGGCAATTGCTAGAGTTCTTAAAACATACATTCCAGACGGAACTAAATCGCAATCTGATAAGATTTGTGGATCTTGTGGTCTTGAAGGTATTGTCTATAAGGAAGGGTGTGCAACTTGTAATTCTTGCGGATGGAGTAAGTGCGGGTAATATTTAGTTTTTATGAAAATAAAAGTAAAAGATCTTAAAAGATTAATCAGAGAAAGTTATGCGCGCGAAATTCCTCAATATGTTGTTGATGAAATTTACGTCGCAGCTTCAAGATTAGATCCAAAAAAAGCTGGTAAATATTGTAAAGATCAGTTAGAACATTATTTTAAGATGCATATTAATTCTACTTCTTCAAACCCAGCTGATATGAGAGCCAAGATCATTAAAATGCATAATGTTCTATCAAACATGGAAGAAGAGATTAAAGAATTAAAAAACGTTAAAGAAGAATTGAAAGAAATTATTGATCAAAACATTAGACGTTTCTTGTTCATTTAATTCTTGTGTTCAATCAAAATAGTACATAGTAATATAGCCTCATGCCTTCTCAACCCAATAAAGTTGAACTAATTGGTTATTACGGTTCTGATGAAACTCATGCTCTTTCTGCTTGGACTTCAACGTCAAGAGATTTGACTGAGGATAAGAAAGAAAGAATTCCAAAGCTCCTAAAGATGTTGGCTGAAAATTCTCATGAAACTCCCTTCGAAAAGAGTTCACTGCATTTTTTGGTTACATCTGACGTGAGCGCCCACATCCACCTCCTCAAACATCGAATCGGCGTTTCAATCAACGCCGAATCTGCGCGATACAAGGAACTAAAGGAAGACAAGTATTATGTTCCCACGGATTGGCCAGCGGAAGAAAAAGAGCTCTACATCGAACACATGGAATCCAGTCTACAGAAGTACCACTCAACGTTGGAGAGGCTGGTTCAAAAGGGGATGAGTAGAAAGCGCGCCAAAGAATCTGCACGTCTCTACCTTCCTTATGGAAATCAGATCACGGCTGATGTTATGTTTAATTTCCGTAGTTTTGTTCATTTTCTAAGGTTAAGATATTCTGAACATGCTCAAGTTGAAATTAGAGACATTGCAAAACAAATGTTGGATTTAGTTCATTCAACTGGATCTTTTAATCATACGATGGAAGCATTTGGATTGACGGTTGAAGGAAACCTGAGAGGGCCTTTCACATGAGTAAGATAATCGTAATTGAAGGTCCAGATAGAGTGGGTAAACAGACTCAAACTCGTCTATTAAAAAGAAAACTTGGAGAACGAGGATTTTCTTCAATTGTTATTGAAGTACCAATTAAATCTGCAGTAACATATCCAATCATTTATTGGATGCTTCAAAATGGCACGGCAAAAAAGTTTCCAAAAATCTTTCAATGGTTTCAATACATGAATAGAAAGATTTTTCAAATGTTTAAATTGCCTCGTCTTGAGGAGGATTACGATTGCATCATAATGGATAGATGGAGTTTATCTACCATCGTATATGGTGCAGCAGAAGGTGTTCCTCTAGAATATACGATAAAGTTGGCTAGAAAATTGAGAGAACCTGACCACACGATCATTCTTCATGGAAATTCTTACGTTCATGAAGCAGAAGATTCATATGAAGCAGATTCTGAACTTCAAAAAAATGTTAGAATCGAGTATTCAAAATGGGCAGCGAACAATCCAAATACGACCACACTTATTGATTGTAGACAGGAAAAAAAAGTAATTTCAAAGAAAATTAGAGATGTTTTATATAAAAAAGGAATTTTAGAAAGACCTTAATTTTATAATACAAATAGTTTTTTTTATGTATGATTTAACTAATTTAGAGGTGTTATGAACTATAAAATTTCTGATTCAGTTGCGATGCGATTCATTCAAATCTTTCAAGAGGCAATTCTTATGGGAGTTGATGGCGCAGACCTTATGCGACAAGTTCGTCTAACTGTAGATGAGTCGACTCCTGACACATTAACTTTGCATCCCGAATATGAGAAGATGGTCGAAGCTCAACACAAGAAATATCTAGAAGATGCAGAAAAGCTAAAGTCTCAATCTGAAACTTTACCTAACGTTCCAAAGTTAATTTTTGAAAATTAATGTAAAGATGAAATTTGCGTTATTTGTGATATTGTTTTCTATCATCATCATTATGAAGGCTTCAAACACGAAGGACTATTGATGGATAAGCTTCAAGAAATGTGGGATCAACAAAAACAATTTATGGATTTGTTGCGAGAGCAACGCGACTTTCCTCCATTTCCAGTTGATCCAACCTCTAAGTCTGGTCAAAAACTTCTTAAAGGAATTACGCATGAATGTATGCATGAACTTTTTGAAGCGAACCAGACATTAAAGAATTCAAAGGATCATCGTGCGACTGATGTAAAAGAGTTTGATAGAGAGCATTATGTTGAAGAGCTAGTTGATGCCCTTCATTATTTTTTTGAAATTGCAATTCTTAGCGGTATAACTTTAAATGAACTTCATAATTCATACATGAAAAAAGGTAAAACTAACGTAGATAGAATTAAAAACGGATATTGATAAAAAAAATACTTTTACCCCTTTTCAAAAATTTAATGATGTTTATCATGTCTCCGTAACGATGGAATGCAACAAATCCATCGACTTTTATAAAAAAGGAGATAGAAAAATGTTGACTAGATACTATGATAGTATTCGCACGCCTGTGTTTAGTTTATTTGATCCGTTTAAAGTTTTTAATGATTTTGAAACGTCAAGTCTTCAATCTAGATTAGACTCTATTGATGAAGAAGGAATTAAAGTTGAACTTCCAGGTGTTAAAGCCGCCGACGTTGACGTAACTGTAGAAGGTAGAACTTTAAAAGTTTCAGGTAAATCTAGGCACGGAAAAGAATTTAGCTATGTTTATAATTTGAGATCGACAGTAGACGAATCAGGAATTATCGCGAAACTTGAGGACGGTCTCTTGTCAATCTCTTTGCCAAAGAAAAAAGAGAGTTCTGCAAGAAAAATTCAAGTTTCTGGTTAAAGGTTGTTTTTTAGTTGATGCTAAAGGTTCGATAAAAAATCGAGCCTTTTTGTTTTTGTGGCATATAATTAATCGTATCAATTTGGAGACATATTATGAAAATAACTGAATCTAAGCTACGCGAAATAATCAAAGAAGAATACCTCAGAGTAACACCAGTCATGCCAGGCGAGATTATGTCTGAAGCCCGCGCGATGTACTTGGCAGAAGAAATTGTAAATGAGGGATTTTTTGGTAATGTTTTAGCAGGAATTAAAGGAGCAATTAAAGGAGTAGGTGCAGCAGGAGCTAAAGCTGGCGAAAAAGCCGCTGGAGCTGCTTCAAGTGTTGGTGGACAGCTTGCTGCAGCTGCTCAAAAATTGACTGCTCCAATCGCTGCTGCAGGAAAAGATGCAGCCGCAGCAATCAAGGACATTAAAGATGCCGGTGTTAAAGCAGCAGCTGTTGCAGCATCAAATTCGATTAAATCTTCATTAGAAAAAGAAGTAAAAAATCAAGTCGCTTTGATTATTCAAAAAGAAGTTGCATCTGGAAAAGATGAAGCTGCTGCAAAGGCAGAAGCTGAAGCAGTCGTAGCAAATGCTTTAGCAGCCGCTCTTATGGGAATTGGCGGAGCTTGATTAACCAATTTGAACTTTATCCTTGTATAATACTTTAACATTATATAAAATGTTGAATGTTATATGACTGAAGATGAAGATAAAGTTCTTTGCGAAAAATATCCAAAGATATTCAAAAACAGAAACGGATCCATACAAGAAACCTGCATGGCATGGGGTTTTGAATGTGGATCCGGATGGTTTGATATAATCGATATTTTATGTCATGAAATCCAGAACCATGTAGACTGGAAATCAAAAGATTTACCGGAAGAAGAAAAAGAATTTTTTCAAGTAGTAGCCACTCAGGTTAAAGAGAAGTTTGGCACTCTTCGATTCTATTATGGAGGTGGAGATGATGTCGTCGAAGGCATGGTTTCGATGGCTGAGTCAATGTCACATCGAATTTGCGAAGAATGTGGATGTCCTGGAGATCCTCGAAAGGGATCATGGATAAAAACTCTTTGCGACAAGTGCGATGACGAAAGAAAGACAAAGACAGGGGTGATTCGATGCGTTTAGCTTGGATGACCGATATTCATCTTGACATGGCTGGAGATATTTTTAATAAAATATTGTCAATGTCAAGATCCAGTCATGAGGCTGATGCATTATTGATCACTGGCGACATATCAGTTTCTAATACGCTAACGCAGCATTTGTCTGCTCTTGAAATTGGTTTTAATAAACCAATTTATTTTGTTCTTGGAAATCACGACTATTATGGGTCAAATATAATGACCGTAAGAAAAAATGTTGTGAACTATTGTAACTCTTCATCTTTTTTAAGATATATGACTTCTATTCCTTACGTCAAGTTGGAAGAAGGAACATACTTGATCGGACATGACGGATGGTATGACGCTCAAAATGGAAATCCGTACAGCGATTCTTTGTTGATGAATGATTGGATTCAAATTTCTGATTACAATGCAGCGTTAAGATCTTCATTTGGTGGAAAGACTTTAAATAAAAACGTTATCATTAATATTTCACAAAAGCTTGCACAATTATCTGCAAATCATGTTGCAAATTCTATTAAGTCTATTATTAAAGAAAGTGAACACATCATCGTAATGACGCATGTTCCTCCATTTAAAGAGACTTTTAATGCATCTGAAAAATATAAAGGTATGTCTTCTACGGAAATTATGCCGTGGTATACATCTAAGATCATGGGAGATACTTTATTAGCTGCAGCAAAAACATATCCGCACGTCAAGTTTACAGTATTATCTGGACACGTTCATAGTTATTATGACAACGATTTGCTAAATAACTTAAACGTTAAAGTCGGAAAAGCCGTTTACGGAAATCCTCAGTTAGCAAGTTTGATATCGGTTTAATTATTAGGAGGCGACCCATGAAAAGATCGCTGCTTTTAAATTCAAATGGTGAACCTCTTCAGTTTATTACTGAAGTTAGGGCAATTAAACTTATGTTAAGTGGTCGAGCTGATCCTCAAACAGGATCTACTGGAGAACTTTCATACTGGAATGATGAGTATCAAACTTGTTCAAGTAGTTTCAAATTGCCAGCTATTTTAAGATTGAAAAATTATATCGTTCGTAAAATCGACAGAAAGCCTGCTCGTTTTCAAAAAAAAGTATTATTCAATAGAGATTCATGGTGCTGTCAATATTGTGGTATAGAATTAAGCTATTCTTCCGTGACTGTAGATCATGTAATTCCTGTATGTAAAGGTGGCCCAACAACCTGGTTCAACTGCGTTACTGCATGTAAAAATTGCAATAGAAGAAAAGGTGGAAAAACCCTTGAAGAAACCGGTATGCGCCTTTCAAAAAGACCTGTTGAACCATCAGCATTACATTTTTGGGATTTATCTAAGTCAACTGCGTGGCACGAAGATTGGTCTATATTCGTCAATACATAGTTATTAACTTACATTTACAAAAACTGCGTTTGAACAGAATAGTTATGCTAGGAGTTTTTTACACATGCGTTTGAAATTATCTGATCTACAGAAAGTTGTCAAAGAAACCTTGCAAGAAAAGAGCCATACAGAAGCGTTTTGCAATGAGATTAAGAAAGTTTTTGGTCCTTCTGTCGTAGTCAATGACAATCTAGAATCTTTGGCTGAAGCCGCGAACGAGCGTTTAGATGTTATTGAATATATGGGGAGAGAGACCGTAAACTTTTCTCGTAAAGTTGCATTGGCTATGTCAACGCATGAATCTCCTGAAGTAAGAAAATTAGTCGCAAGAGTTCTTCCAGAAAATGCATCTACAATTTTGCTTTTTGATCCTGCTGCTAACGTTCGTCTTGCTGCAGCAAAAAAAGCAAAGAAAGAAGTTTTAGAAGAAGCAGTAAAGAAGTTTCCAAAAGATACTGCTCTTCAAGATTTATTCGAAGAAAAGAAAAAAGAAAAAGTTTCTGCTGTTGAAGCAGCTGCTGGACATGACAATGAAGACATGTTGAGTGATAATTGGTATGAAGGTGTAGCCCGTAAATTAATTCAAGATTATGCTAGATCTTTAGATACAACATGGCAAACATCTGCAGTTAAACAATTTTGCTCATCAGTAAGAGCTACGACAAGAGTTCCAGTTGATCCAATAAAATTAATGGACAAAATGTCAGAACTATTAAAGAAACATGATGATGCAAGAGAAGAATATCTCGAGTTGAAAGAAAATGCTCAATTTCAAACGACTATTTCTCAAGATGTAGTTGATGATATGATGTGCGAAAGTTTATCGCCACAATTGTTCATAGAACGTTGTGATGATGTTTTTGGTATAAAGTATTCTGAGCTTCCTAGAGCAATTATGAAATTTAAGATTGAAGAAGGAACGAAGGTAAGAAAAATACCAGTTTCTTGTACACTTCCTCATGGCAAAGCGCCTAGAAGAATTGACGAGTTAGCTTTAGATTCTTATGTAAAACATTGGAACGATAAACAAAAGCTGAACGGTGAGCCTTTTGTTATTAGCTGGACTTCTCATCCTGATTCGGCAAACAAAGTTACATTTAAAGTTGAGCTTAAATAATGAAAAAAAAGAAATTATCAGAATCCATGGAAATGGTTCTTACAGTTGAACCAAACTTAACAGTAATGACAGATAATATGATTGCTGAATGGGGAGGTTCTTCATATGCTCCTCTTTCTGTCATTTTAGTGCATCTCAAGTATTTGTATGCGCTTCATCAAAATCATCATTGGACTGCAATGGGAGATCCTTATTATGGAGATCATTTGTTGTTTCAAAGACTATATGGAAATATAGTTCAAGAAATTGATGGAATCGCTGAAAAAGCAATTGGATTAGGCTCTATATCAAACGTAGATTTACAACTTGTAAATTCTCAAGTTCTTAAGCTTATTTGTGGCCAAGGATCCGTGACAATGATTCCTCAATCAACTGACCTTGCGAAGAAGTCATTGATGGCAGAATTGAATTTTATTAAAGTCATTGATCACGTTATGGTATGTCTTAAAGAGCTTGGTCTTCTCACACACGGACTTTCAAATATGCTCGAAGGTATTGCCGACGTACACGAAAGTCATGTTTATTTATTAAAGCAAAGGATTTCAAAATCTTTAATCTGAAAGAAAATATTATATGAAGTTAACAGCTACAAAATTAAAGCAAATTATAGCAGAAGAAATAAAGGCTGCTGTTCAACAAAAGAAAACCATTTCAGAAGCCATGTCTCCTATCACTTCTGATGAAGTTGAAGCTTGGAAAAGCGGCGATTGGGGATATGTTTCTGGTGATCAAGATAGAATGATGGATGACGGCGACGATCCAGAGAGATTTTTACATGGAGAAGATCCTCATGATGATGAAGGATCAATGGTAAAATCTCGTTTGTATTCAATGAAACAAATGAGTGCCGACCTCTGCAGCTTATTAAATCCAGAAGACCAGCTTCCTGGTTGGGTTCAAGATCATATTTCAGTTGCTCATGAAAATATGCAACAAGTTCATGGATATCTAATGGGAAAACAACATGCCGTTGAACATGAAATGTCTTCTGGCGACGTTGTTGAATCCAAGAGCCGATTGAATGAATCTCACAATCGAATCACAAAAGAAGAAATGAATGCTTGGATGCGTGGTGATTGGGGATTTAATTCCGAAGATTCTTCAAACGATTAATATTGTTTGTAAATTCAATAATATAAAGATATTATCAAAGCATGCAACGAACGCTTTGTTTTGATGATGTTCTTTTGGTTCCCCAATATTCAGAGATTGAGTCTAGAAAAAATGTTGACGTGTCTGTTTCGGGATTTGATGATCTTGATGCAGCGCTGACAAAATTGCATTCGACTCTAAAATGCCCTATCGTCGGATCACCGATGGATACGGTCATTAGTCCTGAAGTAGCTAGCGTTTTGGAAGACTTTGGCGGATTCGGGGTTTTACATCGATATTGCACAATTCAAGATTCAGTAAAAATGTTCAAGGAAACGCTTGAAAAGTGTCCTGGACATCCTTTGCCGAATATCATGGTTGCAATTGGTGCGACGGGAGATTATCTTGAGCGTGCTACTGCTTTATACGAATCTGGATGTAGAGCATTTTGCATTGATGTTGCACATGGCCATCATTCATCTGTAAAAAACGCATTAAAAGAATTACGTCTTAAATTTGGAGATGAAGTTCATTTAATGTCAGGCAACGTTGCAACTCTAGATGCATTTAATGATCTTGCTGATTGGGGCTCTAACTCCATAAGAGTTGGTGTGGGTGGTGGAAGCATGTGTTCAACTAGAATTCGAACTGGTCATGGTATTCCAACTTTACAATCTTTGATGGATTGTGCAAAATCGGATCGTGACGTTTTTATTGTAGCAGATGGTGGAATTAGAAATTCAGGGGATGCTGTTAAAGCTTTGGCTGCAGGTGCAGATATGATTATGCTAGGATCTATTTTGGCAGGACATGATGAATGTCCTGGCGATCTTGTAGATTCTCATGGATTGACGTATAAGTCATCGCAACCTATTGGCGTTCCACTTTTTAAGAAATTTAGAGGAATGGCTTCACGAGAAGCTCAACTTCAATGGAGAGGTAGAGTTTCTGTCGTCGAGGGAGAAAGTACTATGATTCCTTACAAAGGATCTGTAGCAAACACATTGACAGATTTGCTTGAAGGAATTAAATCAGGAATATCTTATTCAGGTGCTAGAACGATTAGAGAACTTAGAGCAAAGGCTAAGTTTGTCACAGTGACAGCACAAGGGGTCCGAGAAAATGGACCCCATGGTAAATGAATCTGATTTAGAAGTATTTTTTTAAATCACTTTTCGCTCGGCCATTTGCCTGTTGCTTTATGCATCATCCATGCCGCGGCCGCAGCTGGATCTTCTGCCCAGCTAGAAACTTTTTTCATTTTTTGAGCAAACGTTTTTGTTCCTTTAAGAATCTTTTTTGCAGTCTCTTTTGAAGGACCTTTATTTTCTGCCTCACTCATTCCGCATTCACAAGCGGCTTCGCTCATTCCACATTCACCGCAGGTAGAACCTTCTTCAACTTCATTTAATCCGCAAGAACAAGGCGCATCAAGTTGAACCGGCATCATTCCGCATGTTGGACATACGTTCTTCATATCACATTGGCATTGAGAAGCTGGAAGTCCGCAACCTTCGCAAGTTTTTTCTTGTTCAGCTTCTGGACATCCACATTTTCCATCAATTGACATCATTCCGCAGGACGGACAAATATCTCCTAGATCATCTTCATGCATGTCTCTAACCCCGACAGCGCCAACGGTTGTAATTCCAGGAACTTTTCCAATAGGTTCACCGAACATTTCTAATATTGTTTTTTCTAGATTATTTTTCATGGAATTAAGTATCATCAATACATAGATTATACTCAATGGAATCTATTATTGTTACCACGAACGTGTTGTTGTATGGCACGGCTTTTATTCTAGGCTTTATTGTAGGTAGAATAACTGGAAAGCCTGATTTAAGCGACCCAAGAATAGATCCGAAGGGTTCATTTTTTAAACCTGAGATTCGACAAAAAAAAGCAGTAGAGATTGATGAGAAGAAATTTGTTACGACAGTCTCGACTGATTCTTTGAAGAAAAAAGGAAAAGATTTGGGAACCCAAACTATCGTCGATGATGACGTAAGCGCTTCTGCTTCGAAATTGGCGATGTTAAAGAAAAACAAATAGTGTATAATTCAATTAGGAGATAAGACATGGCTAAAGGATTAGATGTAGGAACATCATTCATCGTTCTCGCAGAAGAAGGAACGAAAGGGAAAGTTACATATAAAGATTTTCGAGATGCATTTTATGTCATCAAGCCTACGACCCCCATTGCTACGAAAATGATTGAAAAGGGTCTGGCAGGAAAAGTATTCGTCAAGGACGCTGACGGTTCTTTCATCATCCTTGGTAAGGATGCCATTGAGAAGGCCGTAGAGAGAAATGATTCTGCAAAGCGTCCCATGTATAAGGGAGTTGTATCATCAAAGGAGAAGGATGCACGTAGAATTTTGACCTATATCCTTAAAGAAGTTGCTGGTACACCTTCTGAGGCAGGAGAAAAATTGGTATTTTGCGTTCCAGCGCAGCCTGTAGATCAGGAAGATGAGGACTTCGACGTTGGATACCATGAGGACGTTATAGTCAAACTCCTCACCGAAGTTGGTTATTCTGCGAGAGCTATCAATGAAGCAGAAGCTCTTTGCTACTCTGAATTAGAAAAGGATGACTACACCGGCGTCGCTCTATCATGGGGAGCAGGCATGGTCAACGTTTGCGTTATGTTGAATGGTGAACCTGTCGTTACATTCTCAACAACGAAATCAGGAGATTGGGTAGATCGTATGGCTGCTGTCGCAACAGGCGAAGCTGATTCTATCGTTCAGGCAGAAAAGGAACAAGGCGACTTTACGGTTGGCCAACCGAACGATAATCAGGTTCTAGCAGCTGTTGCTTCTTACTATGATCGTCTTATTGACTACACAACGAAGCAACTTGCCTCAGCAATGGATGGGCATAAGTCGATTCCAAAGTTTAAAGATCCTCTTCCGGTGGTTGTTGCTGGTGGAACTTCAAAAGCCAAGGGATTCGTAGACCTATTCGCAAAGAAACTGGAAGAGAATGGCTTCCCTCTACCGGTCAAGGAAGTCCGCCATGCAGCAGACCCGCTGCACGCCGTCGCCCGTGGATGCCTCATCGCTGCACAAATTATGTGACTCGATATAAAAATGCTTTTTTTTGTAATACTTAAAATACGTGAGGTTTTATGAAGATAACAACGAGCCAGCTTCGAAGAATCATTAGAGAAGAAGTTGAACAAGAGAAGTTAAGAAGAACAATCAGAGAATCAATTCGTCAAGAGCTGGTTCGTGAAGGGTTCTTTGATAGAGTAAAAGACGTATTTGGTGCCGGAGTGATGAAAGATTTTCCTAAACTTCTTGCTGGTGTGCGAACATTGACATCAACTGCAGCCACGCATGGTCCAAATTTGGAAAACCCTCAATATGCTTCTGATTTCTTAGGAAAAGCAATACATGAATCCGAGTTCGGTGTCGTAAACGTACCCGGAAACAAAGGAAAGGGTTTTGTTCTTTCTAAGATATTCGACGACCAAGGAAATCTTATAGACAAGGATTTAAACAAAAAATTGCTTGATTTAGGGAAGCAATATGAAAATAAAAAACTAGACAGAGAAAAATTTGAGAGAAAGGTTTATGATCTAGTCGGAATAGTTACAACAAGATGGAGCGAATTTGCAGACTTTGCAAAAGATTTGGTTGCTGCGTGTAAAGCAAAAGCAGACAAGCAAAAAAAAGATTCTGATGATGCATATGAACAAGGTCAGAAGGAAAAAGCTGCAAGATCAGCAGAAGATCGTGATCTCCGCATGAAAGTTGCTAGGAAGCTTGGTTTAGACCAGGATGACCCGAGAGTCGATCAAGAAATGAACCGCATCCGCGGCCGCGTGGATCGCCCGTGGACCGAAGCGTAGATCTTTCGTAAGCCTTTTAATAAAAACATCTGAGAACATTAAAAGCTCCGGAGCTTTTTCTTTTGGTGTAAAGATCGTTCGACATGGGTTAGATTATGAAGAACCATGTCAAACAACTACACAGGAGGACCCAAGAATCCCGTGCGAGTGCCTAACCGATTTGTCGGCATGCATTCGCATAGCGGATTCTCGTAACGACCTTTGATGGACTCGACTACCCTCAGGAACACATCGATTACGTCTTAGAAAATGGAATGGACGCATGGTCGCTAACTGACCATGGACATATGAACGGATTCTGCCATGCATATCTTCATGCAGAAAAGATGAAGAAATCAGGTAAGAATTTTAAGTTCATTCCTGGCTGCGAAATGTATGTCCATCCTGATCTGAAACAGTGGCAGATTGATCTTGAAAAGTCAAAGGAGAAACCGATCAAGGACGAATCCATCATCACGCCGATCACTGCTGTCGTCGACGGAAACGACGAGACGACCGATCTGGGAACAGATGAAGCATCATTGACTATCGAAAACGAAGATGAGACCAAGTCAGGCAAGTACAACGATCCTGTCAAACGCAGGCATCATTTGGTTGTCCTACCAAAAACTTCAATTGGTCTACAAAGGTTATTTCATCTAGTTTCTCGAGGTTATTTGGAGGGTTTCTACAGGTTCCCAAGAGTGGATTATGGGATGTTGAAGGAAGCGGCTAAGGACGGGCATCTAATGGTTAGCACTGCATGCCTTGGCGGAGCCCTTAGTTATGATGTCTTTTCAAAGCTTCAAAAGATTAAGTTTGACGATCTGAAGCATCAACTTCTTGAAGATGATTCATTGTTGGAATCCGTCTTGCTTGAGATGGGCAACACCTATGATAAGCTTGCTGATGCAGTAGGTAGAGACAATGTGACTTTGGAGCTACAATTCAATAAGCTTCCAGCACAACACCTTGTCAATCGTGCTCTGATCGAATTTGCAAGACGAAACTCTTTGACGAATCGGTTGGTTGTTACTTGCGATTCGCACTATTCTCGTCCTGATAACTGGAAGGAGCGTGAAATCTACAAGAAGCTCGGATGGCTTAACTATCAAAACTTCGATCCGAACATGCTTCCGAAGTCCAAGGATGATCTTAAGTGCGAACTCTATCCGAAGAACGCAACACAGGTTTGGGATTCGTATCGATCAACGACAGAAGGCATGGATTTCTATGATGATGATCTAATTTGTGAAGCCATTGAACGTACTCATGACATCGTCCACAATGAGTTAGGTGACATCCATCCCGGTAAGGAGATGAAGCTGCCTTCATATGTGATTCCAGAAGGATCAACTGAAGATAAGGCTCTTGTTGAAGCCTGTAAGAAGGGATTAATCTGGCGTGGGTTGGACGGCAAAACTGATTATATCGAACGCGTCAAGTATGAACTATCAATCATTCGTGGAAAGAAGTTCTCTAGGTACTTCCTCACGATGAAGGCAATCATGGACCTTGCTCGTGAACACATGCTGATTGGTCCGGGCCGCGGATCTGCAGCTGGTTCTCTTGTTGCATACGTTCTTGGCGTGACAAACCTAGATCCTGTAGAGTATGACCTTTCATTTGAACGGTTTCTCAATCCTCATAGATGTTTGAATCCAGAAACTTTAGTAAAAACTGAAAAAAGTTTTAAAAAAATCAAAGATTTAGAAATTGGTGACTTAGTAGTCGGAGGATCTGGATCATTAAAGAAAGTTAATAACAGGTTTGTTTCAAAAGCAAAAAGAGTTTATCGATTTACGACTGACGAAGGATGCATTGAGTGTTCGGAAAATCATCTATGGATTGTTATCCGCAATGATAAAAAAATTGAAGTTCAAGCTAAGGAAATTTTGATTACAGATGAATTATTATCTATCGTTAAATAATTATCTGCATGAAGAGAATTGAGAAAACTTGTGAATATTGCAAAAAGATTTTTTATGTAGAATACGTTGTTAACGGATCTGGTTCTGCAGGTTCAGCAAGAAAGAAATACTGCAGTGTAAAATGCAAAAAAGCCTGGTACAAAATTCCTGAAAACGGATCTAAACAAAAAGTTGAATGCAAGATATGCGGTAAAGAATTTTATCTTCCACATTCACAAGCAAAAAACCGTGTGACATGCTCAAAAAAATGTTATGCAAAGCACATATCATCTGTCAACACACGGCATGCAAAAATTCAAAAACAATGCAATAACTGTCATAAACATTTTGAGATAAATGAAAATAGTACTCAAAAATTTTGTTCTCCTGATTGTTTTTCAAAAAGTCTTTATGATAGAAAAGATGTTTTTTGCGAAGTTTGCAACTCTAAACTAACAGTAAAAAAATCTGCAACGACTCGTTTTTGTAATAAAATTTGCTCAAGAAAAGGTCAATCATTAGGATTAATAAAGTCTCATACAAATGGAAGAACAGGGTGGAGGGTTGACATACAAGATTCTCCTTATTTTAAAAGTTCTCTTGAAGCAGATTACGCAAGGTATTGCATTTATCTAAACATTCGTTTTGAATATGAAAAAAAAGTTTTTGAAACAGAAGTAAACGGGAAGAAACGATTTTATACCCCCGATTTTTATTTACCAGATTCAGATGAATTTATCGAATTAAAAGGTGTTCGAGAAAGTGAAAATCTATTCTCAAAAAAGTTAAATTCAAATTCAGCGGCTAGAGAAAGTTTAAATTCTACAAACACAAAAATAAAAGTTGTATACATGAACGATTTTTATTCAATGTTGAGATCATCTGATCTCTATGATAAAATCCCAAATTTAGAAAATAAAGATTATGGAAGAACAGCTCATCTCATTAAAACGCACAAAGATTAATTCAATTGAGATCGTTGATCTAGAAGATGAAATCGAATTAATTGACATCGAAGTTGACGATGATCACACATTTTTTGTTTCAGACAAAAATGAAGAATGGTTGTTAACTCATAATTCAGGTGCCCCTGATATCGATTCTGATATTTCTGATCGAGACAAGCTTATTGAACTTCTACGTGAGAACTTTGGTAATAATAACGTCATTCCGATTTCCAACTACAACACATTTAAGTTGAAGAGCCTTATTAAGGACATTGCTCGCTTCTATAACATTCCATTCGAAGAAGTTAATGCTGCTCTAGCACCAGTTGAGGATGATGTTAAGAAAGAAGTCTTCAAGCCTGGTGTCGATAAGAACCTTTTCGTGTTGACGTATGAAGACGCGATGAAGTATTCTAAGTCCATGCAAGATTTCGTTGCTGCACATCCTGAAGTTGCAGAACCCATTGAGATTCTTTTCAAGCAGAATCGTTCCTTAGGTCGCCACGCCGGTGGCGTTATCGTGTCTGAAGACATTGCTGAACGTATGCCACTCATCCTAGCAAAGGGAGAGCCTCAGACCCCTTGGGTCGAGGGCATGCACTACAAGCATCTTGAGGAGTTTGGGTGGATCAAGTTTGATCTACTCGGTCTCGAAACGTTACGCATCATCGAACGTTGCATTTACTTAATCCTACAACGACGTGAAGGTGTTTCCAATCCGACATTTCAAGACATCAAGGCATGGTTCGACAAGAACATGGATCCAAAGAACATTGATCTTAATGATCAACGGGTCTATGAGTACGTCTACCATGAAGGGCGTTTTGCCGGCGTCTTCCAATGTACTCAACCAGGTGCTCAGCGACTCTTCACCAAGGCGAAGCCGCGCAGCATCATCGATATTGCTACTTTGACCTCAATCTATCGCCCAGGTCCACTGGCAGCGAACGTCGATAAGATCTATATTGGTGCCAAGAATGAACCTGAAAAGATTGATTATCAGCATCCTCTCATTAAGAAGGTGCTTGAACCGACATACGGTTGCATTATTTTCCAGGAGCAAACCATGAAACTTTGCTCAGTCGTGGCGGGATTCCCTGAGGCAGAGACGGATACAATTCGTCGCAACATCATGAAACGTTCAGCATCTAAGAAGGACGCAGCGGCCGCTGACGCGAAGAAAGCAAAAGAAGATTTTGTCGCCGGAGCAATGAAGAATGGCGTACCCAATCATGTTGCTGATGAACTATATGAAAAGATCCTCTTTTTCTCAGGTTACGGGTTTAACGCATCTCACGCCGTGTCATATGCTATCGATTCTTACTATTGTGCATGGCTCCTTACTTACTTTGAAGAGGAATGGTTATGCGCATATCTCGAATCGATGTCAGGAAACGATGAGAAGCGAGCAAAGGCTTTCTCAGAGGTAAAGGCTCTTGGATACAAGATCGTCAATATTGATGTCAATTATGCGACGAAGAGTTGGACGATTCTTGAAGGCAAGCGATTTATGCCAAGCTTCCTTTCATGTAAGGGTGTCGGTGAAGCCGCTGTAGATGAAATCATCGAAAATCGTCCATATAAATCCGTGGAGGATATGCTGTGGAATGAGGATGGTACCTGGAAGCATTCCAAGTTTAATAAACGCGCGCTTGAAGCCTTGATAGGAATCAAGGCGTTTGATTCGTTAGACTGTATCGGTATGGACCGAACATTCGCTAGTTATAAACAGATGCACCAGATCTTGATCGATCACAACAATGAAATCAAGAAGCATACGAAGAAGAATCCCCTTGCAGGAATGGAGGCATTCCGTAACTTTCTCATTGAAACGAAGGATGAGCCTGAATGGACTCGAGCAGAGATGGTTGATAATAGCATTAAATATCTTGGATCATTTAATGCGGCGATGCTGATGCCCGATGATATTCTTAGAAAGTTAGAGACTAAAGGTGTTAAGTCAGTCGACGATCTTTCTGAAAGCGACATCTATTGGTTTATCGTTTCAGATACAAAACCCAAAAAGACTAAAACAGGAAAGAACTATTTGCTTTTGACCATCACCGGTCTCGGTGGACAAAATCATAGATTGTTTTGTTGGGGATGGGATGGAAACAGAGAAATTCCAAAATACAGCGTATGCCTCTCAGAAATCACAGTCGATGGATACGGTAATAAAACTTTCATGAGTAAGATTAAAGTTTTGGATTCATGAGGTACTATTATGGGTATGGTCATTTTATTTGATGGCTCAGACAAGGTCGGTAAGACCGAAATGGCCAAAGAATTATCAAGAAGATTGAATATTCCTTATTTTAAGAATGAATCTGAATGGAACGCTTTTTCAAACGATCCTTCATATTTTAAAAATGCTTTACGATACGGAGATCCATATTTTTATAATTTTCTCAAAAAAACTGGAACTTCGACAATTTTAGATCGTTCATATCCATCTGAATGGGTTTATTCTAAAGTTTATGATCGACAAACCGATGATGAAGCGTTAAATTACATTGATTCTTTGGCTTCATCCATTGGAGTAAAAATCATCATTCCTTATAGGACTTCGTATGAAGGTTTTCATGATGATATGCATGATATTGATTCTCGACAAATGCAAATAATTTCTGACAAATATGCGGATTTTATAAAATGGACGAAGTGCGAAACTCTGCATCTATGTGTAGATTCTGAAAACCTTGATTGGGAAATGCAAACCATTCTAGAATTTATTAATAAAAAAGGATAGTATGAAAATAGGAATCAGTTATTGGGGATTTTGTGAGTCATTTGAATCATCAAAAGAGGCCAAAACGCCGGATGGTCATCGTTACGGTAGGCCCATTATGGTTGATTCTTTAATTAGCAGAGGTCATGAGGTATACGCGCTACAACAAAAACGAGAAGCAATTTCATACCCTGGGTTGAAGTATGATGAAGGGTTTCCTGATTTGGATGTCTTATTTGTTGAATGGCGTTGGAAAACTTATAAAAATTCTGGACCAGATAAATTTGAGCCAGACTTTGATCGACAATTTGCGTTGTTGTCAAAGTATCATGGTAAAATCCCTGTTGTGATTTGGGATTGTGATTACAAAGTTACTCATGTCGATGAGATGATGTGGTCAGAGGCCATCATCGCTGATCCAGCATTTGAACCAAGACACCTTAGTAGAAAAAGAGAAAGATTGATGTTTTGGACGGACTGGAAAAAGTTGATGTCAGTTAATTCAACTTCATTTGAATACGGATATATTGGTAACAATTATGAAAGACCTCAAGCTTTTGAGAGATATTATTCGTTACCTTCCGCAGGATTACGCGCTTTAGGTATTCAAACGACTGTCCACGGGAATTGGATGGAAGTGTCTCCTGAAAGGGAATCTCCTAAAATCTTAATTTCTTCTCATACGAATGTTGCTTTTGCTCCACGATTAAATTTTTATGAATCGATGAAGCGTTTAAATTCTTTTATTTGCACGTCTCATATTACAAAGCCAGAATATGCTCAACGAGGGTTCGCATCTCCTCGTTATGTTGAGAATATTGTTAGCAACGTCCCAGCTCTTGTTCCTCAAGAGTTCTTAAAATCCGATTTGCTTGGGAAAGATTGGATCGTTGGTGGATCTGGATCTGTCGTAGAAAAAGTTAAATTAATTTCTTCCATGACAATCGAAGAAAGAACAGCTCTAATTTTAGAACAAGAAAATAATTTAAAGTCAAGCGGTGTATTTTCTATTGATGGTGTTGTAGATTTTCTAGAGTCACTTAAGTGAGGAAAAGATGAAAGTATTAATTACAGGTGTTGCAGGTCTTCTCGGCGCGAATTTTTCTCGATATCTTTTGCAAAAAGGATACAAGGTTGTAGGAATCGACGACCTTAGCGGAGGATATGCGGATTCAGTTCATAAAGACGTAACATTTTATGAACAAGATCTTTGGGATAGAGTTGCAGTTGAGAATATTTTTTCATCTGAAAAGCCTGATTACGTCTTTCATTTTGCAGCATATGCCGCCGAAGGATTGAGCCCATTTATCAGAAATTACAATTATACAAACAACGTTCTTTCTTCTGCAAACGTAATCAATGCATGCGTAAATAACAACGTAAAGAAAGTGATTTTTACTTCATCAATGGCTGTATATGGTGTAGGAAAACCGCCGTTTACAGAAGATCAGCTACCAACACCAGAAGATCCATATGGAATTGCAAAGTATGCAGTTGAAATGGATTTAAAACTTGCACATGAGATGTTTGGTCTGAGATATAGCATTGTTCGACCCCACAACGTGGTCGGCATTTATCAAAACATTTGGGATCGATACAGAAATGTCATTGGCATTTGGATTCGCAAAGCCATGAATAATGAACCTCTATCTATTTTTGGCGATGGAACTCAAGTTAGAGCATTCTCTGATATTAAGTTTTATATGGAGCCTTTTGAGAAGCTCATGACATCTTATGACGGAGAAATCTTTAATATTGGCGCAGACAAATATTACACGATTAATGAAGCTGCAGATGTAGTAATTGACGTAGCAAAAGAATTAGGGATTAATGCAAAGAAAGTTCATTTAGAAAAGAGAAATGAAGTTCATACAGCTTATTGCGATCATACCAAAGCTCATAATCTTTTAGGATTTAATGATCAAACAGATCTTCGAGAAACAGTTTTGAAAATGTTTAAGTGGGCGTTAGAACAACCAAATCGCCCTACAAAAACGATGGACTACGAAATTGAGAAAAACATGTATTCATTCTGGAAGAAATGACTTATGACAAGTACATCATTGACATTTCCTGAGAAAATTTCTGATAGAGAAAAATTTATTTTTGATCAAGTTATGTCAGGAAACTTTGAAGCTTCTTGGTCATCACTTGAATACGCTGTTTCAGGAAAAAAAGTTAAATTAAACGTGATGTCCGACGCTCTAAAGGTCGGAGGCATTAGAGTGAATGTTTCAGCTACTTTGCAGCAGCAGTTAGCTGACATTTTTGATGCATCATTACTAACTGCACAAGTTGCTGATTTAATGTATGTTAATGCAAATCATGTTTTAAATCCATCTCCGCAGACAATTTCAACGACTGTCGCTTCCATGATTTCTCATGATAGTAAAGTCACTAAACAATTGGGCACATATTCAAATGGGATTGTTTCAACTGTTGGAAAACATTGGATTTTGGACAAAAAGATAGATCAATCTCCAAACCGCGCTTGTAATTATGGATGGCATTTTACTGGATCTAGCTTTCAAGGAATAAATGGATTTCCTTGCGCTTCAACATTTAAAAGTGTAAACGGGAAACAAGCTAAGGTTATTCAACCTAACGCAGTAGCCCATGATTCAAGGCATAGCGATTACTCACAAATTTGTCAACTGGTTTCACAGCAATGTTGGATTGATAATGTAGAATATAGATTTTCTGATATTCTTCAAAATCCTTCTTTTTGTGATCTCATCAACCATAATGGAGTTTTGAAAAACATTAGACAACCTGGGGTTCAAAAAGTATCAGGACAAATTGTTTTATTTCCAGTCGTAATTACTTCTTGAGGTTAACATGCCGACTTACGAATATCAATGTGAAGCTTGCAAACATTTATTGGAAACCTTTCAATCAATAAAAGATGATCCTTTGACTACTTGCCCCAATTGTAATTCAGAGACAATGAAACGCTTAATTTCTGCAGGTGGAGGTTTTACTTTGAAAGGTGGAGGTTGGTATAAAGATCTTTACGCTTCAAATAAGTCTTCTATTTCTTCTGAATAGAAGGTTGTTTTTTTGTGATGTTCCTACTTGTTCTAGCTGCAACATGACTTGGCTTTATTAAGTTATGCTCATCTTCATTTTGTTTTGATTCAAATGTAGGTTTAATTTCGCCGGTTTCACAATTTAAAATTATATTATATCCCCCATGTGCAAGCGTAAGAGGAGCTTTTATTGTAGATAGATAATCATATCTTGCTTCATTTATCATTTCTTTATCAAACCAAGGATCTAGAACAAAATTTGAAACGCTAACGTTTTTTCCATTGATGTTTATTTCATAAGAGCTATTTTCTACTGGATCGCAAACTTCAACTGCAACAAAAGTTTCGTCCCCTCTGTGCGACCAGAGATTTATAAAAGGATTATAAAAAGTTTCAAGAATTTCATGAGAAAGAACGACAGAAACCGACCTAGTTCCAGTTAAAATTGTTCCTCCATTGTTTAGGATAGGATTTACAAACACTCTACCCCAAACTTTTCCATCAGGATCTTGCGAATGATAACCTAATGCAGTAGCGTGATCGCTATCATCCATTATGACCATCGGAAATCCATCATTGCCATCAATTTTTATTTCCCATTCAATCCTTCCAAGAAGCGGAGCAGCATGATCTTTTAATTGAACTCTGCAAGCTTCAACCATTAGTTCTAAATCTTCTTTTGATATCTTAGATGATTTGTTTATTACGTTGAATGTTTTCATTATCATAATTAATGAACTTTTTATGTTTGCGCAGTAATATTTTATTGAAGTTTTTATGAAAAAAGTTTTATTAACAGGCGCCGCAGGTTTTATAGGAAGCAATATTGCTCGTAAATTGGAAGAATTAAATTTTGATTTTGATATTGTGGATGATTTGTCAAATGGGTTTATTGAGTTTTTGCCTGAAAACATCAAATCAAAATTGATTCTTGACGATTTTTCTTCCGAAGCAATCTTAGAAAAGATACACAATAAAGAGTATGATTATGTAATGCACATCGCTGCTGTTCCAAGAGTAAGTTACTCTGTAGAGTATCCCATAAAAACAAATGATATCAACGTTTCAAAGACTTTAAGGTTGATTGAAGCTTGTAAGAATAATGTAAAGAGAATAGTTTTTGCATCGTCGTCATCAGTTTATGGAAATACTGATGTACTTCCCACAACAATTTCACAAAATAAAAACCCTCAATCTCCATATGCTTTACAAAAATCAATCATAGAAGATTATCTAAGACTGTATAGCTCTTTATACGGATTAGATTCAGTTTGCCTTAGGTTTTTTAACGTCTTTGGACCAAATCAACTTGGGGGTTCTCCTTATGCAACAGTCGTTGGATCTTGGCTCACTGCAATCAAAAGTGGAACCTCAATGAGATCAGACGGAGATGGAACACAGTCTAGAGATATGTGTTACGTAGACAACGTCGTTGATGCATGCATCAAAGGAATTCAAGTCGATCATGCTTTGAAAGCAGAATGTTTAAATATTGCATGTGGAGACAGGACAACAAATAAAGAAATTCTTCAATACCTTTTGACCAAATATCCAAATGCTAAGTACCATGATGCACCATGGAGACCAGGAGATGTCATGCATACTCTTGCAGACATTTCAAAAACAGAGGAAATTTTAGGATACAAACCGTTGGTGAGATTTTGGGAAGGTCTAGATTTAACCATAAAGTGGTATGAAGAAAATTGGGATATGATTAAAACTTTGATTCTTAAGGCATAATATGAAAGCATATAATAACTTCACAGAAGCTTATGTTGACATCATAAAAGATGTCTATTCTAATCCAGAATTTACTTCATCACCTAGAGGTATGAAGGTTAAAGAAATTTTAGGATATCAATTTAAAATTCTAAATCCTAGAAACAGAATTCCTTATGTTCCTGGTAGAGATTTATCAGTTCATTACATGATTGCTGAACTTTTATGGTATTTGAGTGGAAATAATTCCACTGAATGGATTAGCAATTATTCTGCGTTTTGGTCTAAAATTTCTGATGACGGTAGCACAGCTAATAGCGCTTATGGTGCAAGAATTTTTAAACCTCATGATAGAATTGCATCGACAATCAAGCAAGATTGGACGCAATGGGATTATGTTATCAATGAACTAAAATTTGATCCTGATTCAAGACGTGCAGTTGTTCATATTCGTTCCCCACAAGATTCATTGTTAGCACAGCTTGATGTTCCATGTACATTATCATTACAGTTTTTCTTGCGAAATGATAAAGTACACATGGTTGTTTCTATGAGATCTTCAGATGTAATTCTTGGTTTGGCTTATGACGTACCAGCTTTTACTATTTTTCAAGAACTGCTCGCTGTTCAACTAACAGAAGAATTAGGTCGTCCAATAGGTCTAGGATCTTATACACACCTCAGCGCATCTCTCCATGTGTACGAGAGGCATTTTAAAATGGTCGAAAAAATACTTGATGAAGATATGAAGCAAGATTATCGAAACATTCCTGAGATGCCTCTGATGCCTAGTGATCTTCCTCTTGAGGATCTAATGGCTGTTGAAAAAGATCTAAGAAAATCTAAAACTTCAAGTTCTTTGATCAAAACTATAGAGAATTTTGGTTTTTCTAATGACTATTGGAAAGATTGGTGTAAAGTTTTGGCATCTCACAAAGCACTGAAATTAGATGATCAAAAAACGTCAAATGATCTTCTTTCATCAACAATTTTTGAAGGGTATAGGTATTTTACGAAGCCATGACCACAACATTTACTGTATTTTGCGGGCCGATGTTTTCTGCAAAAACTACTTCTTTATTATCTGTTCTTGATAGATTCAAGTATCAAGGTAAAAAGATTGCTGTTTTTAAACCGAAGTTAGATGACAGGTATAGCGAATCTGACGTTTCTACTCATGGGGGATGGAAAATGCCGGCAATTTGCGTAAAGTTAGGAACTGATATCTTAGAGCATCTTGCTAATATGGAAGAAAACCCTCAAGTAATTGCTGTTGATGAAGCCTTTATGATACCAGGAGTAGCAGATGTATTGGTTTGGTTATATAGAAGTGGGTATTCAGTTGTGGTTTCTAGCTTGGATTTATCTGCAACTGGAAAACCATTCTTAGAAGTTGAAAAAATGTTGCCTTGGGCAACGAAGGTAGAAAAATTAAGCGCAGTTTGTACAGTATGTAATAAAGACGCTTTTTACACGTATAAGAAACAAACAGGTGGAGATGAAATAGAAGTTGGAGGAAATGAACTATATGAGCCGAGATGCTCTCGTTGCCATCCTTCAATCTTAAATCGAGATGGAGTTTATTCTACAAGAGGTTGATTATGTCAAATTCTTTGGATCGACATGTAAAAAAGTTGTCAGTTTTTATGAAAATGTGTAATGAATTATCTTCATTGTCATATGACGACAAATACAAAGTTGCTTCAATCATAATCACTAAAGACTATAGAGAAGTATGCGCAATAGGATATAACGGAGGATATAAGGGAGGTCCTAATAAGAGATCTTCTTTAGACCATGGTAAATCTGGTTTTCTTCACGCGGAAGAAAATGCATTGTTTCATTTATGCAAACCATATGAATTAAGAAATGATCTTTTAATGTTATGCACACATAAACCATGTTCGATGTGTGCAAGGAGGATTGTTAATAGTGGGATCAAGGATATTGTGTATTATGCTGATTATACTGATGCAGAAGCCGCTACCGATCATATTTTTGAGATCACTGGAACTTCTTGCACTAAATTTGATGATATTTTGCAAAACCCAGCTGCTATCATGAATATTCGAGCGTGATCGATAATTACTTAGACATGGAGATAACATGAAGCAAAAGCTTACTGGAAATTACATTATCAATCTTATGAGAGAAGAATGGCAAAAAAAAGTTAATTCTTTACTCTCAGAAACTCCCTCGCAAAAGAAAAAGCCACGAGGGTTAAAGATGCAAGTCGACGTCGATGGAGATGGAAGTAAAGAGAACGTGATTGATGTTGGTTTGAAGGTACAAAAAAAGATGCCAGATGACAAACGCATAAATGTTAAAGGTGACCCCACTTCTGGATTAGTTTATACTGTAGTTTCAGTGAACGATCAGGATAAAACGATTACTTTAAGCAGACCAGATTCTGGTAACGGCGAGAAAACAATAGTTATAACAAAACAAGCTTTTGAGAACGAATATCAAAGAAAGTGATGATGCTATCATGAACATTAAATCTTTAGGCGTAGACTTAGATAATATCCTCAAGGATGCAGTAAAAAATTCAATTAAAGCACAAACTAAAGAATTGCCTACTGCTGAAAAACTAGATGAAGCTTATGTTGCTGAGCCTAAGGTTTTTAAGCAAGTTTCTGAATTTTCTACTCAAAAAACAAAAGACGCACATGACACCTTATATAAAGGATATGTCGAATCTTTAAACAAAATTTCCGCAGAGCTAGATTCTGCAGATCGAAATGCAGCTGATTCTAAACATTCTCAATATCGTTCTTTAAAACTCGATGAAGTTTATAATTTAAATGCGACATGGCTTCATGAGCTATATTTTGCAAATGCATTTGATCCTCACTCTGAAATCACCATGGATTCATTATCCTATATGAGACTTGAAAGAGATTTCGGAACGTTTGAAGATTGGCAAAAAGATTTCATGGCTTGCGCATTATCTTCAGGGAGTGGATGGGCCGTGTGCGGATATCATCTCTTTTTGCAAAGATACGTCAATACTGTAGTTAGCCACCACAGCGGAGACGTCATGCTTGGATTATATCCAGTTATCGTTGTTGACATGTGGGAACATGCTTATTATAGAGATTACTTGAATGACAAAAAGAGTCATCTTGTGGCAAGAATGAGAGAATTTGATTGGGATGTGATTGAGGAAAGAGTAAAGAAAGCTGAGTTAATTTCTCAAGCCATAAAGGTGAAGTGATGAATCGTAAATTAAACGTATCACAATTAAAGAAGATTATTCGTGAGCAAGTAAAATTATTGGTTGAAGGAGACAAGAAAGAATTAAAAGATTCTTTAGACCAACAAGTCGATGATCTTCTTATATCTTATGAATCAGAAGCAAAAACTAAAAAAAATGAAGGGTTAGATTTCAGGATGATGACCCGCAGGTTTTTATCATCTTCAACAACACAATTGCTTGAAGCAGACGAAGATAAAGGATCTGATAAGGAAAAAGAAGAAAAAAAGAAATTGAAGATGGAAGATATCGACGTCGAGGAATTTGCTGGCAGCGTTTCAAGGTTGATAGACAATTACGACTCTTTATTAGAAGTTAGAAATACGTTGGCAAGAAGAGCTGTTAATTTTTTGATTGAAAATTATGAGCAAGATGTTGTTAATGAATTTAAGAACGTTTTAGAAGATTCTTATGATATTACAATTGGAAAATCAAAAATAGAAATTGAAGATGAAAAATTTGAAGCACCACTTGCAGATAGAGCTGGAGGTTCAGGAGGTGGTGCTTGATTAGAACTGATATTTTGCATGATAAAAAATGTATTCATATTAAATTGACAAAAGACGTTCATTTAAAATTAAGAGAAAAGTTATTTCAATATCAATTGTCGATGCAATCTATCTTTGACGAATTTGCAAGGCTTGTAATTGAAGATGAAAAATCTGCAATTAAAGTTTTAGAAGATCTTGCATTAAAAAGAGCTCGTGAGCAAATTGAAAAACCTATAAAAAAGTCTACTTCATATAATCGAGATAGCATAAATGAACTAGATCATAATACGTTGTATAATATGATCAACGATGACTGACGAAAAAGAAACTAGCAAACCTAAGATGAAATTGTTTGACTATATTTTTGAGTCATCGATTAAATCATCAAAAACTATCTTAAACATAGTTAATGAACTTATTTTATTATCTCAAGACGTTCGCTCTTTAAGAGACACGATTTTAACTTTATCTAAAGTTCTACAAACTCACCAAGCCATTATAGAAGATATATGTAAAGTTCTTGAAAGTGCAGCTGAACATGTAGAAAAGCAAGAACAAAAACTAGAAAATAGTTTCTCAGTTTCTTTAACTAAAGATCCAAAAAAAGATAAACCTAATTGATATGATCTGGAATAAAATTATAAATTTAGCAAAAAAATATTGGCAATACATTCTTTTGTTTTTTGGAGCAATTTTTACGTTTATTTTGTTTAGAAAAAAAGATTCTCCTGTTGATGATCAAACTCAGTCAAGAAAAGACAAGGATAAGCAATTAGACGTCATTGATGATGTGAGAAAAGAAGAGAGAAAAGAGCATGATAATGCCGATAAAAAGCTAAAAGAAGGATTAGAGATTGTAGAAAAACAATATCAAGAACAAAAAAAAGAACTTGACGAAAAGAAAAAGCAAGAAGTAAAAAATGTTCTTGAAAAATATAAAGATGATCCAACAGGGCTTGCAAAAAAGTTGTCAGAGGTAACAGGATTCAAGATTATAATGCCAGATGAGTGAGAGTTTATGAAAAATAAATTAATCCAATTAATTACTTTATTCTCGATAACGTTATCTTCTATCACTTTTGCAAGTGAACGAACGATTAGTCCAGAGCCAGACGACCTAGAAGGTCCTATTACAACGACCACAATATTCCCTCCTATACCAGAAATTCCTAAATCAGAGCCAGATGTTGGTGAAGCAATCTCTCCAATGAGAAAAGGACAAATTGCTCCATTCACTGGATTGTTGTTGTCTCCTGCTGCTGTAGCATCCGTCATGACTGATTTAGAAACTAAAGACGAATTGATAAGATTAGAAGTTGAACGTGCGACTTCTAGACTTAAATTAAATCATGAACATGAAATGACTATTTTGAGAATTAGATCAGAGTCTGATTCTAAAATAGATAAATTACGAATTGAAGAACAAAGGAAAGACATCGATAGAATAGATGCTCAATTAAAAAAAGAAAGAGAGAGCAGGCCTGATCCTTTAGTTTGGGCATCAATAGGGTTGGGGGCCGGCGTCGTTTTGTCAACGTTAACTGCTGCTATAATTGCTGCTGTTTCTAACGTTAACTAATAAATAAGCTTGTCAATCATAAAGGTGAATTATGCCAAGAAAAGCGCAAGAAAACAAAAAAGTTATACCAACAGAACAACCTGTCGAACAAGCAACAGAACAAGTAAAAAAAATTGAAGAAGCTAAAGATCACAAACATTCTGAAGCAAAGCATGATAAAGATGTTAAACGTGGATCTAAAGTTCCATGGTGGTGGATGAGAAATGATAAAGGCGCTCAATCTGTTTCGGTGACATTTGCTTCAATATCATTTTTAGTAACGACAGTAATTTATTTAGGATCAGCATTTGAGAAAATCGGTTCAGTTACTTTACGCCCATTCGATGTGTCTGCAGCCATGGCGTATTTCATTCCAGCATTATCATTATACTTTGGTAGAAGGCTTACTGATGCAAAGTATAATGTTTCTCAAAAAAATGACATTGCTTAATAATATTTATCGACATTCAACATGCGTCAAGTATTAATAACAGAATCATCATTAAGAGAATTACTAAAAGAAATGATGGATTCAGAATCCCCAATTAATGTAAATCCAGTCGTGGATCCTTCAGCTGCGGAAACAGATCCTTCAAATATAAATTTTTTGCCATCAAATAAGGCAGAACTTATGTCTGCTCTTAGGGTTTTAGTAAATTCAATCGATGATGAAGTTGCAGCCGACATCTACGTCACTGTTCAAGACGCTATGAAAGAAAAGGAAGACGAAATGAAGAACTCAAATGTTGAAGAATCAATCCGCACTATTGTTAGAAAAATGCTATTAGAAGCACAAAATGATCTTGAAGATGAAGATGTTCCTATGCCTCCTGTGAAAAAAATACCAGCAGGGGTTCATGGTTCAGAATACATGCAAAGATTTGAAAAAGCAAAGAGCGGACTACAAAAAACTCTTTCTACTTTGAGAGACGATGAAGAATTTGTTAGCTCAGATGAACCAGAAGAAGGTCGTTCTCGCAAAAATGTAATGATGTCTGACGTCGGCGGAGCGTC